TCCTAACAAAGGGTTGGAAAAATTGAAATTTGGAGCGATAGAAGTTATTGTTGCAGTGTCGTCAACTGCAGTGTTTAATAAAAAAGTTAAATATTTACATTTTGGAATAGACGTTCAGTTCAGTGTGGTTTCGATGACTGCATGTCATTGTAGTCGTGACAGCCATGGCAATCATCAATTTAGAAAAGTTCAAACTTTTCATGGAACAAATGCAGATGGAATAGTATTTGGAATATATGGTACAAATAAATCAGCGGACTATGCTGCTACACTGGTAGGCCATGATCAATATCATCCAACAGTTTCAGAATTTTCAAGGGTTCTTTCTACCATAGACGATAACTATAACACAGTTGCGATTTCTCCATATAATACACCAGAACATTGGATTATGAAACTTTTCGCACCAGTATTAAAAGCGGATGTGGATGGACAATCCATTCGAGACAAAATTTTTGAAAAATGGAACTGGCAACATACCATACAGTCTTTGTATCAAGATAGGTCAATTACAATTACACCTACCGACGTCGACAATTTAATGACTCAAATAAAAAATATGGGGAACATTTTACGAATCGCTGCACAAATATTTTTTTCAGAACCAGATTTTAGTCTAGATCAAGTCGATGAGGACGACGTAGTTAGTGTGAGCAGTCACACTAGTAACAGCAGTCCTGGTAGCAGTCCCGATAGCAGCAGCAGTCGTAGTAGTAGCAGTCGTAGTAGTAGCAGTCGTAGTAGTAGCAGTCGTAGTAGTAGCAGTCGTACCAATAACGCTAAACGTAGACGTAGCTTAAAACGTTTTTTACTTAAAGCTCCGCTTGCTACAGAAACGTACAGGATGCCAAAACGATACAAGCCGAAACCAAAAGTAGAACGCAATTCATCTGATAGTGAGACAGAAAGCGATCATACTCGTAATTGGTCTAGTACCGATACTGAGGCCGAGTCGCTGCTTGGATATGATACGGCTGGAGGTACAAGGCGACTTTGCACTCGTAAAAAAAAATACAATAAAATATCAGTTCAAACTCATAAACGCGCCCGGAATCAGTTAAAACAACAACCGAATAAAAATAATAAAGTTAATAAAAATAAAAATATAAAAACAATAAAAGTTAAAGTTAAAAAGTATCGACCAAGATTACAATTACAATAATACGATAATTAAAAAAAATACCATGGGAAATGGACTTTCATTATCTAATTATTATGAAAACTATGAAAATGGATTTACAAACACTCATTGTGATGATACTGATACAAATATGAATAGTTTGGTCGGAAATACAAAAACCCAAAAACAAAAACAAAAAGGGTTTGTTATCAACTTTGAAGATGTTCAAACCGTTATTGGCGCGACCCCTCATTTTCACCAGCAAAACAAACGAAATCGTGAATATTTTTTACTTATTAATACACTGAGCGCAGGTCGCCAAGACTGTCTTATAAGAAACACTGTCTTGGCAAAAAATGAAGAAGTTCAAATAAACGATATTCTTTCTGGAAAAAATGAGGATTATGATCACACCACTATAATCATATATGGAAAAAATGCTTCTGATGATACAGTTATGACCAAATACAATCAATTGAAAACACTTGGAGTTACAAATGTTTTTATATATCTTGGTGGAATGTTTGAATGGCTGATTTTACAAGACATATATGGTACTGACCTTTTCCCAACTACAACAAAATGCAGCGATTTTTTAGAATATCGTCCAACATCTATATTATGAATATAACATAGTATAACATAGTAAACTAAATAACTAAATAAACTAAATAAAATAATTAATAAATATTCCAATTAGGTATTTATTAAAAAATTTATCATGTGCCTTTAGGTTTGCAAATACCCTTCATGCATTCTCCCATGTAGTAATAGTAGTCAATGTCTCGACCTAGCACTAACGCCGGTCCTTCGTCGTTTCCAGCAACGCATTTTCCATCAGGTGAAATTCCAAGAGAATGCATTACACCCGACCCAGGTTTATCGCTTTCAACGCCTTCATTTGTAAATTTTACCCATCCGCAACAGCACTTCTCAGCGCATCGGTCTTGATTTTTAATATTGCTACATACTTTTTGTAAGTCTGCATGGTTTGTTTTGCAAAATGTATCACTTGTTTTACAATCCGCTGCCTTTTGTTTTAATTCTTTACGTAGCAGGTCCGATGGACCATTTGGAATTGTTTTTCCGATTGCGGTTTTAACAGTTTCTTCAATTGTAGACCCCAATGATGAAATAGATGCCGTTCCGCTTTTTGGGCTTCGTCTCGCCAATTCGGGAGGTTCATGAGGATTTACCGATTTTCCACCCCCATCATTATCTCCTTTTGGTGTAAAAAGTTCAATGTTTATTTTTTTCGAAATTTTATTCGATGGTTTGTCTACATCAATATCATCAACAATACTGGTTGAATATTTATTTTCACGACGACCCCCTTCTGCCTGTTCATTTCCAACCTGAATTTGTATATACAGTACAAATCCTAAAATAACAACGGCTAATCCAATAATCTGAGAAGCATTTTCCATAAACGACGCTCCGAGTGTTGATTTTTTTGCACCCGATATCATGGACTCTAAAAATTCCATTGCTGCAACTTTAATATCGGTAAATATAGTCGTTAAGTCGTCGGGACTAGGTGTTCGAATGGAGGATGCATTTATACCAGATCCTGGATTTTTAAACGTATCACTTACATTATCCATATTGATTTTTCCAAAATCGGTAATTTTTTTGAAATCAAAGTTCATTTTACGGTTTTATACAACAGAATAAAATCTCTTAATAAAATCTAATTATTATTATATTTTATTTTATTTTTACATAAAAATTCATTCGTGATCAGGTACTACCATAAAATACGTCTACTTAAGTTATTAGCCGAATATTTATTACTCTTCCAATTTCCGAGCATTCCCTTCGTGCGTGTTAAATAATTTTTCCTCCTATTTTTATCATGATGTTTTGTAAAGTCTTCGTATCCCATTTGTCCAAAATTAATCCACTTTTTATTTTTTGGATCATAAATTGAATACTTTTTAACTGGATTGCGAGCAGGATATAATTTTGCAGTTTTTCCCAAATATTTATGTGCCATTCGTTGGGCGGTTCTAGGGTTGGAATATAAATAAAGACGACTTGGAAAATTTTTTTTGGTCTGCGTTCGCATCAAATCAGCGTATGTATGTTCTAAATTAAATGTAAATGGTATACTTTAACTACGTATTTTAATTTGTTTTATTTTGATTGTTTTATTTTTCTTAGGAATACAAATCCCAACTTTTGACTCGGCTCGATCGCCGAATAGTTTTCGAATTGTACCACTGGACGACTTGTATTGATAACTTACAGTTACTCGGTCCCGAAGCGATTTACACTCGATTTTTTCAACTATATTTTTCAAAAAAGATGCTGCAAACTTAACATCTTGTAATGAAGGTTTATAATGGCCAGACTTTGTATTGAGACAAATATTGTAACTGGTACCGTCGATGTTTTCAAATACTGTACCTGATCCTGCGGAAATTACTTTCATACATTTGAAGTGTTTTTTCAGTTCGCGATTTAAGATTCGGTTTAATCCATTCAAGCGAGGTTTGCATGATTTCACACCCTTCTTGGACTCCTTGCATGCGAATATATCATTGTACGCCTTTAAAAAGGGATAATACTTTGAATTAGGGTGAGACTCTATTCCTCGTGATGATAACATATACGCAATCGCATTTATATAAATAATTGAATGCCTATTCAAAGCGGATCCATTGCAGATAAACATTCGATACTTCCCTGGAGAGGAGCCACGACTCTTATTATTATCATTTTCGGGACCGTTATTATTAGCATTAAGATCGTCGTAAGCATCTGTAACAATATTGTCATTAATAAGTAAAAATTTAAACCAGTTCCCTCTGGAATAATTAAATGCTTGTGTCAAAAAATATATACTGTGCGGCGTAACTTCAAATGTTACCGCGGATGACAATATCAGCTCTGTAGATGGAAGAATGTGTCTTCTCTCCGACTTTCTACCACACACATATATGTTTGATAACTGTCTTCGAGTTTGTTGACGCTGTTGCATTATTTTATATTCTATATTTAGTTAACATATTTAAAATGTATTAAATATGTTAGATAATATAACTATAAAATTTTTGTGTTATTTTTATTTTTCTATTTTTTCTATTCTTATCCAATTATGTATTCACAGTTCGATATAACTCGCCTATTCCCTCAAGTTCATCCAACGCATGCGAATATAAAAATTATGTATCACTACGGCGAACGATTTTATAGCGCATCTGCGGTAGACGACCTTTTAAAAAAATATGAAAATCCGATTTCAACAACTTCAACAACTTCAACTTCAACTTCAAGTTCAACGATAGACACTATAAACCCAAAACCCGAATCCGAACCCGTGCAGCCAATGAATTCAGGTAATGAAAGTCCAAGAAGCATTGTATCAGCAGATTCAAATGATCGTAAACATACAACTGGGTCCAGGTGTATTGGAAAACGAAATCAACAATTTTATTTACCAGACGGACTCGTAAAGTTAATGCACATAAGTATTGATCCAACATCCGAAACGGAATATGAATCGTCAAATGCATGGCACGGTAGATATGAAAAAGAAAAAAATACGATTATGAGAACAAGTATAGAGTACGACTTACCGCAGTCAATTGATATTGCCGAATACGAAACCTTGGCGCACTTTGCACAAGAGCATGACAAAGAATGTTGGGGTAATGAGTATATTCCATCAAATACACACAATGTTTGGAAGAATCCTCACTATATGTATTACAATACAGTGACATTAAAATGGGAACCGTTAAGTCGGCTTAGGTGAACTGGTGTGACAAACAAACCATAGCCATCATCTTGACCGTTTTGACAGACCACAAATTGTACACACGTGCTCAGTATGTTCTCCGACATTTGAACAATCTATCACCCATGAATGAGTACATTTCAAATATACCGCGTCTTCGGCTTTTTTGATTTCATCTTGCATTCCGCTTATTTGTTTTTTCAAGAACGAAAGTTCATTTTTAAGAGCATGAAGATGTTGAAGCTCGTGAAAGTTATTAACGCAGTCAGACATTTTTCCTATATTACCTCACATACTATATAAATGAAAATAAAACAATTTTTTTGAGTAGTTATATTCTTGTTAATAACTTACTGGGTTGGAATAAAATCCCAATTCAACTCCATACAAATTTTTTTCCATATTTCGTCTTGTTCTATTCGTTTATCGCGATCCTTTAACATTGGGAAATATGGAAGATATTGAGTTTGACCTAATAGTTCGCACAGTTTATAAATAGTGTAGTAGTAATTTAAAAAATTTACTCGTTCGTCTGGACAAAACCTTGCATAAGGACCTTGCGTTTCCATAAATAGATTGCACAACGTGTCTTCGAGTTCTGGACTCATAACTGGTGGCTTGATACCTAGTTTTTCTTTAATAAATGGAATGTGTTCATAGTATTTATTGTATCCAAGTTTTTTCAATATTTCTTTGGCCTTTGTATCGCTAAACTGGTCCAGTGTGATTCGTTCTTTACGTATTTGATTTTTAATCGAAGTAATAATTGAACTATCAATTTGAGTTGTTTCTTTCGCCTGTACCTGCGCGAGAATCTCTCTAAAATGGTTGATACGGCGATATGCATAAAACGACGCTTCTTTGGGAGGTTCTTTATATGAAGGTTTATCTGATTCAACGTAGTAAACTGTAAAATTAGAGCATCGATTGCAAACAAGAATGCCTTCACTTTCAACCGCGACCATCTCCCCACTATTACACCAGCTGCACACATCAGACTGAAACGCGTATTTATCATAGTCAAAAATAGCCTTTCCAGTATTGCGTAGATAATGCTGTAAGTTTGTTAACTTGGGTACATATGTTCCACTTGGGTTAGACGGTATTCCCTCTTCACGAGGTTCGCCCTTCTCATTGTCGACAGTATTGGTATTGGTACTATTCTCAGTATCATTGACTTTCACTTTGGATATCATTGTTTGATGTTCAACGCCGGAATCGGGGTCGATTGGAACTTTGAAAAATGTTTGAAGTCTTTGATTTTTTGTCAAAGAAGTTCCAATTGGTCCGTTTAGTTTTATTTTTAAATTTATGTCTTCATTGTCATTTAACTGACCCTGACCAGTATTGTTTTTAGAATATGAGTCGGAAATATCTTTTTTATCTTCAAAATACGAAAATATATACTTGTTGTTCGTTAAATAATAATTTTTAATGTATTCTTTATGTTTTTTTAAGGATTCTCGTATTTCAATGTTTCGATCGCGCAGACGATATACTTCATCCAGCATGTCTTGAGTTCGACTTTTTGAATTGGGCCGTGTAGTTGACCAATTCATTTCTTTTAAACATTCCTTGTTTTTGGCAAGTTCTTCTTCTAATTTGGGAATAGTTACAGTTTGTATATAATGAAACTCAGCTTGTTTTTCTTTATGCATACTATCAAGCGTAACTGTATTTTTTGTATCCGTGAGTAATTTTTTGGACGACTTTTGTTTAAAAGACGGCATTCTAAAAATAAAAAATTAGTAGGCGAGTCGAATAGTAAGATAGTTGATTTTACATGAATTTACTTAAATCTTTTTATCGAATATTTGATTTTTTATTTCTGATTATTGATTTTTGATTTGCATGAGAACTCGAAAGTAATGAGTTTAATATTATAAAATCATTTTCTAAGCTTTAACCTAATAAGTAAAATAAAGTAAAATAAAGTAAAATAAAGTAACGTGTAACACTCATGCTATTACAAATTATGGAACTTGTGTATGTGATTTTAGAGGCAGGCTATACTATAAAAGAGCTTATCGTTCTTAGGAACACACTTGAAATTGAAATTTATATGTATATCGACACTGTAAAAATTTCAACCAGGCTTAAATATTTTATAACTGACAATGATAGCATATATAATATGCTGGATGAAATGAAACTCATATCAAAGAGCGACATTGATAAATATCGCGACATGTTTGTAACATCTAATACTACTGCAAATGCGAATACAACTAATACAAATAGTAACAACGAACAATCCTCATTCGATCCGGCTAAAAGTGGTGAAGTTAAAAATGTTGCAATTATGAAATTTGTTCTAGGTGCTATGAGTTCTGGCTGGAAAGTACGAAAGTCAATTGGAAGACGCCAGTATACATTTAATAAAACGCATCATTATCATAAAAAATATTTCAATGGATCATTCTTATCAAAGTTTTTGAAAAAAAATGCTTTACGTTAAAACATCGACATAAAAATATATTAAACATAAAAAATAGTACAAATATTATTCATTTCAAATTTTATCTATTTATTTATTTATTTATCTATTTACTCTATTTACATCATTGTTAAAAATGGACTTTTATTATAGAAAAACATCATCGGCATTTTTGAAAAGTTTAGAGGATGCCTCGTCAATACACGGACTTGAAAATATACAAAGTTACTTACCAATCTACAATAATTTTTTAAATATAAATGAAAAAAATTATAATACGATTGGGATGAACAGTAGATACGAACCAGTCTCCGTCGTGTTACCACTTTCTAAAGGGGTCGCTGAAAATGAAGAAGAAGAATCTGAACCTGAATATAATCCCCACTTTATTGATTTAGAAGTAGTCGACACGTCAAATCCAAAATCGCAATCCGAATTTAAAAATGTATTTGTGAAATATTCTCCGCTAATTGACCCCATACGGTTTCTTTCGGGCAAATATAGTAACATAGACCATGACCGATTAATGAGGTTGCCAAAATATACCGGAGAGAAACATGAAGCACTTGAAAAGGTAGTAGATGCAAATAACTCAGCATATGTGGATGGGTTCTTCACGTATCTAAGTAGTAAAGTATTACAACACCATAAGTTTGTACATGGTCTTGAATACTATGGCGCATTTATTGGACATAAACGTCAGTTTGAGGTGGATATATCAGACGATGTTGAATTTTTTAGCTCGTGTCCGTTTTTTAATTCAAATCTTGGAAAGTTATTTACAATGGATGAATACAGCTTTGAGCAAATGTCGCTTCAAACTGGATTGGGTAAAGGTAATAATTCCGAACGAGCGTACAAGCCGAAACTAGAAATAAACCATAGTATGGAGGATGAAGATAGTATTGATATTCAGTTGGATACGTTTGATGACATGGGTCTTAAAAAAATATTTACTGATACTGCATATGAAGGCGGTGGAGACCATCTTGATTCTACCAAGCCAATTGAAGACATTTATAAACGTAGTTGCGAATTAAACAACAATGAAAAAATGAATAATGAACGCGAAGACGGTAATGACGAGTCTGACTCGATGTCAGTTTCTTCTCACGACTCCGAGTCGTCAAACACAAGTACTTGCAGTGTACTAAATACTTGCGAGAGTCATATCGATGCTGATGCTGATGCTGATGCTGATGCGGATGCCGAGGCTCGTGCAGATGTTGGTGTTAATGGAGAAAATCATGATGACGATGACAATAATCATGATGATGACGATGATGACGATAATCATGATGATGATGATGATGACGATGACGATGATGATGATGACGGCATATATGTTGAAATTGAAAAGTTTCCAGTTAATGCAATTTTTATGGAAGAATGTGAAGAAACACTTGATTCCCTTATGGAAGGATCGGTCGCTATTTCAAATGACGAATGGGGATCAATTTTAATGCAAGTTATCATGACGCTTATTGCATATCAAAAAATGTTTTGGTTTACACACAATGACCTTCATACAAACAATATCATGTTTAATCAAACTAAAAAAGAGTTTATTTACTATGCGTATGGCGGAAAACACTACAAGGTTCCCACCTTTGGGAAAATTTTTAAAATAATTGATTTTGGTCGATCGGTTTATCGGTTTAAAAATGTGGTTATGTGCAGTGACAGTTTTCACTCATCAGGTGACGCCGCAACTCAGTATAATTTTCCACCATACATGAATTCAAAAAAACAACTTTTAGAACCAAATTTTAGTTTTGATTTATGTAGACTGGCTTGTTCTATGTTTGATTATTTTATTCCAACATATGATTCCAATCCAAAAGTCGATTTAAAATCTGAACGTGTAACCAATTTAATTGCAACAAATCCAATCATTGCATTAATCAATGAGTGGGTTACTGACGATAAAGGACGAAATGTACTTTATAAGTCTACAGGGAAAGAACGATATCCGGATTTCAAGCTATATAAAATGATTGCACGTACGGTACACAAACATGTTCCTAGTGCGCAGTTGAATAATCCACTTTTTTCAAAATATGAAGTCAAGAGAAGCACCCTCTCTAGTAGCGCTAAACAACAAATTATGAATATTGATGATTGGCCGGAATATTGATCAAATATATATCAATCATGTATTAAAATGCTACTTTTAATTTTAAAGTCAAATTTAAAATTAATACAAAACCAAAACCAAATTAAAGATAAACGATAATAATGACTTGTATGTAATAAATATATGGATCTTCAATTGTCATCATCAACATTTTTTTATTCTAAACAAAAATCAAAATCAAAACTAGAAGATTTTATAAAAGTATATGATGGTATTATTGACCAAGATAATTGCGACAACATTATTGCGGAATATATGCATTCAAATGAGTGGAAGGCGGGACGATTAATAAATAATAAAAACGATTATACGAATAATACAGTTAGAAACTGTGATATTATTGAAATATCAACCAAGGCATCAGTTGATATTAACCATGCAGCTAGAAAAAAAATAGACTCTTTTATATTTGAGAAAGCGGGATATGCAGTTTCTAAGTATCGTAACGATACTAATGATACTTGTTGTGATTCTTTAAAGCATCATATAAGTAATGACACTGGGTATACTTTGCTTCGATATAAAGAAGGTGGTTTTTACAAGCAGCATACCGATAGCGGAAAGTTAGCTTCAAGATCTGTATCGTTATCATTCAATTTAAATGACTCGTATGAAGGTGGTGAGTTTGCATTTTTTGACAGAGAGTTGATTTTTAAATTAAAAAAAGGTTCAGTCATTCTATTTCCTTCTAATTTTATGTATCCGCACGAAATAATGCCCGTAACCAAAGGAACTAGATACTCAGTTATTACGTGGTTTAACTAGATAGACAAATGGTTCAAAAAGCTTAATGACTCCATGCCTAATAAATCTTAAACATACACAAAAATTGTAATGGTTTTGTGTATATGGTAAAACTAACACTTTTTATTTTGTATTTTTTACCTTTTTATTATTTTATAGTTTTCGTTTTCAAAGAGTATTTTCGGAAGGGTTTCTTACCTTTTACCGTTTTTTTTCTTTTTAGTGTGCGGGATCTTCTTCGTTTATTTTTTCCTCCTGAACTTGTTGGCGAAGAAGAATGTCTTTTAGATGATGCTTTTGGTGAAGAATGACGTCTTTTTTTAGATAATAATGCTTCCGTACGAAAACTGGGAGTATGTGGGGCAATAAGTGCGGTTAGTACACTTTCATTCATTGTCCATAAACGTTTATTAGTAGGATTGATACCTTCAAAGTTAAGATATGCTGTAATTACTGCATTATTTTCTGGTGTGTACCTAGACTGAATTCCTAAAGCTGTCGGTTTACGTGTTAGTGTTACAATTAGCAAAAATGGATTCCTTTGAACATAAAATACCTCAATATTGTGGGTAGTCTCAATACCATTACCATTGGTTATGACATCATCAAATGTATTTGGGAGGAAAAAAGTTGTCGTTTCTAAGCGGACATCTCTTCCATTAATCTGTACAGTAACAACTTTATAATCATTTGGTTTAAATGGGGTTGGATGTACAAAAACGGTACCGCTTTGGTTTTCCAAAGAACACACCTGATTTCCGATTCTTACATTTCCATCATAATACCATTCTTCTACTAGATGTCCAGTAACATATTCTGGAAAATAGTCGTCGTGGTTACGTGCCGTTGGAGATGCGATCTCATCTGCAATCTTTTTACCTAGTATCGTAAATGGAAATCCAATTCCCAGTGGAACTTTCTTTCCAACTGACTGAAGTTTTTTGCCAATCAGATGTCTTTTTTCTCTACCAGGAAAAAGTTTATCCCAGTTAAAGTACCTACAAGTAATATCGATAACATTGATATGAATATCAGGCCCCCATTTCATCATCAACTGGGCCATAATAGTAAAAAGTGATATTTCTGTAGCTCCGCTCTCATCATTAGAATTTGGCGTTCTTGCCGTACTTAATTGTATGCCTAACATGGACAATAATGAAATTGGAGTATTACGGACACCAGACCCCGGTAATAAGTTAGGAGTTATACTGGTTGCAATATCTAAGCTTGCGTCTACAAGCCATAAACCAAAATCATTTTTTTCATGTACACCACTACGCCTATCAGTAACACCAAACGGATTTGCTGTAAAATAATATTGTCTGTCAGTCCTTATATTCGTTGGAGGAGGAGCCCAATTCGCGTTTTCTTCTAGCGGCTCTCTTTGATACTCGTTTTGTGTCTCGGTAATATGGCGTTTATGACCTCTCTGTTGAACAGATTCGTGATATTCAAAATCAAAATCCTCGCGCACTTTTTTTTGTACCTCGTGTAGTTTTTCAAGCGGAGACAAAGTTCTATCGTGAGCTAAAATTCTTGGTATTTCAAAATATAATCGGTCTAACGTGCTCGATCCTTGTGTTACATTTCCAGTCAGTCCACTTAATGTCAGTTTATAATGGCGTGACGGCCCAGCAACCGCCGTCACTGTTTCTTTAACTTTACTAACAGCTCTCATAAGTGGTGAAACTTTCGGAACATTAAAAATATCTTCGAACTTTGTGGGTAGGTCTTCTCCATGAGCGATAATTAACATGGTAACAAATCTATATGGTACCCTCAACTGTAAATGGGCGGGTTCATGGCCAGTCATCGTTTATTATTTATTTCGTTTACATAATATAAACACAGAATAAATTTATAGTTTAATATTATTATATTTTTTTGTATTTTCTAATTGTACGTAATACTAAATGCCACTAGAAATATCAAAAGATCGAGAAATAATATACACTCCTGAACTAGATCACGTGCTTTGCGAAAAAGGCGAAGAATGTCAAATGTATTCTAGACTGCACTTAATGGCCTATAAAAAATTTAGAAAACGTGAAGTTATGTTCAACTTACCAATTATCACAATAACTGCGGTTATTGGATTCGTTTCCGGGCTAAAATTGGATTTTGAATATATTCATCTCATTTTAGGAGGAATGAGTTTATACGCCAGTCTTATGAAAAGTTATTTTTCTTATTTGAAAATAAGCCAAAAAAGCGAAAACCATCGAATTGCATATATTCAATACGATCAGATTCATAATGAAATACGTTTAGAATTATCTCTAGACCCTTCAATTCGAAAAAATGCAAATATGATGATGGACATTATGCGAATCAAACTTAAAAATTTGAGAGAAGTATCGGAAATATTGGACAATTCGATAATAAGTCAATATAAGCGCGAGCTTCGAATATCAAATAAGTCGGAAACGTCAAATGAAATTTCCAGACTAGAAAGAATTGTTGATGAAATTAAAAATAGAAACAAGTTGCATGAAATTTCAACAGTGACATTCCCACATACTAATTCTGAAAATGTCAAGTTATCAGATGAAGGTCAAATTCAAATTCAAACTCAAAATCAAAGTAATCTCGACCATCGATCCCGATCTCACCCCCCAGTTCCTAAAGATCGCCATCCTGAATACAAAAGAAGCCAACCAGTTGAATTGAAAATTTCAAGTCCAATACAGACTTATAATCAGTTAAAAAAAACAGCAAGTTTTTTACACGGATCCGAATTTGGAAATCATCACCCGGACCCTCCAAATAAAAATAAAAATGTATATTGTGACTATCCAAATTACGCTAGTGGACCGCGTATAGATGGTATAAATAATATAACTAATACAGTATACGACGCGGCTGACAGCGAAAGCGAATCAGTCACTACTGATACGCAAGATGTGCATGGAATATGCGTATAACTATAATTATAACATTTTACCCATAAATTGATCTCATTTCAGAGTATGTCATATTTCTGCCATGTATTTGTTTGAATTCTTCATTTCCATTCTCAATAATGCTGACAAGCGTTTTTTCGTTAACATTATTTGTTTTTATTAATTCCACTACCTTTTGTTCTCCTTCATTTTCTAGTTTACTTTTTAAGTCACTATTCATTTCAACTTTGAAGAGTATTATGTATGTATTTATGTATGTATTTATGTATAATATGTATATGCTGTATACATTTATATAGTTAACTGAAAGTATATTAAACATAATACCAGTATATCATTGTATCAAATAATCCGAATCTACATATTATTACATGTGTGGCATTTTTTATTATCAAACTGTTTCCAGGTCCAGTTGTCATCCAAATCCAAATAGTTCTAATTCCGTTTCTAAGTCGCTTTCTACAAACAAAACGAAAGAACTATTTGCAGATTTTTCAAAAATCCAGCATCGCGGACCTGATAACAGTCAATTTCAAAAACACATTTCAAATTCGGGAAACGTGTCGTGCATTTTTGGATTTCATCGGTTGGCAATAAACGGACTTGGTTCTGACGGAAACCAGCCATTTACAGTTGGACAATGCAAACTTATATGCAATGGCGAGATTTATAACTTTAAAGAACTGATTAAACAGTATGGTCTGGAAAAGGTATGTACAAGTAACTCTGATTGTGAAGTCATATTGCATTTATATATGCGGATTGGAATGGAGGCTACACTTAATGCACTTGATGGAGTGTTTGCGCTTGTTTTGTTTGATGGTGCAAGAGAAAAAACATATGTTGCACGTGATCCATTTGGAGTAAGATCTTTATTTATCGGAACCGAGATAAACATACATGATACGGGGTCATTGACTCCTTCTCAGTTTTCAGTAGCAAGCGAAATGAAGGCATTGTCTCATTGCGCCCCACATCACGTTGCGCAGTTTCCATCAGGGTGTTATTTTGAATATGATAATGGCATATACCGAGGGAATTATTTTGCATATTACAACCATGTTTCAGTGGATATGATAAACCTCATTAATGTGAAAACAACAATGACGTTTGGTGCGAATAACGAAAAAAATAAAACCGCAAACAGAAATAATGAGAATGAACAAGTGTCTCTTGTAAAGCTTCGAGAACTCCTTGTATGTGCGGTAACAAAACGTTTAATGAGCGACCGTCCGATTGGCGCATTATTGTCAGGTGGATTGGACAGTTCATTGGTTACCGCAATTATATGTAAGTTGTGCAAAAAAAAATCATTTTCGGCATCAAAGTCAACATCAAAGTCAACAAGTAGTAGTATTAACACATACAGCATCGGGTTGTCGGGATCGGTTGACTTATTTTGGGCAAAACGCGTATCCGAATTTTTGGGTACAACGCATCATGAAGTATGTGTAACTGAATCCGACTTTTTGAATGCGATAGATGCCACAGTTGAACAAACGGAAAGTTATGACACAACTACAATCAGGGCATCGGTAGGAAACTATTTGATTTCTAAATATATCGCAGAATCCGACCGCACAAATGATGTTGTTATTTATTGCGGAGACATGTCCGATGAAATCTTCGGATCATACCGCGGGTTTTGTAACGCCAAAACAGACTTTGAATTTGAAACTGAAAATGAACGCATGGTTAGTGATGTTCGATTTTTCGATTTGTTGCGTTCTGACAAAAGTATAAGCGGATGTGGATTAGAAGCGAGAGTTCCATTTGCAGACAAGGCGCTAGTAGAATATGTCATGCAGTTAAATCCTAAACATAAACGTTTTAATACCGGCTCCTTTATGGAAAAATCTATACTGCGTTGTGCATTTGATGCACTTGACGAGGACCAAGCAATTCTCCCAAGCGATGTTCTTTGGCGAAGAAAAGAGGCATTCAGTGATGGAGTAAGTGCTCAGCCAGTTCCTACCGATCCACAAATCTCGCGTGATTCCCAAGCCCAACCTGTTCGAACTTGGATCGATATGATTCGCGATTATGTTGATGCGAGAGTCAGCGATCAAGAATATTGCGTAGAACGCACCAAATTCGTGCATAATACACCATACGATAAAGAAAGTTATTATTATCGTAAAGTATTTAATAGACTATATCCTGGCAGGGATCGTGTTATACCCTATTTTTGGAGGCATCCATTTTGCAAGGAACTTGATCCGTCTGCTAGGTTGTTAAACATCCCATATTCATCAACCATTTCTCCAAATACTAGTCCTCTTTTGTTGCCATCTCAGGGACAGGCACACTCTCCGGCGATACTGCTTTCCGATTGCGATGATTGAGTCCTTCATTTGATAACTCGTCAGCACGTTTATTGTCGATTCGATAAACGTGCCTGAATTCAATCCATTTGAACTGCGAAGCTAAACTTTTTGCAGTATCATAGTAGTTTCGTATATTTTCCGACTTTACGGCGTATACCCCGTTCATTTGCTTTATAATGAGTTCACTGTCACCCTGAACCAGTATTCGTGCTATGTTGCGTCGCAGAGCTTCATGAAGACCCATTATAAGTCCTGTATATTCCGCTACATTGTTTGTTTCTTTGTCGCCAACATATCTTGAATCTGACCATATTTCGGTAGACCCTTCATAAATAACTGCTCCCGCCCCAGCCCTTCCCGGATTACCTTTGCTGCATCCGTCAAATGCGATCTTATATGTCTCAAGCGTCTGTAGCGGCATTATGGGCGTTTCCGTTTTTGTATCTGATGAGTGAGACTTAAACATGGCAAATGGATTTGATACTGATGCAGGAAGAGTTAGGTTTAATGAGCTTGAACTAGAGTCAATTTTTTCATTAACACAACTTGACTCTGGAGTTGAAACTTGTTTACGATAAGCTGTTTCATATCCCACAAATGGACTTTTGCTTACTAGTGGCTTTTTATTGTTGGTTCTAGGTACAAAAAAGGTAGACATAAAATGTTTGCGTTTCGATAAGGGGATTGTATTCAGGGTACGTTTCATTTATTGTTTTCATTTATTGTTATATATTATTAATATCTTAATACACGTCATATATACAAAAAAACAAAACATTTCATTTTTTAAAAATGAATGAAAATAAAAATAACTACATTATAGTAAAGTAAGTATTATGGAAGAAAATAAAGTTAATTTGTCGAATAGAAAAACAATAAAAAGGTATAGAACATTCAAAAAAAAGGACTATGAAAGTAATGATGGTATGTTAACGACTGTATGGGGGCCAGGAATGTGGCATTTTTTGCATACGATGAGTTTCAACTACCCCACCCATCCAACCCATGAACAAAAAACACAGTATCGAAACTTTATGTTAAGTCTACAGCATGTTTTACCGTGCAAATATTGTCGTCAAAATTTACATAAAAATTATAAAACATTTCCTTTACAAATGTGTCATATGAAAAATCGCGACACTTTTTCGCGATACGTGTATCGACTTCATGAAATTGTCAATAGATTGCTTGGTAAAAAAAGTAAATTAACATACTGCGATGTTCGAGAACGATATGAACATTTTCGGTCAAGATGCACTGTAAACGATGATACCAAAAAAGTGTTTAACTTCAATGTATTTAAAAATGTTGATAAACCGCGTAGTCAAACTCGAAAAAGTAAAAGTAAAAAGAAGGAAATGGGATGTACCGAACCGTTGTACGGTGAAAATTCAAAATGTATTTTAAAAATAATACCAGTGAATGAAAAAGAACCAACATTTACAGTCGATAACAAATGTGTGAAAAAAAGAATTGACTCATAAATAACCATTTCGATAGATATGAGATGGACGGTGGTTTCTTATGAAAGAACTTGAATGTCGTCTAAAATATTTACACTATCTCCATCAATGATGGTTTCCGCCCCAATATCCAGATTTACATTTTCGCCGATTTGAATTCCGGACTGACCACTTGTATCGTCATCATCTCCGTCTCCGTCTCTATCTTCATAATATCCTCTGCGACTATCTCGTTCTTCTTCTGGATATGGTGATTCTAGCGATGTTACTTTGATGTCATCGTTAAACTTTACTTCCGATGATGGATAGGAATCGCTTGACTGTACATCGGCAAGAATTTCTCGCATTGATTCTAACTCCTTTGCTTCGGCCGTCTTCATTTTTTCGCGCTCCAACTCTTCTAAAATAGAGACCTTCTCTGAATTCGAATTCGCTTCGTCGGAATCATGTGTATGTGTTTTGGAGATTGTCTTTGAAGGCGCTAACTCTGGCATGGGTTCGGTTATGTCTATGCCTGAATTTGAGTTGTTCGACTCAATAATAGGCTCTTCGCCGACGATGTTGGTTTCTTCCGTTACTTCAACATCCTCTTCGATTGTTGGATCCATGTAACTTCGAATTAATTTTTCGATTGGAATAGAGTCACGCATGGCATTCAGTATACACTCTTTTATAATTAATTCAATCTCTCGTCGGTTTCGTTGGACCGTTAATGAATTTGTATTTTTTTCGTATAAATACATATTACTGTATAGTTTTCGAGCTGCATGAATGTACGCGTTGTGAATAAAGTCAGTAGCCTTTGGCACGTCAACGTTTATTTTTTTATTTTTCATACCTACGCGCATACATGTTAAACTTTTAAGTTGTACAACATGAACACACGCAATCAAATCTTCCATATAATTACATGAACTTGCTTCTTTGATTCGGTCATATTCTTTTCCAATAATTGTAGAGTTCCATTTAGGAACGCGCGACAGAAAGTTTTGAAACGTCATTAGATACTTATCTTTCTCGTCATTCTCAGCACAAAGTTTCCACGCCTCGTCAAACATGGTTTGAAATCCGTAAATCATTTGAGGTGTAAGTAAGTTTACAAGTCTTGCTGCAAACTCGTTCCTAGACTCATATAAATTTGAAATTGAATAGTCGTCCATAATGAAAATAAAAATAATGAAACCAATTAAAATAGTAATAAAATAATTTATAACTTTTTAAATGAACGTTATATTTTTTAAGTCCATTTCTGAACGAAACACAATAAAATAAAGAACAAAAAGTACAAGAAGTTTTTCGTTTCTAAATTCGCGTTTTACACAGTTAAACGCTAAAAGAAGTTCGTGCGTTCTAAATAATTCTTCGTTGTCTGAAACTTCATTGTTGAAATGACTATTCTTTTCAAGCAGTTGGATAATATCATTTGCACTGTAGCCATTTTCAACAAGCGTCTCAGAAAGGTCGACTAGATTTACGTAAGAAATATTACACGAAGATGAAGATGAAGATGAAGATGAAATTCCATTAGTTTCCAATATTTTTTTAAGAGACACTAATCGACACGAGTGATGTTTTTTAAATCCTAGTATATTTTCATTATGCAACGCGTGTAGGTTTATAGTTGTTGTAGTTGATTTTGTTTTCGAACGAACCGTATAATCTGGGATATAGATTTCACAAAATCGCGAAAGGATAGGTTTTAGTAATTTGTTTTTATCTTCGACGACAATAAAAAACCGTGTCGAATGACAAAATAGTTCAATGCATCTTCTCAATGCAGACTGTGCGTCAATTGTTAATTTGTCTGCATTTAAAAGTACAATCGATTTAAACATTTCGCCATTGGCTGTGTCCAGGTTCGACTTTGCAAAATATTTCAAATCTTCTCGAATGAACCGAATGCCTCTTCCGTATGCGCAGTTTACTCTCATTACGTGAGTTTTTATTATGGGTCTTGTGTTATTATAAATCGACGAAATAAAGTTTGATAAAATTGTATTTTTACCACATCCATTCGAACCATGAAATATGATATTCGGTATTTTTTTATTTATAATAAACTGGTTTAATTTTTCTATAACGTCTTTATGAATAGTTAAGGAAGTTTTATGCTCCATCAATCACGTATGAAATAATAACTATAAAATATAAAATAACTTGAACCACTTGCGTTTATGTGTTTATTGCTTCATTTATAATTTACAGTTAAAACAAACATTTAAATATAACTATAATATAAAGATGGTTTTAAAAAAATCAAACAACTATCGTCTACGACGCACTAGTCATGTTGGCGGTAAACCCGATAGTTCAATTTGTCCCTCTTTAAAAACTCAAGAAGAGTGTGTAGTATGCAAATGGAATGCCAAAACATCCAAGTGCGGGAAAGCTCCGGATCGACAACCTGTTAAAAAATCTAATAAATCTAATTCTAATAAGACCCCCAAATGCCCGTCATTAAATAAGACGTCATGCGATGCTAACCCTGAATGTTCATGGAATGATAAAACAAGTAAATGTCGTAAACGTACAGTTAAAAAGGGTCAAAATGTACCAAAACCAAAAATAGTACAGTCTTCTCCAGCACGATCGAAATCAAAAAGTCCTAAGACAACATCATCATCGTCATCATCATCATCGAGCCCTTTAAAGGTAGCCGTACCCGACAACAAAGAGTTTAAAGAAATGAATTTGGAAAATTCTGATTTCAGTGGCATGGATCTAAAAGATGTCTTCTTTTTTTCATGCAACTTGAAAAATGCAAAATTTCAAAATGCAGATCTTACAAATGCAAAATTTCGAGTGTGTCAGTTAGATGGAGCAAATTTTAGTGGAGCTAAGCTTTTAATGTGCGAATTTAAAAGTTGTAGAGTTGGTGAATTTCGTAGGGTAGTTCCAAATCCGTTAGTATGTAAAAATTCGACAATTGAGCGAGGTTTATTTAATGAATGTTATTTTGCCAATTCTATTTTTACCGGTACCACATTTGAAGGTTGTGAGCTAAATGACTGTGAAACGCTGAAGGCCGACTTTAGTGAATGTAAATTTCCTTTGCATACTATCGTGAGGGGCGTTAAACTTAACTCAGCCAGTACATTTAAAGACTGCAATTTTATTTTGTCGGATTTTAGTAACGTTGATTTTAAGGGCTGTGATTTTAATCCAGATGAAGATAACGACTTTGATAAGTGCGTAGATGATGACAGAGATTGCGGTAACCATTTCAATGGCAGTGTCCTTACAGGGGCGAAATTCCCCGAAAAGGTAAATATGTGCAGTTTTTCTGATGCAGTTCTTACTGGTTCGGATATAAGTGATCCGAAAAAAGATATTCAAGGTTGTCATTTTGACAAAACCACAGAAGCAGAAGATGTAGAAGAGTTGAAGAGACGTGCTATGCCATCCGATGACGATGGCTGGAATTCACCTGTTAAACAAAAAACTCCATCTCCACGTGTTAAATCCCCATCCCCAATTAAAAAAGTTCCATCTCCCATAACTGCTAATTCAAACTCAAAGTGTATTAGACAAACTCAAAAGAAATACTTGGAACGACCAAGCCCTCCATATTCCGCGTCAGACTGTCCTGGAATGGTTATGCAAGGAAATGACGGTAAACAATACATATCAGTTGCAAATGCAAAAGGTGTGTATACATGGAAATTACAAAAATAAATGTAAGCATATTAGTATTGTAATAATATTTTACTTCGAATTAAACATCAGCTCTTGGGACATATGGCAAAATTACGTTTTTCGGCATTTTTTTGAATAGGCTTTTCAAATAAATGTATATTCGCGCATTATGAGGTGGCTGTAAGGATGCTAGATGAAAGTATCGATGTTCGCAATCATCATTTTTCCGACCGTCAATTTGAGAGTCCGCGAAATAAAGTTGATTCTCAAACACGCGTTTAGGATAAAACTCGGTCTTAATTTCATCGCTGTATTTGATACAAGGTTCTTTATCTGATAGATAAGTCGAGCATCTATAAATCGCAAACCCGTTAAACGCGGAGTATACTGGAAGAAATTTATCTCCGCGAGAAACCGCGCGAAAAACGATCTTATCAAACATTTTGCGCATTCGATCTACTACCTCATACCAGGCGCGCTTAAAATGAAAAAAACTGTGAATGTACGGATCAAATGACAGAGCCCACATGTCATAGTACGCAGCTTCTCTTAAAAACGACACGCAATCCCAATCGCTACTAAGTGACATTACATCTTGCAAAACCATCGTGTTTATAGGACCTATACAAGCATATTCATTAAAATCCATAAACGCAAAATGAGAGAATACACAGTTGCTTGTACGAAGTTCTTTAAGATGCTCGAGAAAACTGTTGCGAGCATGTCCAATATTTCGTTGTCTTACAGGTTCCCAGTCATAACGATTTTTAATCATTTCAACAACCGAGGTATTAACTGTTTCGGAAAAGTCGGAAATCATTCGTTTCATATTTGAGAGATTCGGATCCCTTTCTTCATAAATAAACACAAATCGAAGCGTTGAAAAAATATCGGATTCGTATATTTTTTTCAAATTGGAAAATAAATAGGAGACTCCATATTTATTATCATAAATGCACATGCCAATGCATAGGGAATAATTTTGGTCTGTCATGTAGTTGTATCTTAAAAACTTAATTATTTACTTTTTAGTTATTAAATAATTAAACTCATTGTTTAATTTTAAATTCATTTATTCAATTATTTGAATTTACATGGGTTTTTTTATACTGATCCCACGATATGTTTTTAGGTGGATGTAGAACACTACTTTTGGGGTTGGAAGAATGTTTATTGTTTTTTTCATTTTTTTCACGCTGTTTATCCAAGTGCTCAGCTTTGCGCAGTGCACTATCTACATATATTTGTTTTAACAGTTTACCTACTTCATACGACCCCTCGTGTTGGTCTAGTTTTCCACTTTCAATAAGCTTCAATACAAACAGTAACTTGGAAAGAATTCCCAGATCGATTTCATCCTTTTTCAACTTATTGAAAATATCAGTATAGTTATTGAAAAGAAACGCGCATCGCGATGTGCAAATGGCGTCAAATTGTTGAGGGTTGGAAAGCGCAAGACGTGCGTACTCTTTTTTTAGTTTCAGCATAGTCTCTACGTCGGCCTTGATGGCATCGCTGTGTTGTAGTTCTCGTATTTTACTGGTATTGTCCTTCACGTCGCTGTTGGACGCTAGCATTTTTCGAAGGTTTAGGCGGTCAGTTTCATCCATTTTAATTGTAGATTGTGTTATGTGTTATGTTATGAATTAAGCAAAGATAAATAATGGTGGGTTGAACGTTTTAAATAGTATTATACGAATTATACAATTATAATTATAATTATAAATAATATTTACATAAATAAAATCAAATACTTAAATTCAATATAACATGTACACGTCATCCACATCAAACGAAAAAGCAGTTACTCTGTTTACCGAAAACGACTGGCATCTTAAATTTGCGAGAAGTGGTGTGGCAGAACCGCCAACTGGAATAAACCCCAATGTTCAAGTTCGTTTAATAAATGTCCAAGTCAGTCAAAGTGGGGTTTTGACATACCCTGACTTTTTCATAAATCCGTATTTAAATTCCTTTGAGTTTGATATGGAAGTATTATGGATTCCTCTTACTTCAAATGACGGTGGAGACAATTATACCGTTCGTTTTGGAAATACAAAAAAATTCTCGATATTTTTTAATTTTTGGAACGGCTACGGTATCAACGAAAATTATCCTCTACACTTACGTGGAGAAGGCGTATATATATTAAACTCAAGTGGATATCCTCTAGCGAAGGGTGCTGTAATATCCAGGGGGCCTGGAGAAAATCAATGGTTTCCGGTAAAAATAATATACAATAAAAATGCTGCAGTTACATGGAGTGTTTATGTAAACAATGTGCTCGCATTAACATATACCGATTCTAGTGTTTCTACGTCAGATTCTTGGCATAAAGTGTCAAATAATAAAAATATAATGGTTTCAGCCCATTCTGGCGGAGGGCTTCATATGCAACTATTTGTACGTAAACTGAATTTTATATACAAAACAACGATTAGTGCAAACACGATGGTAATGCCTCCAAAATTTTATCCTTCTGCAGATGATTCCACATTTTCAAGTAACCGTGCAGCATACGCTCGGTCAATATATCCGCGTATTGCCAATGATGCCTCAAAAACGAATGCCGAACAAATTACGAAACAAAAACGAATTTACAACCGACATGATGCATCATCCCGTATAGAGAGACTCAAATTACAAGCCATAGGAGAAAGTTCTATGCGGTTGAAAGAAGATGAAACTTTGAGTTTTAAAGCGCCCAATGTAAATGATGCTAGAGACGCGCTTCGGCGAACCAGGTCTCACGGATACATTGTTCCACCTAAAGGCCAAAAATAGAAACCGGTAAAACAAAACACAAAACAAAATACAACAATCACCCAAATGTTGATTCTTGAAACAGTTCAATATACATGAAGCCGTCGTCCGTTTTTTCTTGCGAATAAATAGTACCCATGAGTGCCGCAGTGGGATGAAGACGATTGTTTATAAATGCGTAAAGTGCAAACTCAGGTTTAAGTGCCATATTTTTTCGTACTACGTACATAAACTGTGCAAGTGTAAGATCATACGGTACTGCGAATTTGTTTTTAGGTAATGTATGGTCGCGCTGTAACGCTTCACTGCATTCGACAATTACTGGAATACGATTTGGGTGTTCATTTACGATTCGATCAGAAACCTTTTTACGGTCTTCGAATGAAACTCGTTCTTTATATTTCATTTTTTTTCAATGATTGGATGACCGAACTTAAAATAAATAAACAATTGTCTTTATGTTTTATTTATTTTATTTTATTTTGAATTTCGAATATTGAGTTTTGAATTTTGAATCATAGCATACGCCCTTTTATTTTCAAAACTTATTTTTTCTTCTTGTTTTTCTTATTTTTTGATTTCGCGTTTGTAGAGCTGGAATCAGGTTCATATCCAGTACCAGTATTGCATTCGGATGCTTCCTGCGGTTGGACGGGTGGAGCCATAGTAACTCGCATCGATTTTTCGTTCTTACTAGAATTTGCGGGTTGGTATACAGTATGACGCATTTGAGAAGGATCGATACTTGCACTTGCAGTTGCAGATGCTTGTTCTGCGCGGCGCTCTTCCAGTTTTTTTTGCATCCGTTCTTTTGTGAGTGCCATTTTCATATTGCGATTAAGCTGCGATTGCATGGCATTCATGTTTATTTTTGTCTTCCCATTAAGACCAGCCGCGGCGCCTCCAAGATCGCTTGGATTCAAGTTCATTGCCTTGAAGAGTTGAGCAAAATCTGCCATTCCCCCACCTTTACCCCCACCTGGTCCTTTTGTTGACTTCATTTTTGACATAAATTCACTTGCCTCCTTAAAAAGTTCGCTTTCCTTGATGTCACCAGACTTCATTTTTTTATCAAGTTTTTCACCTACCTTTTTAATTATGCCAGTAAGTTTGCCTGGATTTTTGAGCAACTTTTGAAATACTCCACTAACACTGCTTTCATTTGAAACATCAATGTTTAATTCGCTTACAGTCTCTTCCGCAATTTCTTTTGCAAGCGCGCCAATTTTCCCATCGAGTAGACCTGACAAGTGCTCATGAATGGTTTCCGCATTTGGAAAAGAATCTTGTGCGGGACGAGACTTTGACTTTGAATTTGAACTTGAACTCGAAGAATGACTGCCAGGTTCTTCTTTAGGTTCATCTGCCGCCTCTTCTTGTTTCTTCTCATGAGGTTGCTGGTTGTTGGCGTCATTGTCACCATCATCGCCATCGTCATCATTATTAGTGTCTTCATGATATTGTTCAAATAAAGTTTGGATTCCTGACATTGTCTCTTCAAGTTTACTGCGCAGCTCGTCTTCCTCAATTGCTTCAAATAGTTTTGCAGTATCTCCAAACGAAAGTTTATCTTTAGAAATATTTCCCAAAATTGTAAACGTTACTAGTTGTAAGTGCTTCCATAAATGGTCTTTTGTGGTTTCCGTAACGTCCGATAAATTCCATACCATTCTAAAATCAACATTCGGCAAAAATTCGACATTTACATTATTTGAAACTGCCGAATCTGGCGAAAATATTACTTCATTTTGATAAATAATATCAAAAAATCGTTCAGGATAAACGCGTTTGCAATGTTCTAGAAGCGTTAATAAGTTTTTCTCTGACATAGTCTTGATACATTCATCGGTTGGTTTTTTGGATTTAGTAGACCCAGTTCCTTTTTCATCACCAGGAACAAATTCTACATCTGCGTATTCCTGCATGTCCAATGCATTATAAATCCCATCCTTGTATTCTGGAAACGATGCGATAAAACTTGAAATAAAATCAACGATGCCCTTTTTGAAATTTTCTGGAACAGGGGTACTGGTATTTGTTTCGGTCTGAGACATGATAACAAAAAAATGAAACGAAATGAAAATAAATTAAAATAAATTACTTTTCTTTAATCCTTAAAAATATTTCTAAAATATGTTTAATATATTTATTATGTAATTTATCTATTTTAATCTAAATTATGTAATTTATGTAAATTTATTGTCGTTTTTTGCGACTTTTGTTTTTATCGTGATTGATGGATGGGTTAGAAGCTGTTTGTTTTTTTCTACGACGCGTGTTAGACGCAGTTGGATTCCAATATTTGTGTACATTATCAGGAGATACCATAGCTAATAGATTTTGATACATATCATTTGAAATGACCTCTGATTGCGGTTCGTCTGTGTCTGACGTATCAGATTCTGAATTTGAATTTGAATTTGAATCATACATTTTATTAAAAGTATCCGCTAATGATTTTGATTTCGACGAAGATGAAGATGGGTCATTATCGTCAATTTCTATTTTTCCATGCACCATAAATATTCCTGCTGGAACAATCACTTTATCATTTCCATTTGCATATTCTATTACGTCAGATACCTTAATGGTGTCCAGGTCCGGATCTTTTGATCTACTTCGACCACCGCTTTGACCCCCTCTTGTATGCGTAAATGCAGGAATTCCAGAATTTAAAAATAACGAATTTAGAGTATACCCTCCGCCAATAATTCCATTTTCTTTATTTCTAGTCAATAATAAATTACTTGCCATTTTCGAAGTGAGGTTGTAGAACAAATGATCGTATTTATTTATTAACTTATTTTATTTATATGGTTACTGTATATAAGAGTAATAGAAAATTATTTGTATACAAGTATATTATAGATAAATAGAAAATGGCGTCGAACGGACCTGGTGTAACTCGTCATGCGACTCCGAATCCGCCCCCAACAAGTGCGCAACTGGCGCCGACTCCGATGGTTTTAGACAAACAATTAGCATCCCCTGAAGCAAGTACTCAAGCGATCTCTGACAACGCTGAAAAACAAAACATGATAAATAACATTGCAGGAGGAGGAAGAGCGACTAGAAAAATGAAAAAAAAACTACACTCTCGTACATGTAAATGCAAATGTAAATGTTGTATACGACTGCGTATGCGCGGTTCGCATAAACATAGTGGTCGGCATAGTAAGAGTAAATTAATAAATAAAAAACAGCGACAAATTGTTAGTAAACGCATTCGGCTGAATTTTTTGCACCGAAAAATAAGAAAAAATAAAAATAATAATTCGTATTCTAAAACACAAGCACAACATGGCGGCGAAAGCGTAGCTACTGTACCACAACACGGCGTATCATGTACTAATCCTGCTGATCAACAATGTCCAGGAAATTCTACCCAAGCACTATTGGATGCTCAACGCCAAGCAACTGTTAATGAACAAGGTGATAAGTTAACACCGTGAAGGATGAATACCAAACAACAATCAACATTTCCAACGGTTACCGCATTTTATGCAGGTGACAAATGTTGTCATTGGCTCATCAGCCGACCTAGTCTGCATTTGATAATATGTGCATTCTCGCGACTTACACTTGTAACACAAGAAGTTGTCAGTTGATGCCTCCAAATGAACTTCATATTTATTCTTGTCACGTATCCGTTTTTGTTCTAGTAACGCGGTCCATTTTTCAGGCATCATTTCTTGGTGAGACATAAATGCCAAATCTTGAGCCTTTATTTTTCTACTTGTCACGAGTTTCTTGAGTTGTTCAGATGAAAGATTAATGTATATACTGCGAGCATGGTCAATGTACATTTCCACAAAGAACGGGTTGCTCCATTTTTTAATCACTTGATCTTTGTCCGCCTTTTGAAGAGTGTAATTATAAATACCGCGTTCCAAGTTTATGGACATTACTTCAACCGTTGAATCCTCTAAAGAAGATGAAAATGCAACTTCACAATCGGATAACAGTGTTTTGAATCGTCGTCTCAAACCGTCTCTAAACCCGGCAGGATTCGAAATCGTTCTCATATTTACGTTTTATTCGATATTACGCAAACAACGTTATAAATTTAAATTTAAATCAATTTATAACATTTTTATTATTTTATTGTTATATTATTTTATTCCCTATTTTTTAACATGTCTATATATTACATATAAAAAATACAAAAATACAATGAAACTTGTACCCAAAAGATATATACCATCATTTCTTACAAGTAAAGACCGTCAAATTGTAAAAAAAGAACTAGTAAAATCAAGAAAACTCTATCGAAAGGGCATTTATTATACACGTAAAAACGTAAATTCATTTCCATCAAAAAAGTCGAGTCATATTATCCGAGCAGAGAAAATATACAAAATAAACAAGATAGTTCCGTCTGCCGCTCTAGCAAAAAAAACAGGTTGCAGCGTAAAAGCTCTTTCGACAATTGAAAAAAAAGGACAGGGTGCGTATTTTTCGTCAGGTAGTCGACCTAATCAAAGTGCCCATTCATGGGGTAGGGCACGGTTAGCGAGTGCAATTACAGGCGGTAAAAGTGCCGCGGTTGATTTTTCCATTCTTGACGCAGGGTGCAACCACGCAACAAGTAAAGCGTATAAAATGGCACGCCGCGCTGTTGAAAAATATGGTTACGGAAAACGTCATACTCCAAGAGTGAAATTATAGCGAAAGTACTAACTAACAGCTAGTAACTAAGTAGCTAACTATATTTTTTTATTGTTTTACATATTCAACAATGTGATAAATCAACCAGAGAGCAAAAGATCCGCCTAATCCTATTTGTACGTACTTTACAGCAGGAGCATCTTCGTCTGCCTTGTATAAGTATATTAACCCGCATACGAAAATAAGAGCATATATTGTATAAAAAACAAAAATATAACGGTTTGAATTTAATAAAATATGTGAGTCGGCGCTGTCTAACATTGTATTTCCTGATTCAAGTTGTTGTACTTTGTTTCTGTAGTAGTAAGCTTCAGGTTCCCATACAGTTTGCATTTCAAAGATATCACTTTCGAGTTGTTCATTTATCTCGTTACTTAACTCAGGAACGACTTCAAAATCGGTATCAATACTACCTTTTAATTTTAATATTGCATCATACCGTGCGCGTAAATCTTTTACCATTTGACTTTTTAAAATAGGCGGACCCGAGTTTTCAGACTCCTCAGTTTCGCCGATATCTCCTCCCATTCCATCCATACATCGTGTTTGATGAGAAGTTGTAGCTCCGCTTACTTGGTTTCCTGCTATAAAAATAACATTACTTTTATCAGAAACACTCCAAAATTTATAAGTACTGTCTCTATCGGAAGTAACTGGAATTGTAACAAATTTTTCACCATAATTTACTGCGCCATTTCTTGTTATTGTCCATTTTTGGTAATTTGACGGGTTATTTGGATCCTGAATTGTAATTTTTGATTCAGCAGCTAGCCCTCTTGTCAAATTTTTAACCTGCAAGTCGGTAACTGATACAAATATATAGGTCGACCGCGATTGATCTGCATTATTGTATATCAATGTGCCCGACGGAGTAGTATCGTCAAACGCCGTTTTAATAGTATGCGTTTTGTATAAAAATACACTGTTTGATGTTAAAACCGGTCCGCTACGCGCATAACACGTGCCTCGCATACTCTGTACGGAATAGTTATTATCCAAATATAAAATAGTATTGAATGCCTCATTTGACGCGTATGTTGCAGCTGGGCTCATTTGAACCATTTCACTTGATCCAACTTTAATGTTCACTGGTCCTGCGGGTTTTTTTGCCAACTCTTTACAACCATAAAGTCCATTCCCATTAGGGTCATTCGCAAATGCCGGATAACTTCCAAGATAAATCCATCCATTGTAACTTGCAGGAGATGTTAATGAACTGGGTGGAAGAATTGTTGATCGGTCAGCATCGATGACTGGTTCATCTACCCAATATGTTCGATCGGAGGTGGTGACCCCAATTGAGTTGAATCGTGAATTAGAACTGGTTCTGGCGCCTAGAGTACTTCCGTAACACCCATACTGCCATGGACCCTTATATCCATTATCTGGCGTATAGTGAACAACCCGAGTGTATAACGCGTCGTCTTTTAGTGCAGCCCGTTTACATTCTTCTACGGTATCGGTATCACCCAAATAGTACCACCCCGCTTGTTCACTGTCGTCCCCTGGTGACAGACCCAGTCCTCCCATATCATTTCGTCCTTCATAATCATTCCAATCGCCGCCTCGAGTTTTCATATACTCGGCGTAAGCTTTGTATCGACGATAATAGTCTCTGACCATCATTTCAAGTTTCCGACGTTGCTGTTTCAATCTAACAAGCCGGTCATATTTGCCATCGCTGTATTTATTTTGATAAAATGCTGGAAGTTGATATAAATCGGCATAACCTGCAATATTCATACTGTTTAACGGTAACCGGTTAATACTAATACTATTTTAACAATAACTACAAATATACTATATACTATTGCTCAATATTATTGTTTAGGGTATTTTTATTTATTGTATATCATGATTAATAATTAATAAATCATAATACTATCACAAATGTTACAATTACGTTACAAATACATCGTTGCCGCCGGACCTGACAACGCATGACCTCGCATTTTAACGTCATCTGTTGATGTAAAAAGCTCAAACCCCTCGTCTAAATCTCGTATGGTTAGAATGCGTCGATCATTTTCAGACATGTAAAACACTCTGCGGCCGTGTGCAATTTTAGTTTTTGTAAAAAATATTTCAATATCGCGTCCAAAATATTTAAAGTAGTGGCATCGAGATTTGAACCATTCATCTTTTACCGTATCGCGTTCATTAAATGACCATTTATTGTCCTTTATAATTTTTTCAAATATTTTTCTAAGTTCAACCGCATCATAACTTTCGATCTTGTATCTCCAAGTAAATCTTGATGACAATCCCTCGTTATAACTGAAAAAACAGTCATTCAACTCCTTTTCATACCCGGCAATAATTACCATAAGTTCATGTTTATGATCACTCAACGCTTCACACAACGTGTCAATGCACTCTTTAGAAAAGGAATCCCGTTTTTCCGTGTTTCCGAGCGCGTATGCCTCGTCGATAAAAAGAACCCCTCCTATTGCAGACTCAATTACTTCTCTGGTTTTAATTGCGGTTTGACCTAAGTAACCCGCCACCAAATCAGACCGGGTTACTTTTTTGAACGTGTTTGATTTTAAAACCCCCAAGTTACAAAAAATATTTCCTAATATTTTTGCAACTTCTGTTTTTCCAGTACCTGGAGGGCCATATAATACAGTGTGCATATAATCTCCTGAAACATCATTCGATTTTTTTTTAGGACTACTTGATAACATGGGCAACTGTAACCCTCCTACGCCCATGGAGGATGTGAATAAATTTGTCGGGTTGAATAATGGGAATTTGAAGACATTTGCGTTTGGGTTTAATTCCTTTTCAGGATGTTTTTGTTTATTAGCCGTTTCCTTTTCCCGCGGGTTTTCTTTTTTGATTTCCGGTATAAATATAGAAAACAGCCCTGCGTCAGGCCCTATCATATTTCCGAACCCTAGTCCATTTTTTCCGCTCGTTCCAAATGTGAATACAGGGGTTGCGGTTTTGGGGTCTTGCTCTGATTCTGGAGATTTTGTTTTTGCTGTTGTTTCCGAAGTTGCCGTAGCAGTTGTCGCGTGTACTGGACGTTTTTTAAATTCAGTAACGTGAACGGCCGGAAGAGACTTATCTATATCCGAAGTATCGTTTATGTGTATCAAGTGTAAATTTTGTATGAAATACAATATTTGATCAACAATGGTTTGTTTAATTGCGGTCATTCCAATCATTTCATTCAATGCCCGCAAGTGTGGATATATTTTACGCAGCGCTACCATATCAATATTGTAAATGACATTTTCGGCAATGTCGTAGGTTTCGCATATTTTTAATAGATCTGTGATACATTTTACTGGAGTATTTATATGAATCCTTTCCATTTTTATATAGTTGTCACATTCTCCGCTGTATTGTATATCCATCCCTATATTCTGAGATGGATTTTTTTTCAGATGTAATTCGTCACTTGTAATATATGAAATACCTTTATTATTTAAATAGTTTGTAATGTCACTTGAAAGTTTATTTACAATATCATTATTATTCATGCTTTAATAGTCATACTATTTACAACACTATTATTTATATCTTTTGTGTGTTTTATATTTACGTTGTTTATTACGTTTGGTTCGCATGAGTCGATTTTTCTTTTTTTTCCCGCCACCCAGTGGATGATTACTGAGAAGTCCTTTACAGTTGTAACAAGGGGTATTAACCTGTGGATGGTCACTAGTACATGTAAGTACTGCATGGCTGTCACATAAAACATTACATCCCCCGTCAATAAATATAACATTTGTAATACGTAGGGTGTGTAAAAAATTTAAAATATCTTCAGTAGTTACTGTATCCGTATTTTTAACAATTTTAATTAGTGTGATCAGGTCCATCATCCAACTATAGTCAGCGGTAAATCCACTATGCATTTGAGGGGTTATTAGCGTAGACCAGACTTCAGGTATTAAACTCACAAGTAAATTTCCAATAAGTATAGTACCATTTTTTGATATTAAAGTAATATTCCAATCTAGACCTGGGTATTGTTCTATCCCAGGATCATTTCTTAGATATTGTTTATTTAACATACAGTCGGACTTGGGACCAATTCTTTGAAAAGAACGGTTCGTCTGTAAATTTCGATAATGATTTTCAAACCGAAATGCTTCATTCATTCGAATATACGAATTTTTATTGATAACTCGGTCCCTAGCAGCCTTTGAAATAGAATCAAATATGACTATTGGAGAATGTGAAGAAGGAGATGGTGACCTAGATCGTGATCGTCTAGAATTAGATACTTTAGGAGAAGTTGGAGATAGAGATGGAGATGGAGATGGAGACGCAGATCTGGATCTTTTAAATGAAGATGAAGTTAATTTAGATTTGCCTTTCTTCTTCATTTTTGGATATTGATATTCTTTGTGAAACTGTTTTAACAATTCATCTCGTGTAGGTTTCGCGTAGTCAGTTACCCATGCTAAAGCGTCTTTATTAATGTTGGGTTTTATCGATTGTTGGAGGCTACTAAAAATGGTACTTGCAACATTGGCAACATTTAGTTGAGCCATTGAAGAAGTTGCGGCAGTTGCGGCACTTGCTACTGTGGTGAATATTTGTAAGTAGGTATTGGTAGGGTCAGGGTTTGCCGGATTCGCCGGATCAGAGTTTGCTGTTATACAACCTTCTGCGCCAATTGCCGAAAAATTTAACTTATGAAATTCCATCTCCAGTGGAGGTTTAAAACAATCCGCTTTTTCAAGTGTTAGCCCAGTTGATGCAGGGCTTGTTGTAACATGACCGAGAGTAAGAAATTCTCTCACTTGTTGCGTTCGTTGTTCCAGCACCGGTCGTGTTTCTCCTAATATTTTAGAATTGATTGCGCTATGTGAAAATGCAAGAATTATAACAAGACCGTTAGGACCTACCTCGCTGCCTAACCTTGCAATAGCTGTTTTAACTGCGTCGTCTCTTTGTTTAGGGGTTATACCCGCGAGTCCGGGCGGTACAGTAATATCCGTTTCGTTATTAGACGACTTTATTTTTACTGGGCCTTTCAATCCCAATACACTCTTTGAAGTACTCATGATGTCGTTTATTATTTTATTTAATATACATATTCAAAATATTATTTAGTTGTTGTATATATTGCATATGTATACACATTAAATTATATAGTTAAATATTTTATGATGGGGGTTCTATCTCTTTAAGTTCACAGTAAATGATATAAAAAATTGATTTAAAGATGTTATATCAAGTATTCATAGTAACAGCAACAATCAAGAATTAGAATAACACGACACGAACAATGCCCTCAAAAAAATCGAAATCCGGATCAAAAAAAACAAGCGGCGTTGTAAAGGCGATGTCTGCCCAAAAAAACCCGACTCTCGAAGCGCGTGCTCGGATTCCACAAACGATCGGATTACCCGGACAAGTGGCGAATAATGCCGGAGGGTTTTCGTTTCCTCTGCCACTTGAACAAGAATGGATGCGGTACCTCATTATTGGAAGCAAATCTGAAAATGGAAACTTTTACCAGACTGGAGGACAAATTTCAACCTGTGTTTCAAGATGTATTCTAGCAGCGGTATCGAGTCCGGACACGTGCAAGCGTCTTGTTGCAGACATAGTTGATGTCTCCGTCAAAGGACGTGCTGCCAAACAAGAAATGACTATGCTTGCACTTGCAAGTGTAATCGTATTTGCCGAGAATCAGGAATGCAAACGACTTGGTCTGGCTGCAATTCAAGACGTATGTCGCATTCCTACGCACTGGTTCATGCTTCTCAAATACATCCGCGAGTTATCACAAGACAAAAAGACGCCAGGAAAGGGGATGGGTGCGGGAGTTCGTTCGGCATTTACGCGACTTTATACTAGTCGAACGGGACCAGAACTCGCAGTTCTTCTCACGAAATACAAGAACCGTGAAGGGTGGACACACAAAGATGTGATTTCATTGCTCCACATTAATCCGAGTGAAATGCACGACGACGGCGCCCGGATGGTTCTGGAGTGGATCATGAAAGAAGATCGTCCTGAAAGAAAAACAAGGACCGGACAAACAGTTCCAGCATCAAGTGATCGGACTGAATTCATTGCTCGCCTTAGGGCCATTCAGACGCCTCCTCAGGAGTCAAAGGAGTTCAAGTCCTCACCAGCTCCAAAGCCACAACCACAACAATTGCCAGTCGCGGCTCCGGTATCTGGGTTGTCAAGTACGTTGAATTTGAAAATACGCATGTTGACAGGCGATTTAGCCGGAGAAGTGCTTACCTTGCCGCTTGCCACCACTGAACCATTTTCCAAACTGTGCGAAACCTTGACCAGCATCGGAGCCGGAAAGCATTTGGAACTCCGGTTGCCGGCAACTGACATTCCTGAATTTCGCTTGGAACCTTTCATCATTCCTCATTTCGAAACCGTTGCGAATCTCACAAAAAAATATTCGCGTGCTCAGCCCAATTTTGACTTTACAAAGTTTGTCATCTTTGCTCGAGAAATTTCAGCTCCAGCTCCAGCTCCAGCTACGGCTCCAGAATCAGCATCAGTGCCAGTGACAAAACTTGCTACAACGGGGGTTGAAGCCGTAGAAGAAAAGGACAAGGTTCATGAATCTCCTGTTATCACAGTTGCACGATTTCTCAAGGCATTGTTGGAGCTTTCAAATGACAAAATCACACCCGAGGCCGCGCTTACTACCATGAACACTGTGCGCCGAATTCAGCGCGAACACTTGCCCACCCATCTTATGTCCAGCCCGGCAATTTGGACTCACTTGTTGAAAGACATGGGCATGACAGCGCTCATTCGGAACCTGGGAAAGCTTTCCAACATTGGGGTGGTTTCAAGTCGACGACAAGAAATTGTTGCAATGCTTGGAAACGAGAAACAAATCCGCGACTCCAAGCTGCATCCGTTTGCGATTCTGGTTGCGATGAAAGTGTACTCAAAGGGTGCAGGAGAACTCGGATCAATGACGTGGTCTGTCGACAGCTACATTGTGACCGCATTGTCAAATGCGTTCGTGATGTCATTTGGAAACATTCCTCGCACCGGCAAGCGCATCATGGTTGCATTGGATGTATCTGGAAGCATGACGGGGGCATTTTGTGCGGGGTCAAATACCGTATCGTGCCGCGAAGGGTCAGTCGCGATGGCCATGGCAACTGTTCTAGCCGAGCGAGACGAGGACGGTAAAATTGGAGACAATACTCACGTGTACTCGTTCACAACCACGTTCAAAAATGTCAAATCTGCATTCACTAAACCAGGTCTCACGCTCAACGACGCAATTCGCGGAACAGACGATACGTTCGGAGGAACAGACTGCGCCATGCCAATGAAACACGCCACCGACCACAACATTCCAATCGATGCGTTCATTGTGTACACTGACTCTGAGACATACGCTCCAACGGTTCATCCCCAGGTAGCGCTTGAACTTTACCGGAAAAAAATGGGAATCGAAGCCAAACTCATTGTGGTTGGAATGGCAAGCAATTGCCTCACGATTGCAGACCCGAAGGACAAAAACACGCTCAACCTTGCAGGATTCGACACCTCAACTCCAACAATCATGTCAATGTTCATCAGCGGCGAATTGTAAATGATAATGTCACTGTGACAATGTGTCTGTATTATATTTGTAAATAAATCTAAATACTAGAAATAAAAAAATGAATAATACTTCATTTTTTTATAATTTAATAATGTGATTTGTAATTTGTAATTTATTTGTCATTACGTTTCAACTACTTTATTTCCTACGAGCATCCCGATACGTATTGGCGGTTTACCCTTTTCTTTTTCCTCATATACATCATTTGTATCCTGGTCAAGTAAATATCGTTTAACGACTTGACTACCGTCGGGTTTGACAACTATATATTGAAACTCACGTCGTTGAATTGCTTTGGTTTTGACTTGGTTTCTCTGCGCGTTTGCATCCGTTTGTTCTTGGTAAACATCGGGCACATATGCAACGTCGTCTCGGCCGGAAATACTTTTGTATTGAAAACATTGTACATCCAGCCCTCCTCTAGACTTATGTATAGCACAATCAACTGCAGAAGCCTTTACGACGGTGAGAAGTTGTTGATTAATTAATTGTTTTCGACTCGATGTATCGAGCAGTTTTTGGTCAGTGCTTATGCTCTCGTCCATCGTTTTAATATTTGCAACCTGTTTATCTTGCTTTGTTGGATTTAACTGCTCTTGTGTAAATTTCATAACGTATAAAAAGACGTTTACCGTGCGTAATTCTTCAGGCAACTGGTAGTGACTACAGATTCGATTCGCGCGTCCGATAATTTGTTCTGTCCTTACTGGATGCCAATATGGTTCCATAATATGAACATACCGAACGTTCCTCAAATTGATACCTTCAGCTCCAGATGCAGTAATCATAAGAAGTTTAATTACGCCACCGTATATGTTTTTACGAGTATGACTGTGGTTTCGCATTAAATCGGTTTTTAATGTATTCGGTAAATTATCCCATGAACTGTTAAACACATTGCGAATGATTTCCTTTTCTTCTTTGCTCTCTGTGCCAGTATATAGAGCATACATAGGTTTTCCTGCATCGTCAGGTTGTTGATAATACTGAGACCATGTTCCGTCTTGTTGATTTTTTCGAATCTTGAATTCGGCATATCCGTTTGCATCCATGACCAGTTTGAATATTCCAATTCCTTCCAATGTTCTAAATTGACTGTACAGTAAATGAAGACCAACATGTTTAGAGTCTGTAATTTGCTGGTATATCTGAGCAAACTTAGGACTATACATGCCAGATAAAACCTTAAGAGACAGGTACTCGTCTGCATTTCGTGCTAATTTTTCAACTGTGCTTTTAATTTTATCTCCGTATGACCTAATGTCGGTCGGAGATAAAGATGATCTCTGTTCTTGTTGGTCTCCATCTTGATGTTGGTTTTGATTTTGAAAACCGGGCTTACCCGTACCTGGAGCATCATCGACATCATCATCGTCAACCTCGCCCTCGAATTCTCTTTCCGTAAGAGGTCTAACCTTGGAAGCTAGTTTCGGGTTTGTTTTTTGTTTCGGTTTAGGTTTTTTGGTAGATTTCGGGGCTTGCTCATTCTCGTCAATTTGTTCAATATCTTCGTCGTCTTCGCTAGAACTTTCAGTACCGGTACCGGTCTCAGCGTCAGTCACCGCCGCTTTTTTTTTCTTATCACTACTTTTCAATAAATCAGATATTTGTAAAGGACGAGGAAGCTCCTCGGGAAACGCAAAATTACAACAAGCTCTGGAAAAAATACGATACGTAGACGATGTTTCTGCGTAAAGGTCATTTGCATTTCCGGACGCCATTGCTTTTCTTCTTTTTGCATTCGATTCTGTTTTTCGTTCATTCTCTCGAATTTCCTTGTATATACTAAACTGATGATTCGACATTTCGATTTCAAATAAAATGAAATCCTCGTTGGGGTTGTATCTCGGTAGTAGTTTTTCTTGCGCGCTTCGAAAGTATGACGTGAGTCCAATAATCCTTCGTGAAAACATATCAGGGTTCAATATTCCTCCTCCGTCAGGTTTGATAAATAGCTCGTTAAAGTCTTCTAGTCTATCAGGTAACGCCGTATACGATTTTTGTTTTACACCAGTTACCCGTATTTTATTGGAGTCTAAAAGTTTTCCAACGTTTGCTACAAATTCTTCATCTTTTATGTCACCTCCATGCGTCAACGACATGCTTACGCTGGCGAATTCTCCCGTGCTTGATCCGCGATGCGATACAAACCCGAATGGATTTCGCGTAAGTGTAAGCGTGGGCTCGGGAGTTTGTTTGAATTCCAAATAGTCATGTACTCCAACCCCATCCTTTTCCTTTGCATTATTGAAAATTGTTTTCAATGCATTCACAGTGGACTGGCTGGCGCCTGTTCCGGAAAAGCCAGACAGATCAAGCGTAAAATTAAATGTATTAATGTATCCCCTCAGAATATTAAACATGATCCCAAGTTCATTGGGGTAGTTGATAATGGGAGTACCAGTTAATAAAACCACTTTTGAGTTACTAGCAGACAAAAACGCTTTATAAATTTGCATCGACAAACTTTTTGGAGACTTAATTTTGTTTACGATCCGGCTAACCAAATTGTGAGCTTCATCTACAATAATTACTGAATCGTCAAAATAGTTTCCGGACGGATTTTGTCTCATAAGTTCTCGCCAAGCGGTAATTCGGATACCATTATAGTTTATAAACCGGTATTTGTTGTGTATCATCCGGTCAATTTGTGCATCGATTTCCATTTTCTTAAGTTCCGAAAGTTGATGATAATTGCCCGGTTTTCCATGTTCTGCGAACCATACCCCCTTGTTTGTTCGTACAATATTGTCGGTAGATGCGACTTTTTCAGGAAACCCAAGCGCTTTAAGAAGTGATTTTTCATACTCGGGAGCAGTCTTTCCTTTTGGAACTTTATCAATTGGAAAGAATACCCAATGCTGATCCAATTTAAATAAGCTGTCTCCGCATTTTTTTATTTCTTCAATGTAATTTTTTTGCAGAGACGCAGGGGTCATGACAATTATTTTTTTGTGGCTAGATAATCCTTCTGCGATTACAATTGACGAACATGTTTTACCACTTCCCAACCCGTGATACAGTAGTAACCCGCGGTATGGACTATATGCGTTCATATATTCGCGCACAACGCGCTGATGATACAATGCCGAAAACGGCTTTTTGTCAAGCGCAGATAGGGTTGAACAGTCAAATTCGTCATCAGCTTCTAACTCCGCTTCTACATCTACGTCTACATCTACGCCGGCTTTCTTACGAGACGCGGATGAAGTCTTGGCGAGTCGTTCAAATACTTCGGTTATGAATTTTGAAAAGTATTTGCGGTTGTTCATATAATAATTTGATGCGGTAAGTTTTTGAGGAGTCGATCTCATTTTATTCAACTGTTCGATCACTCCCGAAACATCAAGTTCGGATCCTTCAAGAGCCCGACGTTTCTTGACTGCAACATCGGGTAGGTCTCCTTTATCTTTACGATTTCCTTTTTCAGTAGGTTCTCCTGTTCGTTTTTTCTTTTCTTTTTCTGAACCCTTATTTTCAGTTTCAATATCAACTTCAAGATGCGGTTCGGACATTTTAAGTTGAACCATGAATCCTAACTTACGAATGGGAAATGTTTCCAACACGCTTTCTCCTGGCTTAGAACTAGCTTTTGGAGGTGAGTGTATAACAGAACAAGATGCAAGTGAACCTGTATCTGGTTTGCCAATTTGAATATCTGTTCCGCGCTGAATCGCCGAAATAAATTCATGAATGTCAATTTTTTCCACCTTTGTTTTATCAACAATTAAACCACGTTTTCTAGATCTAGTTCTAGATTTAGAACTAGGTCGACTATCGGAATCAGAAGACGAGGAAGACGAAGAAGACGAGGAAGATTCTGAGTCTGATTCTGAGTCTGATTCTGATTCTGATTCTGATTCTGATTCTGATTTTTCACGCGATTCATTATCAAACGCGAGATTAACCGCAAATGCTTTTTTTCGTGAAGCGCGCCGATCCGGTTTTGAAAAAAAAGATATTCCAGTATTTTCAACTTCAATTTCTTCAACCGGCTGCGCCTCTTGTCGCACCGGATTCGCAAACCGTGCTAAAAATTCATCCATTATACTTTATACGTATTTTAATTTTAATTTTATATCAAGTATATCTGTATGTCTATATTTGTATTCTTGTATTTTGTTTTATTCTTTATTTATTCTTATTTTATTTTATTTGGTCCACAACATCATGATTATTTATGTTTTATCAAGTTGAGGGCCAGTTCGCATGCGTGTTGTTCGGCTTTTTTCTTTATACGATGTGCGCATGTTGTAAAATGAACGAGGAGTTTACCACCTCTTTCTGACGCCAGAGCGTGAATTCCTTCAAACGTTCCTCCTATTTCGTCGGAAGTAAACTGAACTGCCTCAGAAGTATGGGTTTGATAAATTTCTTGGCCGATGCAGAGAAACAGTCCCATGGTATATCCGGTTTCAAGATCGCGTCCAAGTTCAACGTAGTCCGGAGTAGTCTTAAACTCCTTTTGGATTTTAACTTGCAGAATATTTTTAAAATTATCGTCATTACTAACCAGTCGAACCCAGTCAATGTGTCTTTCAAATACGGTCTCTACAAATATTTGCGCAATTTGAAACCCTGGGCCAGTAACAAACAATTGTTTGAACCATCCATCTTCATCATTTAACTTCACCTTATTATAGTCGAGAAAGATTGCACCAAGGAACGCTTCAAATAAGCAGCCCAGTTTCTTTAAATTCGTGCGCGTCTTTTTTTCCTCAGAGTGTTTAGAAATGATGAACCATCGATGTAACCCCATTTCTAGTGCAAGTTTGCCGATACTTTCATTTTTCACAATTGCGATTTTTTTTTCAGTCATAAACCCTTCATTTTCTTTTGGAAACCGGCGATAAAGATAAAATTTTGTAATCGCTTCAAGTACGCCGTCACCTACAAACTCAAGACGCTCGTTTGATTTTTGTTTCAAGGACATGCAGTCGGCTGGACATTCTGCAAGCGTGATGTTTTTAGCGGCATTCTCAATTTGAGGACGGCGCGTATACGATCTGTGAACAAATGCTCGTTTATATAAAACCATATTATCGACTTGTAACAGGGATGTAGGAACGCCGTACCGCTGCAAAATTGAAATAATATCATGCATTTCAATTTCTCTATTTTCTGGATTGTATGGATTGAATAAGAGGACCCCGTCGCCCATCGGGACAATATCATCGTCATTGAATACATTCTTTGTAGACCGGTCATTATTTTCATAGTCATCGTGTTCATACTCGTATTCATCGCGGGGTTTTGACGGTGATGGTGATGGTGATGGTGACAGCGATGGTGATGGTGATTGTGATGATGAATTAGATACTCTTCTTGACATTATTTCGGTCGTTTATCATTGATATGATAGTAAAGTTGTTTTCAAATCAATTGTTTGTTAATTTATTTTTAATTTTGGGTTTTATTTTTAAGGGGTCGGAATCAGATTTGTATTTTAGATTTCATTTTTGATTTAGGAATAATATTAATATTAATATGATGATTATTATTATTAATTTAATATTAATATAATATATATACCCCTCAAATTTTATATCCTACTTCATAAAATAAAATGACTGCCCGAAAAGTTGCAAGAAAAGCCTCTATGTCAAACCAGACCACTCATTTTAACAGTCTTCCGGGGTTACCGTCAACTATCGGCGTACCATCGAGCCTTCTTTCCAAATACAAATGTGGCGGACCCATGCGAGGATGCGTTCTTCCAACTGGCGTTACCGATGCACTTGCTTGGCTTAAAGCAAGAAACCTTTACAACACTAGAAAAACAAACGGTGGTATAGGCCGCAATGCTAACATTGTTCACCAAAACTGTTGCCCATCTCTTGATTTGCCCATCTCTTGATTAACGAGTTGTTATAATTATTATTATTATTATTATAATTATTATTATTATTATTTATACGCGTTATAAATAAACGTTACGAAATGAATGTTTATTTATTGAGTTATCGTACTACGCAGTAGCACCTGCAACACCTCTTGCAGCGCCTTCTCCGGTTTTCTTTTTTGAAACGGCTCGCAACATCCAGGTAACCAAAAATAAAATTGTTCCAAGAAATAATATACAGCAAATAATAGCGATTGCAATAAGAAACGCGCGATTTTGAAAAATATCTGCACTTTCAACATCTACCGTTTCACCTCCAATCGCGCTTTCAGCTCCGTCCCCTTTAAGCGACTTTTTATAAAGAATGACTCCGTCGTCTCCGGTTGGTTTGCATTCAATATAAATTTCATTTGAGGATGTTGCATTTGCACCTAGCTTATTCATACTGGCAGAATTTACTGGCATACTTATTGACGGAGTAGCAATTGGTTTAATTACCGAAGTCAGATGCCTATATCCTTCCTGACTAATTCTGCATTCTGAGCTTTTTGTATACACGATATAGTTAATTGCCTCCGACCGATTCGAGTAAAATGCATTTCCTATATACGTGTAATATGGTGCCGCCCCTGACGGAATAATGTTTGATAAATTATAAAGTCCGTTCTGGCCGGCGATTTTGTACTGATCAGAAGTATCAGATGATTTATCCACAGATGTAGGCACGGTTTTGATAATTTGATCAACTACCTTTCCAGATTCTGACAGTTCTCCGCTAATAACAACCATCGGGATACAAACAAGTAAAAGTTTTCCAGCGCCGGATCCACCAACCCCGTCATGAACAACTACAAGTTCGCCGTCACTTTTGGCACCGCCGTATGTATGAAATGACCCGGCGAAGATACAGAATCCGGTTGGAGCATAACTTATACCATTATAAGTGACGTTTGTTGCCGTGTTTCCGTTTTCGTAACTTGCAAACAAACACTGTTGGTCAAATATTTTAAACTTGCGTACACTGCCCGCTGAATCGGCATACTTGAATATGAATTTGCACGTATCTTTGCATTCTGGATAGTTGGATCCTGGGTCAAAATTAATGGGAGCATTGTATGACATCTAAGTTCTAAGTATTCGAATCGAATTGAATTTAAAATCAAAGTTAACACTAAACTTAAAACAAACAAACACTAAAAAAACGAAATTATAAAATTAGAATCCTATTTATTTAATTGTTTTATTTTTATTTTAGTATTTTATTTCACTGTCGGGTACCGAGAATTTTTGTTGCATCTTTTCAAATCGTCAACATCGTATAAATAAAATATTTTTACATATCAAGTGAGAATATAAAGTAAAGATTAAATAAATGTTTACTAAACGACGTAGGATTCGACCTGTAAGACACAAGTTTCCTTATCGTAACCGCAAACGAAATATTGCGGCACTTACACAAAAAGTGTTTTCTATTAAAGATGCAGATACAGATACAGATACGTATAACAAAAATAAAAATAAAAATAAACAAAGGACTAAGAGTACCCTGCGAAAGGATGACCGAAATAATGAGCAAGAAGACATAACTAAAATAAAAACATTGCAGGATGCTACATTGAAGGTGAGGCAACTTTATGGAATAATGGAAGATTTTGTATATAAAAAAATAGACTATGACAAGATTCATAATAAATGGCGCGGCAGAAAACGTCGCCTACAATATGGAGGAGTTGGGGGGACGGACGACGAGAAACTTGCTGCTTTGCAAAAAAAACTAGACGATACTAAAAGTGACACAAGTAGACAAATTGAAGAAATTGTTACAAGGTCTAAAACAGACATTAAAAAAATAGAGGAACAATTAAAAACGTTATCGGGCGAAATTTCTAAAGAAAAAACTAGATTAGAACTGGGAGATGACGACCCTGAATGTGTAGAAGACAAAACTAAACCGTCGTTTTTAGTGGAAGCGGATCCTCTAGCACCAAAAAATTATAAAGTCACACGTCTTGGAGGAGACGACATCGTTGAAAAAAGTTTTGAGAAAGGTATCAGCGGTTTCTTAGAGAGTATAAATACGGTCGGAAAAGTTGACGCCGGTAACGGCGATAAAGTTAATGAAGCTGGATCTGGTATCAGTCAACCCAAAGCCGCTGCCGACGCCAAAACTGCCGCTAAAGCCAAAGCTGCTGCTGACGCCAAAGCTGCTGCTGAAGCCAAAGCTGCTGCTGAAGCCAAAGCTGCTGCTGAAGCCAAAGCTGCTGCTGAAGCCAAAGCTGCTGCTGAAGCCAAAGCTGCTGCTGAAGCCAAAGCCGCTGCTGAAGCCAAAGCTGCTGCTGAAGCCAAAGCTGCTGCTGAAGCCAAAGCCGCTGCTGAAGGTCCGTTGGTCATACAGGCAGCGGCAGCTGTAATTTTACTTGCAATCGGAGGCCTTATTAAGAGTGGCACCGAGGAATTATCTAGATCTGCTGCTGAAGCCAAAGCTGGTGCTGAAGCCAAAGCCGCTGATGGTCAAGATGCTGCAGCTGATGGTCAAAAAGTTGCCGCTGATGGTCAAGAAGCTGCAGTTGATGGTCAAGAAGCTGCAGTTGATGGTCAAGAAGCTGCAGTTGATGGTCAAGCAGCTGCTGCTGAAGCCAAAGCCGCTGATGGTCAAGATGCTGCAGCTGATGGTCAAAAAGTTGCCGCTGATGGTCAAGAAGTTGCCGCTGATGGTCAAGCTGCAGCTGATGGTCAAGAAGCTGCAGTTGATGGTCAAGCAGCTGCTGCTGAAGCCAAAGCCACTCAAACTAGCCCTATAGCTAGTGCCACTTCTGAACAAGAAGCTCAACCCCTCATTGACGCTGCCACTCAAACTATAAATAAAGTCGAAGAAATTTTAAAAAATTCGGAACAGCAGACTGATCCATCTGATCCTGGAGCTGTTTTTGCGTTTTTAGGAATGCAAGATACTAAAATTAAGGATTTAGAAACAGAAATTCAATCGTTACAGAAAAAAATTCAATCGTTAACTAGTGAAAATGCTGCCTTAAAAGGCCATAATGACATGTTACAAAGTTTAAAAAGTTTAACTGAAGCTGAAGGCAAATTAGCTCTAAAAAAACGGGCATTAGAAGATGAACGAAAAACTCTTCAAGAACTTGAAGACGCAAGAAAAAAATACTTAAAAGGTGTAGAAACTGCAAAAAGGTCATTCTCCAGCCAATTAGATGATGAAATTAAAAGGCAATTGAATATAAAAGCTGACGACCTTGAACAAGAAATTAAAAAAGCCAAATCTATTACCGTTCTTGTTGGCCTAGACCAAAGAATGAAAGAATTATCTGAATTGTCGTGCAGTAAAGTTCAAGTATATATTGTTGAACGATCAAACGACCAAGAGGGTCAACAATCAGAGAAAATCGCGTTAGATGGTGACAATAGTACGATTACAACAACAACAAAAAATGAGTCCGGAGATCAACAATCTCAATCTACTACATGGGGGCCGTTTAGTGGAGTATTCCCAAAATCTCAGTCTGGCGGTGGTAATCAAGAAAAGTTTGAAAAAATACAACAAAGTATTGAGAATGTATGTAGAGATAGTTCTTCTTCTTCTGAGTCTCCAGGTAGAGTATTTATTATTTTTGGATACGGATACTCCGGCTCTGGAAAAACGTTTACGCTATTTGGAGACACGGGTAATGAGGGAGTTACGCAACTTATTATACGACACTGTATTACCCAAGGTAAGAGTGTAAAACTTGAAAGTATATTTGAAATGTATTCTCACGGCTATTATACCACTGGACAAACTGACGTTAAGACTAGATTATATAAATATAAATATCCGAGTAATGTTGAGCCAACCTACTATAAGGTCCCTAATCCTAATGTCTCTAAACTTCCTAAACTTCCTATTGAAGCAAATATATCAAATTCAGAAGTTACTTTAAATATAGATCTAGGAAATGGTGAGGCTGATCTGGCTAGCTCAGTCACTATGTCAGATCAATTACGTCATATCGCTGATAAAGCTATTGATAATTTTAAGCGTATATTATCAGCAGTGGAAACAAAACGTAAAGAGATTGGTCATATTTTTCCTACTCCCAATAATAAAGAATCATCACGCGGGCATTTATTTATCACGTTACGTATAGGTGAAAAAGGAAAGATTGTAATATGCGATATGGGGGGTAGAGAAAATCCGAATGAAATTTGGGAACAGTCGTATTATTGTAAATCCCCTGAGAAATCTGGAAAGGAATCTATACCGGGTATACACAATCCAGTTTTAGGTCCTTGTGTTCGATCCACCAACTGTACAGGTAATGGTGAAGTGCAAACGAAGTGTATGTATTACCCATTTCCTAGTATAATAGCTCTAGATGGTAAAGTAGCCATACCGGGGTTTTCATCAGACCCTATTGTTCCACAAGAATGTAAGAAGCCTATTAGAGTATATGAAGCGGTTCTGCCACCTCAACAATCATCTCAAAGTGTTCCCGGCTTACATCAAGCATTATCATTAAAAGGTGTTACACCAGATTCGTCAACTGACCATATTATCAGAACGTTAAAGCAGGGATTTTATATTAATGACTCAATTAATGAGCTAATGGCAATATTTCCGGATTCTAATCCCAAAAAAGGTATCACAAACTGGTTTAAACTCAAAAAAGGCGATACCGCTCAACACATTCAAAAATATAATCCTTCTATTAGAGTATCCGACCAAGAAAATACGATCGGTATTATACCATTATTTAAAAATATCGAAAGGATTGATAAAAAAACAGCATATGTTTCTTACTGTACATTTGCATGTATTCGCACAACCGATACATATTTTGAGGATACGTTAAGTACTCTACAATTTGCAAGTCAGGTTAACTCTTGCATGGCAAAACAATCAAGTGCTATTACTATGGCACAAGTTACATCGACTAGCGACCCCTCCGTACGTCAACATCGAGAACCAGAAGGCGGAAAACGGACGCGACGTAAACGCAGACAACGGAAGACCTTGAAACTGAAAGCAAAAATGATTTCGAACCGGCATGCAAAATTAAGAACAAGACGAACTCCTAACCCCAATTCCAAGTCCAAAAATCATCGTCGTAATCATTCCGTAAAAAGACGAAAATACAAAACCAGTAAAAAATAAAAAATAAAAATTAAAATAAAAAATAAAAAAAAACGTACCTGAATTCCAGATTTCCTGATTGATTGTAATTCCTTCATGCAGATTTCGTGGACGATTTTTTTTTAACAATAGAAGTAGAGGGGGCGGGGGCGGATGCAATTGAGTCTTTGATTTGTTGAATTACCATTTTACGATCCAAGTCTCGATTTTTCATATTGAGAAACTCGGCAACTTCTTTGCCTACCTTGGCCGACAATGACTCAAGTGAAATAAATGTCTCGTGCAGTGTATCTTTTGACAACACATTTCGAAGAAGTATTCGCGATGATGCAGATAATCGGGCATGTTGGGTAGGCCATGCCGGTCCAGATCCGGTTCCGTACCCTTTTACACGCATCACTTCCCTTGCAATGCAGTCCTTCCAGCTTTTGGCCAATTTGTGCTTGAAAACAAGGTCTTGAAACATCTCTTCGCTAATTACACCAGAATTATTTTCTAGTTCAAGTCTGGCACTTTCTTCTGCGCGAATAGCATCCGCATTAACGGTTTCCAAAACCGTAGGACTTATTGGACAAGTGACGTCAACAAGAATTCGGCATGATCGAAGCGCTTTGATAAGAAGATCCACATCTTCTTTCGGAATGTCAGTAATCTGGCCTACATTGCGTTCAAGTACCGTAATTGCACTAGACGTCACCGGATTGAAACATACTCGCAACGAGGTTCCTTTTTTCCTAGTACTCAATGTGAACTTGTACTCGTATTTGGAATGTCGTCGTACTCTGGCCTGTTGACGCGTTTCTTGCAACGCTTGTTGTTGCGCTTGTTCTACTTTAAATCGATCGTACAAATTCATGGTGGTTCCGAACCCGGATCCGGATCCGGAACGTCCCTCACTATAAGGAGACGGGCGGGGAGTGTTGGGAGTAACTAATTCGGCCATTTTAAACTTCAGACTTCAGACTTCAGACTTCAGTATTTGATATCAAATTCGATTGGAATATATAACATCTAAATATAAAAATAAATCAATTTTTTATATTTATCAAGTACTTTGCACCAAGCAGGGTTCGAACCTGCGCATCCTTAGATAGTGGGGCTTAAGTCCACCGCCTTAGACCACTCGGCCATTGGTGCACACGAATACTTGTGGTTCGTCTTTAAATTATTTTCTCGTTTAATATGTAAGTAATCAAGTAATCGTAATCACAATAATAATGAGACGAACTGATTTTTATTTAGCTATTTTTTTATTTGCGGCTTTATTTTATTTTTATTTTTATTATATGCACCCACAGAAGTCATACCACATACAAATGGCCAATTCAAGAATGAAGCAGCGTAATTTGGCTGCAACTACCGCTAATCCAAGTTCGTTTAACAAGACGCTTGACGCAATTGTTATCATCTAAAATATATCTAAAATATAACCAACCATCGAATTTGCGGCTCTGTTACACCTCATGCGTTTCAACGGATGTCATGTAGTACATGCGGCGAATATCATTGAACGTCAATGTTAAGTGTTCAGTCTGGATAATTCCATCGGCTATATTGTGATGTCCCAAAGGAACTGTAGGACTCACAACCATGACATCAAATGCAAATGAAACTCTGCTATTGAATTCGCTATTGAATTCATCATTGGTAACTTCTGTGGCACCAATAATGTATCCAAACGTATTGACCTCGTCGGGTCGGTGGTGCCTGAAAATTTCCGAGTTGCGGCGGATAACGAACTCAAACATTTGAGAAGGAGCGCGTTGCGTGTACAGTGGCACATTTTCCCATATTTGCAACCATTCGACTTTTGGGATCAGTGTATACTGGACCATTCCTCCCCAAATTGAATCGGAAAACAACGTCTCATGAAATCGGTTTCGTAGAAATACGCACGATACAACAAGTCGATTGTATTGAATAAGTTCCAGTTCCATGGTAGAAAGATTCGACTGCTCGTCTCCATATTCAGGATCGGTTTGCATATCAAAACTGGTATCCGACACCAGTTCAGCATCTTGTGCAATATGCAAATACGAGTAGTCATATCCGCCTTCGAGATCGTTGTCATTGTCATTGTCATTGTCATTGTGATTGTCATCATCGCTGTCTATTTCACTTTCTCCATTGTAAGCAGCGCGGGCTGGCTGCGGGGTGTGAATCCATTCTTCAACGTCGCCATCTCCACCATTATCATTATCATTATCATGGGCAGAGCTTTCGATAATTTTGGCGCGACACATGGGACACGTGACTGACGTATCCGTCCAACTAATAAAACACTTCACGCAAAAGAGGTGCCCGCATTGTGTAAATACGTGGTTTGAACGTAATGGAAGTGCGTCGTAACAAACCGTACAATCTCCAACTGTTTCTTCGGGGCCTAGACCTGAAGCTAGACCTGGACTATTTGAAAGAGATACTGGCGAGATTGTAGAACATGGCGAAACTTCCACCTCACGTGCTCCAGTTCTGATTGCGGTGTTAATTGAGGTGTTAATGAAGTCAACCATACCGGAAGTGAAGTCGAAGTTCATACTCAAATTTCGAGGCATACAAGGTGAAACTGATTCGTCGGAGTCATTATCCGTATCTGTATCAGACGACTCGACCCCGTAGCGACGAACGACCGCGTGTTTTTTTGGAGCTCCGGGTACGCGTAACGTTCGTGTGGTCGCTACGGGCGATGACTCAACTGATACAGAAAGACGTTGCATTATTATTATTATTATTACCGTATTATTACCGATTGTAAAATTCCGTTGTTGCACTGCTATACACTATGCTACATTATGAAATTACTTTCAATTTTTTTTGATTATGCCGATGACATAAACGTATTGCTAGGCATAGAATGTTTATTGTACGGTATATTGTAACGTTCACACCACTCGATGCATTTTTGAATGTGTACCTTTTTACAGGAATCTACGCGATCGGGGAGTTTGCTATGAACAAGAGAAACCGTGTTAATAATGTTTTCAATTTGTTGCTGACCTAGAATGGCATTCACTTCTTCGATTCGATGTATGATGTGAAGTTTATGAAACGCGGTTGATCGCAGAATTGCGTCAATCGATACTTGACCGCTTGCAGACAATGATGTCAACTCATGAAGCCGTTTGAAAAAATTGCTAAATACTCCTACCATCGTATCATGATTTGAAGTTGGTCGTTTAAATCCCTTGCAAACGACATATTTTTCAGAATTTGCAACACGGCTTGTGTTTGGTTTAATAATAATCACCTCCGAATAAAACGATGCTAATAAATGAATAATGTCAATCGTAACGCGAGTAAATGTATCAAAAATTTTAAGAACAAACGTCCCGCCTGTTTTTTGGAGGGATAATGCGTACAACACTTCAGATACAACTAACGTTTGCGCCAACAACTCTTGATGGTTAAAGTCGGATGAAAAATCAAATCCTCCGTCCGCCGTAATAAAATCCATAGTGTGTTTGTATTTATCACAACAGTGCAAATAATTGTCCAGCGAAAGTAAATTTCCAGTTCCGTCTTTGCCGTACTCCAGTTTTACATATGGGTTCTTCTCTAAAAAAAATTTACTTTTTTTCCATCCCGGGCATGCGCTGTTCGGCGTCTCGTCAACTAAAGTCATTCCATAATACGTATCATTTGGGTTGGCGCGAAGGTAGCAAAGTGCTTCAATAAATCCCCCAGGTCCTTCAGCCAAATGAAATGACCGAATGCTAGTGTCCGCGTCTATATCTGGTTCTGGTTCTACCTCGGCCTCTCCTGTATCAGCGTCTACAACTATATCTTCAATACCTTGTTCTACAGTTGGAGTTGGGTCGTTGGGGTTCGTTTCAACAGGAGACGGAATGATCGTATTCGTATTTGTATTTGTATTTGTATTTGTAAAATCGTCCGCGTCGATTGGATGATGTTTATAAAACCCATTTGACTGGTACTTAGAGTGATAACTTTTGTTATAATATGGAGCGATTCCATTCCGATGCTGATGCTGATGCTGATGCTGATGCTGATGCTGATGCTGATATCCGCGATGGATGCGACTGGACCCAGAAGATCCCGTAAATGAACCTACGGTTGGAGAGTACCTGTAACCGTAACCATGACCATGACCATGGCCGTCTCGGTGTTTGTAGTCACGACTATGTTTGTTATAGGTATAACTAGTATAATGAGATCGGTTATAGTCATTGCATCGGTCGCTTGGAGGTAGCCGGTAGATGAACGCGGATGGAAGTAGTTTGCACTGTTTGACAATTTCGATCATTTTATAGAATGAACGCGACAGCGGTTTGAATCGGCTAACCGGATATTTATACCCAGGTACAGCGGTATGAATGTATTCATACGGGTTTGTTACTTTTTTCATATCATCCCAATCGTCAGGATTACACGTCTCGATTGTTTGTTTTGCACAGCATAAATGCGTATACACCGATCCCGAAGCAATGCATTCGCAACTTTGAGCTCCGGTAGTAAATTGAAAATCAATCATATCAAAGTTAAATTCGGAATCATCTGATCGTGCGTTGATGTATGGCGCACTCAAATTAAAAAAATTCATTGACGTAATGGTTAGTCATTACTGATGTATAACCATTAAGTAGTTTATAATACTTATTTTTATTTTACTTTTACGTTTACGTTTACCAATCATAACACAAAATATCGTTGCTGTATATAGAACATGATTCCTTTATCATTTCACTATACGCACGAGTGCCGCATATGAAAACGGATATGTCACTTGGAACGATGCGCCGGTTGGGTTTTTTAATCACACGAATAGATTCTTTGCCAGGCGAGTCGTGAAATGGGAGTCCGTCAACTAAACTACTCAAGTAGTCAATTACTCTTCCAGGAGTGAGTTTCATATTTTCGTTTGAAATAAATAGACTTTCGCAAATCGGGTCATGCGCGTCTTCATTTTGTAACACTGGTTCACGCTGAACGCGTAAAATCGCGTCTTCACGATCTCGATACGATGATAAAAAATGAATTTGATGCCGGTCAAAGTGTCCGCATTTTAACCAGCTCATTCCCATACTATAAAATGGCGTGATACCTGATCCACAAGAACACATCAAGATGATTGGCGTGTCTATTTTTTTACCATCGCATATAAATGACTGCACGCCAGGAGACGGGTCATAATATTTTCGTCCAAAGGGACCTTTTATAAAAACGGTCTGGTTCACGCGATACTTATCGCACAACAATGGAGATACTTCACCCCCATGGGTCCGCTTAATCAAAAATGTTGCGGTGTCTCCTGGCGTCAGCGTTGTTCCGCATTCAAATTCAAATTCAACTGGCGTATACGGACGTTTCAATGTATCAAAGTATAAGTTGAAATACATACCCGGTTTATAATTTTGATAGGTTTCACACATATGAATTACAATACGGTTAAATGTCGATGTTGGACTGGATACAGTATTTGATACGACGCGATGATTGGATTCTTCTCGACGAGCCGTTTTGTCAAATAAGTAACTGTGAATCCATAATCCAAATATAGTTACGGGAGTTGACCCCTTAAAGTGAAATGCATAAATTGTAGCCGCTGGAATTATGACACTTGGAGCAAGTAAAATAAATATGCGGACCTTTTCATAGTAGCGTGCATTACTCGTTGCATATTGTATCAGACAGCCTACAAATGATGTCAATATCCATAGCACATATTTATTCATTCGCGCATTGACCCGGGCATATATCATGAATATTCCAATAACACTGATGATGTACAATTTAACATCTGCTGCATTAATCAGGTATACGGTGAGTAAGCTTCCGCCATATAAAACATGGTACCAAAATGCCGAAATGATATTTTTACGAACAAGCGTCATTAAAAATGACGCGACTTGAATAGGAAACGCCACGGCCAAAATGTATGGCACGTGACTAAAAAGACACGCGGTAGTTGCCATAAATTGGGAATGCGTATAAAAATATTTGATCATGGTTTGAAGACGTGGATTACAGTTGCTCCAATATGGCATTGTGGCGGTTGTTGTTTCTTTACGATTTTCGCGAAACTGGCGGGTGCTGATGTCGGCGAGTTTCATAGAAAGTAATACGCTTGTAGTTCTAATAAGCATGTGTGCTATAATATTCGTACCAGGATTCAAGGACTGGGGTGGGGGTGTCTTATGTATAGAATCTGGATTTGGATTTGGATTCACAGGATATAACATTGAAAAATAAAGCATATTGATAATAAGAAAACTTCTGACTGCAAAAATGATGGAGTGTGCGCGAAACTCTTGCCATATCATGGGTAAAATTCCTGTACGCGTACGAGGAATAAGAAACTGTAATGCCGAAAGTGACAGCGCACTGTGCAGCCATGTTAGTCCAATGAATGTTGAATCCACTTTTCGAATTGTAAGCGTCGCAGTTGCTCCACTATAAAAACAGTCAAAAAATAAATAAAAATAGTTCAACAACGAGATAACCCCCATAGTCTTGTGAATGTGAAACTTATCTTCGTGCGTTACCAACTTAGATATTTTATTTTTGTTATATTCTAGTTTATAATCTCGTCTAAAACGAGGATCGTCTTCTGAAATTTCACCTATTTTATAATTACCCAACAAGTTTACGGCGTATTCGGAATGCCCAACCTCGTTAAATTTCAAAGTAAGGTCGCGAACACGAATTTCCTCCGGAGCGTCGGCGTCAGCGACGACGTTAGTATCGGCGATGTCGTTATTTTGGAAGACTGCATTTCCGCCGGGATGTTCTGGTATAAATGTGGTAATATCATATATATTATTATTTACAATGACTTTCATCTTTGGAAAGTAGAATACTCAAATACTTAATATATAAAAAAAGTGTTGTGATGTGAATAGTTATGTACATATCATATCATAATAACGTGTTTATATTGTTTTCAAATAAAGGGAATATATTGAGGGCTTGCGTTTTCGTACAATGTTACTTTAAACTGGTCATTGTACCCTTGAACATACACGGTGTCTCCGGTATATACACTGTCTACCCCAATTTCGGAGAGGGCGTTGCGGCCTTTAATAATAATTGGCAGCTTCATGGAATTGTTTTTGTCACTGATCGTGTAAAACAACCATTTGTCTCTACTTGTAAACAAGGGTTTCCCCATAAGTGGCATAATCACCGGATCGGAACTGGAAGAATTAGAGCCAGCATTTGCTTTAGTTAACAGTCCAATCTGCTGGTATGACGTATTTATTGCGGCGCCTATATTGGTTGATAGATTAATAGGGACACCGCGACTCGCATGAGAAGTTGGAATAACTACATCCTTTAGGGGTGGGGCATACGGGTTTGTTAGCGTGTCTCCTTCATTGTTTGTAAAAAATGTATTGGGTTTTGGATCAAAGCCGAGGCGAATACCGTTGCCAATACCAACAAGTTCCTGCGACTGCGGCTTTAATAATATACCGCTACCGCATGTATTTGACCCAGTCGCCGTGTTTTTGTAAAGGGTAATAATCATAAAGATAATAAAAATGAATACAAGACCGACGCCAATTGTTAACAGGTCAGACCCGGACCCGGACCGAACAGATTTAATTCTTGACAAAACCATTATATACTATACTATATACTATACAACTACAAACAAATAAATTCAAAATCATAAATAAACAACCAATCAATGTAAATGTTGATTTTTATAAATCTACTTTAAATATACTTTGTATACGGTCTTTAGCATCTTCATAATTCGGATAGGTTGTTGGATCGAGTTTGAGACTGGCGTATGCGACTTGAAGGTTATTCATTGAACCATTTATGTCATCTGAATTTTGTGGGGAGGTATTACATACCTTGTATAAGTCTTTTATTAATTGTTTTATATTTTCATGCTCATCGCCAACTTTCGCTAAAAGTTTTTCGAAAGTTATATCGCCGCTCGTTAAAAATGTATCGATACTCATAGTTTTTATACGTTTTATATTATACAACATATATTTATTTATTATTTTCAACCAACCTTAAATTTCTTCTGGTGGTCCGGCAACAATCATTCCTGTATTTTCAAACTTGTGCTGCTTTTGAATGGTTTCCTTGTATTTTATTGATTCTTCGGTTGTGTTGATATTTGGGAACGCTACCTGTATGTCCGACGGATATAACAACATATCTAAATTATAAACACCCGCAACACATTCCGATGGCGGCGGTGGATCACAATTCAATTCTACGTCATCCTTAATGGGCGGATAATAGGAAACTTTATGCATTTTGTAGAATGTCTGCGGGATTAGAAACGGAGGATAGGATCCCATTTTTATGTTAACACTTTGTAAAAGTTTACTTTCAGTATCGTCACCGCGCTCGTGAATCGATCCTGTACATTTTTTACTTGGAGGTTGTTTCGAAACATACGGTTTTTCCGGACCAAGTAATAATTCAGAAATACTAAATTTTTTATAATTTTGAATAATTCGTTCCTTCGTACTAGCTGGTTGTAATGACTCGGCGGCACCTGCACCTTCACCATTACCCGCGCCCCCGACTTGTTGCTGGTTATCTAACGCATCTTTAATCTTCTCTCTTGTTGATAAAACAATATTATCAAACATATTTTGGATTTCGGTTTTTTGTTGTAAACAACTAGCCGCAGAAAACATGGGTGCATCTTTCATTAACTTGTCCGCATTTTTCTGATACTCGCTAGTTCCTCTCACGCCATATCCTTTGCTTTGAAGCAATGCAAATTGTTGATTTTTTTTACCATTGCTTAAATATTTTGAAACCAAACTTACTCCCTTCAGCTCATACACATAAACGCGAAGTGTATAGTTTTCCAATTTTAATTCTTCACGTTTTTGCTTATACTTTAGTTCAGTTAACTGTTCTTCAACCTTTTTCTTCTCACTCTCTTTGGTTTTCATCTCGTAGCGCACGTACATGAGAGAATCGCGGGGATATGGGTTTTGTGAGAAAGAACCTATCACTAACTTGTTATTTTTTCCTTCAATGGTTTCCAATTCTTTTTTCAATTTCTCAACTGACTTCATTCTGGTCGTGTAATCTTCTATTTCTTTTTGATTCATCTCTAATAGCTGCATGGTGGTGTTGTTGTCTTCTTCATCTACGATTTCATCGTCGAGTTTATTACGAAGACTGTCGATTTTGGCTTTAGTTTCGTTAACTTTGGTTGTTAGTCTGGCTTCTAAAACGGCCACCTCCCTCTTATAGTCATTCACTTCACTAGACTCAACCTTGAATATAGTCCTCAATATGTGAATCAGTTCATCTATAATGTCAGTACTAATTTTGGCTCGGGTATTCTCTATTAATTTTGTCTTGTTTTCGAGTAACTCTATTTCCTTGTCCAAGACGATTTTATTACGTTCTTTTTCTTCAATCGGGCGACTATCGCGTTCAATCCTTTCCAAAATTGAAACGACTTCTTTACTGCCGTATCGAAGTTGATTGATTTCACTTACAATTTTATTTCTTTCTACTACTTTTTCATTTTCTTTATCAAGCGCTTTATTATATTCATCCCGCGCATATTCAACTGCGGTTAGGGTCGTCTTGTTAGGGGCCCTTTTATAATTATCCTTTGCGGATATCCACTCTTGTTCTTTATTTTTTCTAGTTATTTTTAGGACGTCAATTTCCTTTTTCAAGTCAGATGCTTCGGATTCTTTTTCAACGATAATTGTATCGCCCGATACATATTTTTTCACAGTTGTTGACCCAGATCCACTTGAGTATGAAATTTCATCTTTGTTATAAGTATCCAAATAATAACTTTGTGAAACAATTGTCGGTTTATCAGCTACAATGACTTGTATTTGGTCATTTTTACTGCCTGTTACAATGATTCTATTTTTTTGAAATAACAAGTTTACAATAAATGTTATGTTATTATTTATCATTCGAATTTTATCATCATCTACTAGATTTTGAGGTCCATTTGGAGGAGGAGGAGTAGCAGCAGCATTCGTTTTTTTTATAAGATCTCTTGCATATAATATGTAGTCACTGTACGCTTTTCGATCCACAAACACTAACGCGGGATTGCCTATTACACCTTTATACAATTTAATATATTTTTCAAAAACGATATGAACATTGTGAGTATCTGGCAAATATATTGCCATTCGAGCTGATGACGACGACGATGATGAGGACGAGAAAGAAGAAGAAGAAGAAGAAGAAGATGTTGCGGGAGGTAAGTCTAACATATATGGACGAAAGTCTATCTTTTCTATTACTTTTGCATAATTCACCCTGGCGTTCTTTATCTGAATTAAAATCTGAGACCGTTCGGATGGGTCCATCCCTCCTGTTCCCATTCCCGTACCCATCCCCGATAAAGATGATGACGAAGATCCAAACGACGAAGATCCAAACGACGAAAATCCCGAAGAAGGATACATCGAAATAAAAAGATTAATTTATTTTAAAAAATAACACTCTATTACTCTATTATTATTTTTTAACTATTTGTTTTTTGGTTTTATAGCTATATTATTTTATTATTTCAGGAAGAAAGTTCAAAAAAATTATGTTTTTTGAGCAATGATTCATTTCTTTCATGTTCTTTTTGCCGTTTTGCTTTTTCTAAAACCCCAATTGCTCGATTGATTTCAACTTCGGAAACAAACTCGGTGCTTTTCACTACTTCGCCTGTTTGTTTGTTTCGTTCTCGAATATGCTGGGGCAAAATACAGTATTCGCTTTTTTCATTTGTTAAATGGTCTGCGATAATAATGAAACATGCAGTAATAATAAGAGAATAGTAAATGTTGCGGGTTCCCATCCACGCAATTGCAAATACAAGAATTTCTTTTTTAAGTATTTCCTTTAAATATTCTTCAGTTGATTCGCTTAGGTTGATTTGTACGTATCTAGATCCAACATTCATAATCAACATAACCAACCCCGCAAATAGTGCGCTGTTATTAAGCTCTGAAATATAGCTATGCATGGATGAAAATGGCGACGCCGTGTCTGGTACGATAGAAATAATATCAGACTTCTTTACGTTTCCTGGGAGTTTTTTCATCAATATCGATACTATTAATTACCTAATCTAGTTACAAGTTATGTCCTACTATATACATTTATTTTAATTTTTTAATTTTTGGGTTAAACATGTTTCATGTTGTTTCATTATGTTTCATTTTTAAATCTAAAATCTAATTTTAAAGTATCTAAACTAAAATCTAAACTATTAAATAAGTGATAAGAGATTAGATAACTGATAAATAACTGATAGATAAACGATAACAGATAATAACTAACAGAATTATTATGGGTTCCGATGTCTCAAATACGGTACTTATTTTTTTAGGATTTGTTACCCTCATCGTAATAAGCGCGGTATCAGTAGGAATTCGAGAAATTGAAAAAAATTGGGCAAAGCATCGGTGTAATCCGGGCATAATGATAACTGCCGGGTTTTTCGGACATGACACGCAAGAGAACTTCATGTACTGTATACAAAATACGCAAACCGGATACATGAAGTATCTTATGGTTCCGTTTAATTACATGTTTACGCTAGTAGGAACGATAGCAAATCAGCTAGTAAAAAATATCCAAACCATTCGAAATTTCATAAATAAACTCAAAGAACAAATACTTAGAGCGATTCAAGAAATCATGGGGGTAGTTCTCAATGTAATTATTACATTTCAAAAGATTATTATAAGTATGCGAGACATGATGAATAAATTTGTAGGTATTTTTGCAACCCTGCTACATCTCATGCTTGGATGTCTCTGGACTGTAAAAAGCATGTGGGCCGGTGTGGCTGGAACCCTGGTTCGATCTCTCGGAACGGCATAAATATATTTTTTAAATAAAAATAAATTCAACTTATAAAAAATAATAACTATGTATGAGTAAATAAGTAAGAAAGTAACTAAGGCGCCGGAAAACAGCAAATGGCATCAACAACCCAAAAACCAATTTCACCCGAACTGCTTATAAATCGGGTTGCTACTATGTATAAAAAAGGCGGATTCTTTGAAAAATACAGCAAGGATCTTGTTATCACAGTCTTTGTTATTTTAGCAGTTTTGACTGCAATGACTTATTTCATCGTTGACGCAAATATGATTAACATTAAAAAATCATGGACGAGTTACCGATGCAAACCATTCATATTACCGTTAGCAGGGATCATAAATGCGCCACAAGATATGGACAAGTCAGAGTACACTAGTCAAAACTTTAACTTTTGTGCGTCAGCAATGTTTCAATTCGTGTTTGATAACGCGATTTCCGTTTTTTATTATATGGTTGCAACTGTAACAAATATATTCAAACAATGTCTTGAAGCAATTGAGCAAATCCGACGTTTATATGTTCGACTCAAGGAACAATTTTTAACTTTTGTGATTGAAACCGTAAGGAGTATTCTTAATTTCATTGTACCATTTATCAACTTACTTGTAAAATTAAGAGATATGATGCGTAAAATGGAAGGTGTTTTCCTTTCGATCATTTATATGCTGGGAGGAGTATACCTTGCACTAAAAAGTTTATTTGGTACAATTTTGACACTATGTATTATTATTATTGTAGTGTTATTGGTAATTTTAATTATTATGTGGGTACTGGTGGCAGTATTTTGGGCGGTTCCTTTTCTAGTGCCGTTTCATCCCCCGATTCTTGCCGCCGCAATTACATTTACAGTAACTACTCTTATTATTGTTATTTTATTTACAATTGTTGCAGTATTTTGCGGAATGGTATTTCAAACGAATAGTTCAGTTCCAAAAGTAGGAGGTAAAGCTAGTGATAAAATGAGTCAACATGGATAAATAACTACCTATTCGGTAGCCTTAAATCCGTTACTTGTAACATAAGAATAAACACCGTCACGTTCTGCGAAACATGCATTCTTATATTTTTTACCGTTACACCCGGCGACTTCAAGTAAATCTGGCGGACATTCTAACGTATAGTTTGGCGCTTTTTGTATACATACCTTAAATTCAGGTTCTGTGTTTTTATTTTCAATAAGCGCTTTTCGATCTGACTGACCAAACTTATCCAATGATAAAACCGATTTTATTCCACCAGTTATTTCATCCCATGTGTCCAAACATTCATCGTCCTTAAAACTATTTTCGGCAATTTCCCAGTTTGACTGCATACCTTCACATGCAGGTTTTACGATATCAAATTCAATAAATGCAAATAAAAGTAGTAAACCGCCTACCGCTATTAAAATCCAACTATGTATTGGTATTGTCATTATTAATATTAATTACTATTAGTTACTTAATCAATATTATTATTATAATTATTATTATTATTATTATTTTATTAAAATTGTCTTCGTATTTGCGTTTGTCTTACTTACTATCTCTAACGAAATTTAACGAACAACCAACCATGTATACAACCTATCGAATCGAGTCGTGGCATTGGTATCAACGGGTTCATTCTTCCACGGAACACACGATCGAGTGCTATAACAAACGATGTGAGGAAATTGGAAAACAAAATCCAGAAAATGTTATGGTATTGCGAGAAAATGTAACAAAAATTAATGGGTTTTACTTTTATGGAAATGGGTTTCCTTGTCAAAATTGTGCAGACACTGACGGATATGTTGATGTTCGAACCGGTAAAAAATATAAAAATTCCGAGGAGTTCTGCAAAGATATTCATTAGGCATTAGACACACACAAAGTCCGAAAAGTACCTGCTTTCGGTCATCCATTTGTTATACATACCTCTTCGCGTTTCTTGATTTTCGATAGACCGTACGCGTTTCAAAATTAAAATATATGCACTGTGTGCACCCATGTCTTCAAAGTCTAGAAATTTAGCAGCATACTCCTCGCGAAGTCGAATACTGGCGTCAAGATCCAAATTTGAAAAGGTCACCAACGCGTTCGCATTCGCAGCTTTGTAGTTCCGGTATAGTTCATTTGCTTGACTCAAATGGTCGTCGCAATATAAGTGTCTCGTTTTTGAAACAACAACCCATTCGCACTTGCAACCAGGTACAGTGCACCTTACATCAGGCGAACCTCTTCTTGGCATTATATTTCTGTTACGGATATTGAAAGAAACTCACTGGTCTTATAATGCATTGAATCATAAAATAAACTCAATTTTTTTTTACTTAGATGTAATCGACGTATCGTCAAGTTTTTTAACCTTCTTTTGTTTAATCATATTGCTCTTCCATGCAGTAATGACTGCGAATAACTTAGTAAGGTTGTCTTTAAAAATAATGCCATATACCAAAAAGCTAGTTACAGCAATAATATAATTGAACGGTTCTGTGAAAACATCAAACGCGACCAGTGCCATTCCGATTGTAAATATAAGTACAAGCATTGGAACCACTTCGAAAAATATTTTTTTCCAGTTTTGTAAGCTTCTGAATAATGGGTAAATCAGTAACTTTCCGAAAAACATAACCGGTTGGATAAAATAGCTTGCGCCTGCAAATGGAAATATAGTGAATGTTCCGAACGTCAATGTAAGCCCCAGACCTTCAAGAATACGTCCAAGGTGTGTCTTTTTTGCCGTATCATATTCTTTACTCCCTTCTGTTATCTTTGAGGTAATTTGATTGTAAACGCTTCCTACTACCATGAGTAAAGGTCCAATGCCAAGTAAGTAAAATGCAACTAGAAGTAAAAATACAATTGGCAGAATTAGACCAACCATAACATTTGACATGTATGCATAATCGCTTTCTTTGTCTTCTTTTGTAATGTCATCGGTTGGACTAGGCATTTTGTTAATCATGAACAGTTTTAACCATCGTAAAATCCATTTCATAATGGTTCTAGTTTTTGAAAATGAGAAAAAAATCGAACTCGATAACCATTCTCCTAAAATATCAAAGAGTGTTTTTCCGTATCCATAATTTGCTATAAAGGAAGAATCTTGTTCTTTATCATAATTTGCCAAGTGGGTATCCTTATCCTTAATTTCTTGAGTTCCCCACGTATATGGCCACGATGATATTTTATCATCTTTATCATATCTAAGTTTTTTTACAATAAATGATTCTTTATTAGAGTCGTCATCATCGTTTTCTTTGGCACTAGTTGCAGCTTCTGCAGCCTTCTTTGTATATTCTTGCTGCATATCTTTATCGGGTATACCTCGTTTCCATTCAAAACCATACGGCGCCTTTTCGCTGTCATCTGGAAATAGCAAGTCAAGTTCAGGTGCAATCTCGTTTTTAAAATCATTTTCACCGTTTGCTGTTTCATTATCCGGGCGAACGAATGATAGTATACTAACAGCTATCCATGCCCATAATACCACAAGCACGAAAATAGACAAAATAGCAATTAAAAACTTTTTAATACTACTCTTAATGGTGTTTATAAGATCTTCCGCTTCATTTACACCTCCTACATTTGCATTCAATGTTCCAGCTGGGTCAAAAACTGCTGAAAAAATAGGCGAAGGTGTCATAAAATTAATATAGTATATGTTAAATTACAATTACACAGTTACAATAACACAATATTTCAATTTCAATAGTTAGTTACAATTACAATGTACAAAGCAAAAATAATTTAACAATGAACTTAACTTATGAATAAAAATACAAATTATTTATAAAATAACTTATTTTGTATTTTTATTTTGTATTTGTATTTTGTATTTTGTATTTTGTATTTTGTATTTTGTATTTTGTATTTTGTAGTTTGTATTTTGTAGTTTGTATTTTTGATTTATCATTTTAATATGATGTTGATTTAGGTGCAAATTCGGTAATACTCACTCGTAATTGATGTTTTACTAGGACGCGTTATTTTGCATACTTGACCTGGTCGTATCCCGATAGCTTGTGCGACTGGATCATATCTTGAAATGTTGGGAAGCTGGTCAATATCTGTTATGTTAAACCGCTTCAAAACCCTTTCTGTTTCAGACTTGGACAAAACTTCGTGCTGCGGTACATACTGATGGTTCAATATGTTGAACTGCAACTGGTCTAACGTGAATATAATGATAAAGTAGTTATATTGAGCCCACATTTGGTTGAGAAGTTGGGTGACTGTTTCATTTGCAGGTTGCTTTGTGACAATGATCAATGTGTCATTTCCAGTTGAAAGCACGCTGTCGAGCGTGAATAAGTCGTCAACCACATTATGAATGTCCCTAGCCGCAAGACGCTGTGACGTAAAATACTTAACGTATACGCGTCTCGGTAGTTCTTTATCTGAATTTTCGATAAGCATGTCGAGTTGGTCATTTTGTTTCATAGTATGCACTTCGTGCGTACCAACACCTTCATACTTTTCGGTATCATACCCCTGTCTCCGCAGAAGCTCCAGTAAATTTTTTCTCGATTTATAAATTGCAATATTTGCACTTGTGGACTGGTCCTTGTTGTCTTTATCCTTCTCTTTATCCATTGAAAATCAATTCAAATACCCTATATACTATATCTATATATCTATATATCTCTAATGTAATATTTATTCTACAACACGTTTCAGCTTTAATCAATTTTATGCCATAATCGTTTTTAATAATTATTCATTATTTATTTTTAATGTTTTAATGTTTTAATGTTTTTAATGTTTTTAATGTTTTAATGTTTTTAATGTTTTAATGTTTTTAATTCTTTAACAATGTTATTAACAAAGTAATTTAATAATAATTCGTAGTAAATAACGTAAACAACAATAACAATAAATTAGTAAATTAGTAACATAATTAATCAATTACAATCAATTAATAATTATCGGTATATATTTTAACGCATACTGAACCCAGTGTAAACAATGGCAAAAAAAGATGACCCACCCCAAACAGAAGTTAACTTTGATATTACAGCTCTTCAGTGGGACGTTATCGATAAATACTTTTCACACGACAAACAAATACTTGTAAAACATCACATTTCGTCATATAACCTGTTTATGAAAGAAGGCATACCAAAAATTTTTAGAGACGAGAATCCGATTTCTCTTGAATTCAAAGAATCGGATAGCGAACGGCGAAATGCACCAGACGCGCCAATTCTTTATAAATGCAAGCTTTATTTAGGCGGAAAGGATGGCACTGCAGTGTATTTTGGAAAACCCATCATTTACGACTACACCGATGATGCCGCTATAGAAGATTCTGAATTTAAACATTATATGTATCCCAACGAAGCCCGTCTTCGAAACATGACGTACGCAACAACGATTCGAGTTGACGTAGATGTCGAGATGACGTACCCTAATTCAGAAACGGATGAAACTCGCGATAACTACCAACCGTTCATCACAAAGGCGTTTACCATTCCTAAAGTTCGATTAGGAAAATTACCGGTCATGGTTCAATCCGATTTTTGTATTTTAAGGGGGCTCGCGCCAGATGCGCGATATTACATGGGAGAATGCAGAAATGATCCGGGCGGTTATTTCATTATTGACGGTAAAGAGAAACTCATTATTTGTCAGGAAAAATTTGCAGATAACTTGATAAATGTTCGCGTACTAGGCGTAGAAGGGGAAACAAGCGGTAAAGTTTATACCCACTCCGCCGACATTCGAACCGTATCCGAAGATCCATCAAAGCCTGTAAGAACCCTATCGATTCGCGTTCAAGCGCCGAGTCCAACGTACACTCATGGAAATATTGTCGTTTTTATTCCCAATGTGAGAAGCCCCGTGCCACTTTTTATCGTAATGCGCGCACTGGGTATTGAAAGCGATAAGTCAATTCTTGAACACTGTTTGTATGACATAGAGTCTAATCAGCAGCTCTTAGAGCTTTTTATTCCGTCAATACATGATGCAAATCGTATTTTCACTCAACAGCAGGCGTTGGCATTCATTGGAATGTTGACAAAACTTGGAAATGATAAGAACGCTACCCCTGAAAAAACCATTATTTGTGCTCATGAAATTTTAACTGACTATTTTTTACCGCAAGTTGGCGACATGAACTACCAGCATAAAGCGTACATGCTGGGATTTATTGTGAACAAGCTCATTCGAGTGGTAGCAAAAATAGATCTTCCCACGGATCGAGACAGTTTTCTGAATAAACGCGTTGATACTTCCGGAATGTTGTTATATGACCTGTTTCGAGAATACTATAAAAAACAAGTAAAAATCATTCGCCAGTCTATCGATAAAATGTACTACTATGAAGACACTGGTAAGTACCAGGGCGCTGGATTTTTAAACATGATTATAGGCGACACGTATCATACGCATTTCAAAGATTTAGAATTAGAACGTGGTATACTGCGAGCGTTCAAGGGTAGATGGGGGGATACGACACAAACAAAGCGAATTGGCCTTGTTCAAGACGTAAATCGACTTTCATATAACTCGTTCATCTCACACCTTCGAAAAATAAATTTAGAACTTGGAAGTGAAACACTGGTTAAACCTCGGTTACTTCACTCGTCTCAGTGGGGAATGATCGATCCAGTAGATGTCCCGGACGGAGCAAATACTGGTCTTCATAAGCATCTTTCGCTTGTCGCGCATATCACGAGCGGATGTTCCGCGCAACCCGTAATAAACTGGTTGAAAGAATACAACTTTGTCCGGTTTATCGACGAGTGCTATCCTATACAACTGTTTCAGTTAACCAAAGTTATTATTAACGGTACGATTTGGGCGGTTACAAATAAGCCAGCAGAGTTGGTTCAAACATTTAAATTTTGTAGACGCGTTGCAACTATACCCGTTTTTATAAGTATTAGTTGGCGATATTCTGTTAATGAAATTCATATCTTTACGGACGCCGGTCGATTATGCAGACCGCTTTTTTATAACGATTCCGGAACGTTAGATGTTGACCTGGATTCTACCGATGATCCGTCTACATCTGCCGCATTTCTTCGTAAACCATCCACTGTTTCAATGCCAATGCCAACGCCCAGTTACATACGTATGATGACTCGCAGTCCCGCAGATGTGAAAACGTGGACATGGGCCGATCTTGTTTCCGGCACAATGAAAAAGAGGATTGAAGATTTCAACTATGAAAATTATGAGTTCTACCAAATAGACGAATTATACGGTATGGAATCTGAACCCGACACCTCGCGTGCCGCCATGCCAACTCCAACTCGCACATTAGTTACGCGTCTTAAAAATAACCAAGCAATTATTGAATACTTGGATCAATCTGAAACTGAGTCGTCTGTTATAAGCATGGACATTGAACTCACTCCAAGTGAAATAAAAACACGTAATGAACTGTTAAAAAAGGATAAAACGCATGCGCAAAATGCGTCAACATTTACTCACTTTGAAATTCATCCTTCGCTCATACTGGGCGTTATGGGCAACCAAATTGCATTTGTTGAAAACAATCAGTTTCCTAGAGACGCGTTTGGTTGTGGACAAGCCAAACAAACCGCATCACTTTACCATACCAACTTTTTTTCAAGAATAGATAAAATGAGCATGGTTATTAATAACGGGCAAATACCTCTTGTTAAAAGCCGGCTTTTAGAATATATCAACAATGAACAGCATCCCAATGGTGAAAACGCGATTGTAGCTATCGCGTGTTATAACGGGTATAATGTTGAAGACTCGATCTTGTTCAACGAAGCGTCTGTAAAACGCGGTCTTTTCAACATTACGTATTATAACATGTATGAAGACTGCGAAGAAGATGACCCTGAACCTGGCTCTACTGCTAAAAGTTTTTTTTCAAATTCATTATCAAGTTCGGTTCGAGGTGTAAATAGTGAACACGATTATCGGAATTTAGACCCGTCTGGTATTATAAAAGAAAATACCAAACTCAACGAAAAAATGGTTGTAATTGGAAAATTAAAAAGAGGAGAAAAATCTTCAAGTGCCGCAGATGGCGACCTTTATACAATTCCGACTGTCGCAAAAAAGGGACAGTTGGGATACGTGGACCGCACGTATATGACAGAGGGAATGAAAGGTACCCGCATCGCAAAAGTTCGCGTTCGAGAGCACCGTTATCCGGCTGTAGGAGACAAGTTTTGCTCAAGGTGCGGTCAAAAAGGCACAGTAGGCTTCATTGTTCCTGAACGAGATATGCCATTTACTGCTGATGGTATACGACCGGACCTTATTGTTAACCCGCACGCATTCCCTTCGCGTTTAACAGTGGGTCAATTGATAGAAACTCTTGTAGGAAAAGCCTGCTTGTTTACCGGAACGTTTGGGGACTGCACTGCATTTTTAAAAACCGATCCTATCACTCGCGGAAAAACGTTTGGGAACATTCTCACGCATCATGGGTATCATTCTAGCGGAAACCAAGTACTATATAACGGAATGACCGGAGAACAAATTGAATCGGACATTTTTATAGGACCGACGTATTACATGCGGTTGAAACAAATGGTGAAGGATAAAATAAATTATAGACGAACGGGTCCCAACACGGCGCTCACGCGTCAGCCGGTACAAGGACGTGCAAATGATGGGGGGCTTCGTGTTGGTGAAATGGAGCGCGACTCGGTGATTTCTCACGGAATTTCTCGGTTTTTACAAGAATCTATGATGAAACGAGGGGATCAATATTACCTTGCAATATGCAACACCACTGGAATGATAGCGGTCTACAACGAGTCGCAAGATTTGTTTATAAGTCCAATGGCGGATGGGCCGATAAAATATGCAGGAAACATGTCAGAATTGAAATCGGCGCAAGTGGTAAATGTTACTCGGCATGGTCGGTCATTTAGTATAGTTCATATACCCTACTCTTTAAAACTTCTCATTCAAGAGCTCCAAGTACTAAACGTTCAAATGCGCATTATTACGGATGCAAATATTGACAGTATTGAAAGCATGGCAGCGTCTAGAAACATTGAAATGTTGATGGAAACAGGAGCCGACTTGTCAACGGTTGCCACGGAAACCGCTCGGGCATTAGGTGTAGAAAATATCAAAACAAACATGTTTTCACATTTAAAGCATAGCATGAATGATGCAGGTCAAAATGATAATGCGAACGATGGTAATAACGATGACGACGACGATGATGATCATGATCGCGATGATGACGATGATTCGGTTTCAATTGCAACAAATCCAAATAAAAAACAAGATTCTACTCGGAAAGATAAAACTAAACGAAAAGCAAACGAATTTCCAAATACCTTAGGGCTTCCTTCTTCTGAAAGTATAACGGTAGTTGAAAACAATGGATGGGCTCTTTTACCGGAACTGGGCGATCGTTATGGGGAAACCTTCGCATCTATCGTAACAAATGAGTCTGGAAAACCTACAGAGTATTGGCACACAAATAAACACAATGGTACATATCCTGATCGATATCCCGACGGATGGCTTCCGGGTCCAAAAAATAAATGGGAATCGTCTCGTCCTCTGGAACTAGAAGATAAAGTAGATGCGCTGAAGCGCTTTCCTCCGCCTACTCGTAATAACTTGAAAATTGCGCATGAGTATATACTTCAATACAAGAGTGACAAGTACCCTAAACTTCCTTTTCTTTTCAACAAATCAACCGTTTCGAATCCGGAACATGATACCGGAATTGGAACAGTAACAGAACCTGGAACGGGGTATGACAAAAATGAAATGTTTGAGGGCGACTCAGTTGCAGTGTTACACTCGCAGCTAATCAATGTGGGGAAGCAAATTTCAGCGATTGAGTTGAACATTCAACAAATTGACCAACGAAGTATGAATGACGACGGTGTAAAAAATTACAGTAAAGACGATATAAAAGAGCTTGAACGACTGGTTAGACAGCTTGTTTCATTGCAATCAAATAAAGATCGACTCACAAAACAACTTTCAGACGAACAGTTGGTAAAATCAATTACATCAAACATTGTATCGTCCAATACCTCGACCCCGACACAGTTGAGCAGTGATACGCCTTACAGCCCGCCTTACATTTCAAGCAGCCCACCTTATACGGCAAGTTCTCCCATATCTCCAATGATGGCCGCAGTGCCGATGCAAATGACCGCAATGCCGATGCAAATGACCGCAATGCCGATGCAGCCTACGATGGTACCAGTACCCGTTCAAGCTACACAATTTCAAAATCAATCCAAACCTATTACTGGCCAAAATATAGACAATCCATCTTCTGACGAAACATCTACCACTAAAAAGATAATACTAAATACTTAAAATTAAAATATCTATCTAAGATACGAATTGGTTGAAACTGTAAAAAAAATTGATTTCATTTTACAATTACTCATTTGGTTACATTAGGCAATCTTATCAAGAACACGCATAATATAATGTTTTCAAAACTCAAATCTGGTTTCATTCCTCACGGGAGTGTGTCAACAAAAAGCGAATGTGACAGTGTTCGATACGAAATTGTAAAACTAAGTTCGATGATTTCGTCTGAAGTTCGAACTCACGGAGTTTCCAGTTTTCCGCAAATCAATTTTGACTCCAACTCTGAAGACAAAGACGACGGCATCGATGAAATCCGGAGTAGCGCAGTTATGGGAAAAACAACTGTAGCCGCACTTGCAGAGGTCGTGTTGACCGAGACAATTTACTACCATCAACTAGGCGAAATTGGCTGTTTCTTGGCTACTGCATTTTCAGAAGAAGAGGAAAAGAACCAAAAACAAAAAGGACCCCCTCAACCTGACCAAATTGATGGAGACTGCGACTGTTTTGACAGCGACTGTGATTTCAACTGCGAAAATGAAGAGCAGAAACCGCAGTCTATTCTAGCCGCAAATCTACTGATTGCTAGCGGCCGCGTTCGCAAGACAGTGATGGAACTAACTGATATGCTGGACATCTCTTACACGCTACTCGGTCCTGCGGGGTACGTTACGGATCCACATAATGCCCAGTCCATACGGAATATGTACGGACTTCTCCTAAGCCTTGTCTATACGCGGGTTGGAGGCAGTTCGTACGATGCTGACAATGGAGACACAATGTTGAACCTTCGACGCGGAATTCTTTCAAAATTGTGCGAAATTTCACAAGACGCGTGGACGCTAATGAATCTGTGCGGCATGCTTCAGACATTCAGGTTGAGACCATCGATTGGAAGTTCTCCACTTTTCGACACTGTTATTGTTACGCCTACTGAAAGCGTGTTTGGAAACAATGGATGGCGGCCTGTGTTACAGGCTGCCGTAATGAGGATGCCGTCGATGTCGTCGTCCGCCGAGTCGTCCGTTACAACAGCAGTTACAGATTCCGTACCGACCGGACACGAGCTCTCGGTCGAAGAATTTGAAAACGATGACGTTCCAAGCGTTGTTCCTCCAGGATACGCTCCAAAACGGATGAAGGAGTTTGACAATGACGACGAAAACGATGATGTTCCATGTTACGATTAATTCGAATTTGAAAAATTTGAAAATATTTAATATTAAATATTTACATAACAGTTTACAGGTGGTACCATATATGGATTATGGTAAGTTTAAGGTAAGTTTTTTTATTCACTTGATGAAGACGAAGATGATGAAGATGATGAAGATGATGACGAAGATGATGAAGATGCCGAAGATGATGATTTAAAAAACCCATTAAACGTGTTACTCATACTCGCGGTATAATTTGATATGTCGCCATATACAACAATCACAATAATAATAATTACTGAAATTATCCCCGAAATAATATATTTATATGTTTCACTGATCACCTGCAATCGAGTATCTTCTTCTATTCCGTCAATAATTTCTTTTTTATTTATTATTTTTTTTATTTTACTATGAACTCCGTCGTAACGATCGATGAGCCCAGGATTTGATCTTCCAGTTTCATCTACCCATTCAGTTACTTGCATTTCTGGGTCACTTTGAATAAAATTATATTGTTTAATTACGTCAACTGCCGAGTTTATTCTTCGTGAAATTTCATTTCTAAAATCGTTTATTATCGTGTCTAATGACGCTAGTCTCGTCGTATGAGGTTGAACTAATTCATCAACACCACAAAGTGTCTGTTTATTCATTTTAGGATTTTTAGTATCTATTGGGTAATGATCAAGCAGTTTACTATCAATTGCAACGACTTGCATATTAGCCGGTTTCATACACGAACTTGATACGTTTTTGGGTTTAAGTAAACGTTTATATAATTGTTTGCTGTTATCTCGAATTCGATTCGATGAGGGAAATATATTTTTATCCTTTAAAAAACAGGTTGTCGGATTTTCAGTGTCTACAACAAATCCTCCGCAATTTCTTCGAGATGTACACTGGTCAAAACAATAACTAATATCACCAGACTCGTTCGCAATTTCTTCAAGATCATTTCCTGGGTTATCGTAATTTACTTCTCTTCCCGCAACATCATTATCTTTTATTTTGGAGTACATCGTTCCTAATTCTAAATTTTCATTTCCAAACATTCTCCGATTTCCGTCAATTGATATGTTTGCAACTTTATCGCGATTCAAAATACTAACACCTCGTAAAGAATACAATGCTGCACTTTTTACTTCTCCAACATCGTCGGTTCCTTTCATGACGATACTGCCATTTGAAAGTGTTTCTTCATCTGATCGTATTTTTAATGCAAAAATTTTGAATTTTGAATCAACTGGATCAAGAGCAAAAAAACAGTTCCCGGTTTCAGAACAAATATATTCTCCTGGACCAAGCGTATCTCCCGGATACATAAATCTCACAAATTTTTGTTTAAGTTTAAATCGGCTAGGTAATCTATCATAAAGTATCATTGTGTTCAGTTGCTTTACCAAATGAATAGGTTGCTTACTGTTTACTCCTTCATTCGTCTGCATATTGACGTTTCCAACTGGAGTTGGAGTAAAAAAAGTTTTGAGGTCTCTACCTCCGCCATCAGTAAATGCAATGCTTCCATCTATTTTAACTTCAAACCGATAATTCAAACATGCACTATGTTCTTGTCCACAGTCAAATGATAGTATATTCCACATGCCAAGATCGGATTCGGGTATATTTTTATTTTTTTTACCACACGTATAATCGGCTACTACTTTCTTGTCGCAACCCCATGCCGGATCCCAATAACCACTCGAGGTGATTGGTCTATATTGAAATGATGATCGTCCTATCGCAGGGTTTAACCAATCATTAAGGTTATTAGCGGTCACCTTCCAAGGATAATATGGCACGGCAACTCCGCCGTACGCGTCATATGTAGGAAGAGGAGGAGGAGGATTACGTCTACTGCTACCGCCTCCCATAGTATAAAAAACGTGTCTCTATAAATGTTTATAAATTTTATAAATATTTTAAATACTCTCTTTATATTTTACTTTTTATTTATATTTTTAATGTTTTATGAATTTCAACATTAAAAACTCTAAACTCTAAACTCTAACATCATATACGCTAGTTGCCCCTTTAGATTGAACTACACTGTTTCTTATAAACGGTCCTAACCAGTGTGCTTGCCATCTCACTAGGTGTTGATTCTGCCTATATGTTTTCTGTATGCTGTTGCAATTCATTCCCCATGAACCTGAAATCTTAGTAATAACTCCGCCTTTTGAAAAATCGCAATCAGGTAATGGGGTATCTTGACCAATACTATATATAATATTACCAGGATTTGATGATGGATATTGAGTGTTTAATATATTCAACGTACCATCTTTTCCAAAATGCAAAAGTCGTTGATTGCCTTGATATGATCGATTTGAAGACTGAGATGGAGTTGGAAGAGCTGATTCAGGGCATGGAAATAAGTCAACCCCTAGTCCAGCCAACCTAGCTTCCCAAAGCGTTTGTGGGTTGATGTAGCATTTATTTCCAGTATATGCAAAAATGGGAGCTCCTTTATCTTCTGCACGTTTTAAGCATGTTTCATAACTAACTGTGTCTTTCATATCAGTCTGTTCTTCGTATCCGGTACTCGAAGGCGTGCCAATGTTGTATGCTCCTACATATTGAGCTCCGGTTGCCTTACTCGGATAAACAACCTGAACATTGACCCCTTCATTTCCGCATGCTGGAAGAATTTTTCCACCTATCTTTTTCTTAGTACTTCCAAGAAAAACATCAGGTATTTTTGATCCGGCAGCATCAGTATTTGGATCCTTTACAAACGCAGATCCAACATAATCATTAATTGGGTTAGTAGCATTGTAAGAAAATCCTGTAGGAAGTGGTTGAGGTTGAGTTGTAATTGGACACCCATACTTTCCAGAAGACTCGTTCATTGTAGCTTGATCACTCCACGGTTTAAACAGTCCTTTATCAGTTACATATCCGTTTACAGCCGCCCCATTTTGAATCAACGTTGTTTTTTTCAAAACGCTCATATTTTTTCCACCATATGGATGTTTTTCAGAGCCACTTGTTGCTGCTAAAAATTTTTCAGCATTTGCTGTTTGTAATTTTCTGACTTGCTGAGCCGAATTCATTGCATTATTTAGTGTGCTAGTGTCAATAGTAAAATCATTATCAAACTGCGAATTGAATGATCGAGTTTGTCGTATACTATTTGAAATTGGATCATCTACCTTAACTTCAGTAGGTCCTTTTCGGCAAGTTTGTGCAAACACCGGCATATGTTCGTATATTCGATATTCGTGTATACTCTACTTATATTACAGTATTTTATTTTATAATATCTATAGCTTATATTTTAAAGTGTTTGATTTGGTTATTTGGTTATTTGGTTATTTGGTTATTTGGTTATTTGGTTATTTGATTATTTGATTATTATTGAAAAACTATTTTTATTTTATCTTTCAAGCTGTTGTAGTATATAGTTGCGTTCATACCATATCTAGAAACAGAAACATTCAACGACGTTGGTTCGCGGACTGAAATGTCATTTACATATTTATGAATAGCGTCTTTATTTTTTGTAAAAAGGGTTCGCATGACTTCAATATAGTAATCATAACATGCCGCCGGAAGTGGAATATATCGTTTAAATTCAACAGGCTCTAAAAGTTTGCACATGGCAAAATCGATGTTTTTATATTCGATAAGTCGATGATAAGACTCACAATCTGCGTGTGTAATTGTTACACCAGGTTCATGCAATAAAGGCGCGGAATCCATAATTGAAATCATCGTAAGTAAAATCGACTTAAGTGTAACGCACCCCGTCCACTGGTCTCCTCTCCAGTTTCCTAAAATGGACAAACATACATATCCATTTTTGTAGAAATTTGGATGCATTCGAGTGGTTCCATCATTTGAAAGAAATTTGAATACTGGAGGTTTATACGGATAGTCTGGAGGAAATGTAACCTTGAAAAAATAGTAACCGCCGTAATATAATGTTCCAGGTTGACCATACAACATTGCGTGTCCGGTAAGAATATCCTCACTGTCATGCATGTAATAAATACCATCTCCATGTAATGGAAATTGCATAATTTCTCTTACATCGCTTAGTATACGCTTTGCAGAATCTTTACTTATATGAATGACGTCAGAAGATGCCATATTATTACAAACGTAAAACGTGATATTATTAACTGGATGAGTTGTTTTTAACTATATTATCCAATTTATTTATCCAATTATCCAATTTATTGTTTGTCGCGTTTTTTTTTTGTTTTTGTTTTTGAGTTAACTTTTTTTTGACTTTTTGAAGACTTTGAAACCGTTTTTGTTTTCAATTTTGAAAGTACTTGACTATTCGCAACATATGTGAGAGGAGAAGTGCTATTAGTAACGCGGGTACTATCGGGTTTGCTTGACTCGTCAACTCCATGCACAATATCTACTTCCGGTTTAACACTTATTGGATCAAACATATCAAGACGACCAACGCTTCGTTTTTTACGCTTTAATACGGATTGTTTTTTTCGTATGTTTCTAACTCGTGTTCTAACTCGTTCAAATGGGACGTACCGTAAAAATAGTTTTTGGTACTCTGGGTTTGTTTTATCACCTTTAAGTTCCAAATACTTGTTTGCCTTATCTCGTCGAATCGATTCCAGCGTTTCTTGTACTCCGTAACACGAGCTTCCAAAACGTTTAAGAAGACCTGACTGAATTAGACGGTTTTTGTTTTGAATATAAAATAAAATACCAGCCAAGCATAAGAGACGGTCTCGATTATAATAGTATCTTCGAGCATACGAAAATGCCAAGTAAAACATCATCATCGTGTCGATACTTGCAACTTTTATAATCTGATTATTTAGCTTTATTGTATTGTAGCTGTGACACGCGGTAGGTTTATAAATCAGAACAATAATATGGTTTCCTACTGCAATTTTGTAATGATCAAGAATAATTTCCCCAATTGGAGGAAGTTTTTCAACAACAATATTCTCAAACCCGTTTGTTTTAAGTGTAAGCATAATAAGATTTGCTAGTTCTTTAGGATTGTTTGATAAAACATCAAATTCTCTACTTTTTGTCAGTTTATGCCTATCGTTTTTAGGCAAATATTTACTGTACAGTATGTCAGCGAATCCTCCAATAAAGACAATATTGCTATTCATAAGAACTTTTTGAGTAACATCATATATTTTTCGATGAAGTCGTTTTTTACGAATATCGGTCTCGGTAACATCAGCGGATTTTGAATGAGTTGATTTTTCAGACGAATTCGAATTTATCGAATTTATAGACATTGCAGAATCTCCATCCCCATCATTGTCATTGTCATTATCGCTCTCATTACTCGGTTCTTCTCGTTCATTTGAAGCATTGGCAATAAGTCTTGAACAGTTTACAAGTTTCATAGGATACACTTTATTCAAAAGCGTAAGTCGTTTCAAAACCTTTTCCCATCTCGATACGTCTCCTTCAGGTCTAGACAACTCAAGGTACATTGCCATTCGTAAAAAATTTGTTGGCGCATACCGAATTCCATGTTTTATGTATGACTTTGCAGCGAGTACGTTGAATAATGACGACTCCATATGAGTTATGTCCGCAATTGGAGTAAAATTAACAAATACTTTGAACGTTCCCGGATGAGATCCTGATTTTGATTCTACTTCGTTGTAGCCCATGTTAAAAAAAATGTCGGCCAATTCTTTTGAGTCATCCAACGCATTTGGAGAATAAAAATCATAGTCTGGAACTTCGATATCATTATTGTAAAACCTATATTTTTCAGGAAGAATTGCATTAATTGCTGTTCCTCCATAACACACCAATTTTTTTTCACGAAGAAACCGTTCAAGACGACCAATTATTTTTTTTATTTCAGGTGACTGCGCCACTTTTTTACCCGTTCTAGATTCTATTTTATCCACCGCAGTCCTTAATATATCAATTTCGCGTTCTTCTATTTTTTTCAATTCTCGTGATTTTGATGACATATTTAAATTTTTAAAAATTTAAATTTTAAAATCTAAACAACCGTGGTATAATATATCATTAGATAACATTATAATACGCTTACCTTTTTTACTCCTTTATACATTTCTACACTTTTATTACCCAAGTGAATATGTACCGCCAGTTACAGTAGTTGCTGTCTGTTTTGACGAGAGTGTTTCGGTAGGATCGACTGGGTTAGGTTCTTTGAGTATAATTGGAACATATCTTAATTCTTCCGGTTTCAAATAAAATGCAGATCCGAATGATTGAAATTTTTTTAAGTAATGAATCATATTTGCGTCATAACTTTGAAATGCCATACACACCATTTGACATCCAGCGTTGAATGAAAGAGTTGCCGGTTCAACATTTTCACACTTTTTTGAACGCTCAGGAACAATATACTTTATACTTTTTTTTGCGCTTTCTCTGATACTTGTGTTATTTGTATCTTTAATTTTTTGAAACGTGTATTTCGACACGTCCATTGTAATCGTCATATTTACATACTCATACAACGGGGTGCGTTTGTAAATGTCTTTTGTATTATTATTATCTGACCCTGGGTTCTCGTCTATAATAATGATTACCTTGTTCATAAAATTCGAAAGCTTAATGCTTCCAATATCTTCACGCGAGTACGAAAAACGAGGATCGAGCATTTTTGAGGCAAGGTTATTTTTAAGAATTGTCGCGATTGATTCATAAATCATAACGTTTTTACTTTTGATACGAAGACATAAAAACAATGGATCAGAAGGATTTTGACACCCGTTTGATGAAAATGCAAGCTTTTTTATAGTAAGGATTGCGTCCGTGAATGTGATGTAGTTGTAGACTTCCTTCATAGAAAACTCCGCTTTAGATGATGCCGCAACCACTGGGACGCCGTCTACTGAATAAATTTCAAAGTCTAATACACGCGCCCCCTGTTTTATCACACATTCTAATGCAGTCGTTGATACAAAATCAGCAGAATAATCTCCTGAACAGCAACAGTTGTACGCCGTCATAATATAGTAGTCTCTAAGTAAGTATGCAAACCGGTCTTCAAAATCGTTTATGGGACTGGGTTTAACAGATTCTTCGTATTCAGCGAGCATGCTCGCGTCATTTCTTTCACGTTTTCCACGGGTCCAAACGACAATTACAATAAATATACACGCGATTACGGAATTAAGAATAAGACCGCCCAAATGAGCTGTAGTTGGAGATATTTTTTGGACAGCACCGGTTACAGAGCTTGCTATACTAGATGCCGCTCCGGCAATACCGCCGACCGGCGCTGGTGCCGATGATGTCGACATTCTTTCTTTCTATAAATTTTGTAACTTAACTAATACGATTCTTTATTTGAATATTTTCTCTTTACTATGCTATTACTATAAAATATAAAATAATATAACAATCTAATAAACTTATTATCAAAAAACAAAATAAAATATATTTTAGAAGGTGAATAATACGTTACAGTCAAATATTAGTCAAATATTAAATCAAATAAATGCCCGGCGGACTACTAAATATTATTGCATACGGAAACCAGAACACAATTCTGAATGGAAATCCTAAAAAATCATTTTTTAAAACCACATACAAAAAATATACAAATTTCGGTTTACAAAAATTTCGAATTGATTTTGACGGCCAACGAAAACTTCGAATGTCAGAAGAGTCTAAATTTACATTTTACATGCCCAGGTACGCAGAACTTCTTATGGATACTTACATTTGCGTTACACTTCCTACAATATGGAGCCCAATTTATCCCCCAAAAACTGAAAAACATAAATGGGCTCCCTACGAATTCAAGTGGATAAAAAATCTGGGAACGCAAATGATCAAAGACATAACCGTATCAGTGGGAGGACAAATTCTTCAAAAGTTTTCAGGCAACTACTTGCTTTCTATGATGCAACGAGATTATCCCGCGACAAAACGTGACTTGTATGACCATATGACGGGAAATGTTCCTGAGTTAAATGATCCCGGATGCTGCGGAGCTCGAGTAAACCAGTATCCAAATGCATACTATACACCGAGCCAGCGAGGAGCCGAACCATCCATTCGAGGCAGAAAATTGTATATTCCAATCAATACTTGGTTTACTACATCAAGTCAAATGGCTTTTCCGCTCGTATGTCTACAATACAATACATTGCAAATCGACGTCACCCTTCGCCCGGTTAAAGAACTTTATGTAATTCGCGACGTTACTGATCCTGAAAATGAATGGCCGTATGTACAGTCAAATTACACGCTGAACGAGCATCAATTTTACCGGTTCTTACAGACCCCACCAGATGTAGAACTTGGACCGTCGTCGTATACCGATACTCGAACCGATTGGAACGCCGATGTTCATATGATTGCCACATATGGGTTTTTATCTGCCGAAGAAACAGCGGCATTTGCAGCAAACGAACAAAAGTATTTGATAAAGGGTATATATGAATGGGACTTCAAAGATGTGACCGGAAATACTCGAGTTAAACTCGAAAACACGTTGGGAATGGTAGCCAGTTGGATGTTTTTTTTTCGTAGAAGTGACGCTTTTTTACGAAACGAGTGGAGCAACTATACAAATTGGCCGTATGAGTACTTACCACACGACATTGAACCTGCTGAGATGACGTTTCCACCCAGTCGACAGACTACTGAAGGATGGAAGCCTCTACAAGTATCAGGTGTTACTGGGGAACCTCTTGAAACAAGAACTCCGTATCATATTGGACCGGGTAGAAATCCGTGTATTGACGAAGCAGGTCGACTTGAATCTCATACATTTAGCAACCGTCGAACGGGTTATTATACTACAGGGTTATTTGAACCCGGTAACCAAAAAGAAATCCTGAATACACTTGGTATTGTTTTTAATGGAAAGTATCGAGAGAATATATGGGACGCGGGAATATACAACTATGTAGAAAAGTATGTTCGAACAAAAGGTAACCCGCCTCCGGGATTATATTGTTACAATTTTTGCATAAACACTGATCCAAACGACTTGCAGCCATCTGGAGCAGTTAATATGAGTAAATTTACCCAAGTCGAATTAGAACTATCAACTATTTATCCATCACTGGATCCGAACGCTTCATTCCATATGATTTGTGATCCAGTTACACGACTACCGATCGGTGTAAACAAAACGAATTGGCGTATTTACAACTATATGTTTGACCTTACTCTTATCGAAGAGCGGTATAATGTACTTACATTTATTTCTGGAAACTGTGGTCTCATGTATGCTAGATAAATAGATAGATAGGTATATAGATACGAAACACGAAATAAATAATTCTGAATGGATATAGATATTATGCATGAAATACATATTATATACCTTTATAGAGTATGACCTGGTTGCTTGCCCTAAACTCAGTGTTATTTGTAGCAACCCTATCCGAATATTTGATCTGCATGAAGTATGTAAACCTGGAGTATGACTACAAAAACGAATGGTTTAATGTCTTACTTAGTTTATTGTTTACACCATTTTATAGTTGTTTCTTTATAAATAAATTCTCATGGACGAAAATAAAATTTTATACGTCAAAGGAAATGCGACACGTTTTAATTTATCCAGTGGTTACCGGAATATTATATACAATTGAAACAGTTACTGTTTTTTTTGCACTTAACACGATTACTCTTAGTTACTATACTATATTAAGGTCTGGATTTATTATATTCAACATTCCATGGTTCAAATACCTGTTAAAAAAACCGGTAACTCGCATTTACATTGCAAGCTGTGTTTCACTTGTTGTCGCTCAAGTGGTCTCGACTGTTCAGTATGTATCACAGTACAGCTCGAGTCCTATGGGAAAAAATGTAGTTCAAAACGCAGCAATTGTAATGGTGTCGTGTTTTTTGAACTCGGCGTATAACAATATTATTGAGTACTCGATGGCACTCTATGGTACTCAATTACAAAATATCGACTTTCAAATCATTTTTCAATGCACGTATTTGATGATTGCTGCACCGTTTGCGGTATTCTACACGATAAAACACGTTCCGCCTGTAACTGCAAGTACGATTACCATGTATTTTTTCATTGCATTTGGTCTTCAACTTTACATGTTTAACAAAATATACATTCTTAACAGTAAACAAACAGCTATTCCCGCAAATATTTTATTAAGCGGATTAGACTTATTGCGACGTATTATTCAGTTGACGTATTCGTTTGTCTGTTTCAATGAACCATTCGATGCAGTAATTGGAATTTCTCTTGGATTCCTTGGTCTTTCTGCTTGTCTTTTGTTGTATCAATATATATACGACCATATACGTGTAGGTCAAGAGTTTAATATGCGTATCAAACACGTCGAACTTGAAGAAGTGTGAATAAAGTTATAGTGTTATAGTTTTTAAGAAAAATTGATTTTGTTACGTGATTTGGGTTTTCAATATAATAAACATAACCATAAACATGTTTGCATATTTTCGGTCTCAGAAAGATCAGTCTCAATCCCAACTCCAACTCCACTTCTTTCTGGAGTTTATTTCAAACAAGATGCGCGCCAATCTACGAGCCAGTGCTTCTCCATTGTCCGGGTTGGATGTTTCAAATATCGAGGTTGCCACAATGCTGGCCCAAATTTACATGTGCGAATTCGAATGCACAATGAATACCCTAAATCAAGTGCATAGAATTGCAGCCTGTTACCATGAGAAAGCATTTGACAATCTTGATAAATATATTGACAATACACGACCAGCGCAACTTGCTCCACATGAAATGACTGCCGAGCAGCGGCATGCTTCACAGGTTCTGGTTGGTGTTGGCCAGCGATATTCAGAAGTCAATATTTCATTGAAGAATATCGAATTGTCGTCACGAGACATTGAGAATTTCAATACAAACAATGAGAAAATCATCTTCGTAGCCAAACAGTTTCAAGAGTCTAGAACCACTGTGGAAGACGCGTTTGACCGTTTGAATCATGTTTCCAAAGAAGTTTGGAGCTTGGTGAATATGCTCGCATTTTCAAATCTGTTTAGATTCGCCGATCCGAGACAACCAATATGTATTCCAAACACGAGTGATGCTATCTTCATTCCACACATTCCGACTAACCCTCATATGCGATAACTTGAAAAAATAAAACAAATAGAAATACAAATACAAAACTTATTTTTTATTTATAAACCATATAAAACAAGTAACGCTATATTTATTTATGTATTCGGATAAAATGCAAATCTGGTTCATTGTTGCCCATTCACACTTGCAGGGCATTTCAAAAAATGGTAGTATACCATGGAGGTGTAAAAACGACATGAAATTTGTAAAAAAAATAACTACCGCTGCTGGTTTGAAAAACGGACTTTTAATGGGTCGAAAAACATTCGAGTCAATTGGAACAGTATTGCCAGGCAGAGAAACTATTGTTGTGTCATCCCGCGGTGCAACTGCTGTGTCAGAAAACGTTCATTTTGTAAACAACATTGCGTCTGCAATTCAGACGGGAGAAACGCTCGGATTAGATGTATTGTGGATTTTTGGAGGAGGCACCATATACGACCAGTTTCTCCAAGACGAGTTTCGTGACAAAATTGACGGATTTTTCATTACCAGCGTCCCTGAGTTTGAATGCGATACATTCATTCATACAAACTTGTGTGACATTTTATTGCCGCCAGCAAATATTGATAATGTCCCAGTACCTGTTCCAGTGCCAGTGCCAATATATCGTTCGTTTATTCATGATAAACCGAGTATAATACTCGAAACATGTACGGATGGAGTATACGAACTTACAGCTTTTTCTAGACTTCCGGTTGCGGGTATTCATAAACAGTGGTTTACAATTTTAGATTCATTTTCAGTATTAGCTTCATAAAAAATATAAAAAATAATAAGTATAGATAATATAAACTATATATCATGGACTGGTATAAAATTTTATATTATGTTATTCTTTACGGGTCATATTTATTATATGGCATTCTTCTTCTTGCTATTTTAGGAGGACTTCCAAATGTAAATATGTCGGATAAAATACCAGAATATTTGAACGTTCTTCAAAATAGTTTGAAATATTATGTATGTTTTTTTTTAATTATTAGGTTTAATCCATTTACACGATCAAGAGGAAATGAGTTTACCGATTTTGACGCAGACGTTGTTTTTTCATCAGCGATATTTCTCATACTAACAACGTCGTTTACATCGGTAGTTTATACATATGTAACGAAATATGTAAAGGATCCAATAAAAAATGCAGCGGAAGCTACAAATAGCATGGAAGGTTGGAAAACAAAGTATTTAGATTTCATAAGTAGTAAATAAATATGTGTGATATTACACCGTTATACAGGCAATGATCGTTGTGTAATTTGTATTTATTTATTTATCTATTTATTTATTTATAAAAATATATTTGCTTATTTTATAAATCATTTTTTATTTGTGTAATAGTGTAATAAATATATTGGAAAGAATGGTACGCAGAACCCGCATAAATATATAGAAATTTCAGATGAAATAAAGATTCACATTCCTGATAAAAATGAATTTTTTGAGATACTTACAACAGTATTGTTTTTTTCAGCCATAAGCGGATTAGTAAGCGCGTATATTATTAAACATCATTTGTAGTATCAAGTTTATTTTTATTAACATTGGGTAAATCCGTCTCTTCTAGGCCTTTATATTTTGGATTCATCATTTCATTGAAGTTTTTTTGTTCGACGCAGTCTTTTAACATCATCTCTTTTTCGTATACTTTTTTTAACACGACCGTATTTATGAAAGGGTTGATTAAAAAACCATTTCACTTTCTCTAGTATGGTTTCTCCAACTAAAAGGTCAACCTCCATTTCGTCATCATCGTATTTCAAGGATGCATCTCCATTCGGATCGACTGAAAAATCAGTTTCATGTTTTGAAACTATATTTTTTAATTTAGAAACGGCGTGAGCTGAACTGGAGAATCCGAGTGACGTAAAAAGAGGGCTCTTCATAAACCGATCTACAAAAATGTATTTGGGTATATTTCTCTCATATGGTTTTACTTCAATCACATAAACATTTTCTGTATGCATTCCTGGGTGAACACGATCATCTACAAAAAAAATCTCAAAATTTCCTTCAAGGCTGCTGCATCGAACCAAATCATTATATGTTTTGTCATGACTTGTACGTTTGAATTCTACTATTTCTCCGTTTGGACGTTTAAATGCTCCAATTACTCTATCAAATAATGGATACCCGCTTTTGTAGTTAAAATAATTTTTAATTCCATCAATCCATTCTCTTGGTCCGGTATTGTTCGTATATATCATGACATGTTTACATTTGTGTTGTTTTTTCATTTCTACAAGTAACGCCATTATATCCATTATTTTGGGCCGAAGAACTTCCGGATAAAGATCCATAATTGAGTTGAAATTATCTTGAATAAGTTTATCCGGATCTGAGTGAATATGTTTTGCTACTCTAGCCAGCGTATAAACAAAGTTGCTTAAATCAGCGAACGAACCAAGGGTTTCATCCATGTCAAATACTGCAATCCGAGCTACATTATTACCAGGGTCATGTTTGTACTTTTTGAGTTTCATATTTTGTTTGTGTTCGATTCACTTAATTTTAGTTTACCCCGTTATATTTGATCATTATAATATTGCAACATTAAAATACCACAGTTCTTATGTTTTTTATTTTTAATTTTTATATTAATTTAGTTTAGGAAACCCAAAAGCGAAATATAATTCTAAATTCTAGTTACACTTTTATAATTGTTATAGTTTTAATCATGCCACAACAATTAACGCGTCGAAGATGTGAAAAAATTCTTCGATTTTATAAAAAACGAGTTAATCCTGGAACAAAACTAGTTACATTGAGAAGAAAAACAAATGCTATTCTTCACGATAAAATGTGCAAATGTGTAAATGCGCTTTATAAAGGAGGCGCCACAACAAATCCTGAGTATTTGCATAAATATAAAGACTCAATTGCAATATGTAAACGCAGTGTATACGGTAGAAAAGGATTGAGACCTCCCCGATTCACATGCAAAAAAACATAAACCATAGTTTGTGCACGTGGGCAGAAATTGAAATTTGCAACAAAATGTATGCTTCTGTGTTTCCTCCCACGCTTGATAATGCGGTTGGTACTCATGGTGCTGGTGCTGGTGCTGGTTCTGGTGCTGATTTAGGTGTACAAGCAACGTGTTTTAGATAAGACTGGTACGAAAAACGGTTTACGGCGCCAATACCGCTACCCAATACAAACGGATTGTTTTTCAATCCTCGGTTTACATCTGCCATAAGAGCGTTTCGTTTTCGTTTTAACATTTTTGGTTTATTATTGATTTTGATTTTAATTTTGCTTTTTAGATTACTAAATAAAAATAAAAATAAAATAAAATAAAATGAATAAAATAAAACTAAAAAGACTTATAATATTCGTAATAAATCGTCTGCAATGACTCCGATTGCCTGATTTTTCGCTAATTTCTTCGCATGCCACTTAGCGAATGTATCTAAAAATATCTTACGGTTTGGGAAAACCTGGGCAACGTCGCGTCTAACCTTTTTCCATAATGCCACAACGCGTTTAGAATCTCGAAATTGTTGGACCGTACGAATAAGACCCATTGCTTCATCACGTATTTCTTCTATATCGTTTAAATGAATTGCTTCATAAAATTCATTTACTTCTTCAACCATCCACTCATATTGTAGAACTTTATTTCCAGCAACAGCCTTGTCTTTTTTACTATTTGTCATCGTACGATAGTTTACGATTTTGACCCAATGAGGAACTGAAGGTAGAGTCGTAGCTATAGTCATATTTCACAGATTTCAGCTATTAGTATATTTATTTATTTATTTATTTATTTATTTATTTATTTTGTTGTTTAATGCAATACATAAATAACATAATTAACTGGGAATCAAAAATAAATAAATAAATAAATAAACTAGGAAACCAAACCTAAAATATAAATTAAAAAAATGTCTACCGCACTCGCACAATGTGTTTCAGTATTGGCGCCGATCGTAAATTGTATTCAAATGTTTCCACAAGTATACAAAACGTATCGTACAAAACATGTGAAGGATTTATCATTTTATTCAATTGGACTAGTGTTGCTCACAAGCATACTTTGGCTATTACATGGATATTTTATTCAAGATACTTCATTAATAGCAGCAGGTGTGATAAGCGTTATTGTAAATGTAAGTTTACTTTATTTGTTTTTTAAATATAAATGATATTTAGTATTTACGTGTTCTACTTTTTGTTTTATTCCGTCGCATTTTAACACGACGCGTTTTTTTATTCAGTTTACGGCTTCTTTTTCTAGTACCTCCATCCTCAGGTCGAGGTCGTTTTGAGAGTTGATGAGGAGGAAGAGGAGAAGGATCTCGTTTTGAGGGCCGGTCAGAAGAAGAAAGGGTACGAGGAGGAGGAGGAGGAGGCAGAGGAGGATGAGGACGATGAGAAGAAGAAGGGCGATCATCATGATGAGATCTACATGTAGAAACAAAAACGCAGTCTTTTTCTGGGATTATTATGCCGTTTTTGATACCGATTTTAATTAATCTGGATAATGAAATACACGTATCATGATAATGTAATCTAGGTTCTTTACTTATACCTTTTCTAGAAGATCGACTATTATTATACCAGTGGACGGCTCGCTCATACAGTGTAAATTTGTGGCGGAGTTCACGTAGTTTGTCAACCGGTAACTCTTTACCTTTATAAAACTTTTTAAAGTTATCTACTTCTAACGTAAGATCAGATATGTTTTTCTGAAGATTATCATGTTCAGTCCAAAATGGACCTTTTAACTTTTGGTTCATCGGAGTTGGCTTCTTGGTTCCTATCCAATTCCTTCTCTCTTCATATCGTGCATTCAACCCAAATGAAGCGGAAGCTGGTTGTATAGCTTGAGCGAGACTAGCACGAATAGCATTAACATCACCACCAGCACTAACATCGATCTTAGAAAGTTTATCTATATTTATTTTAAAAATACTGTCATACAAAGATTTTCCACCGCAAAATAATTGTATATCCTCCATATGTTTCGTTATCTCATATTTCTCAGGGTTACTTTTTGTAACTCGGTCAATCGCTAGCTGCAATGTTGCCTGAAATACATTTTCGAGTAGACCACCATACCCAAGATCTTCAAGGTGACCGTCTTGTTGTACCTTTTTCATAGACATTGCCAGACTATCAACTATAGGAGGATTAACCCTGGTATCGTCTTCATTTAGCACGGAGCGAGTATGCCTTTCTCCATCTTTGACAGTGGCCACTATAGGAACCTCAACTTCAAATCGTTTTTGAATAGAACTACCGTGTGATTGAACAACAAATACATACCTGGGTCTATCTGGGCTAGGTGTTTTTTTTTGTCTAGATGTCATCACCTCTAAGAATGTTTTAACATCGCGTAACACACCTGAGTTTATTTGAGGTGGAGTTGTTTTTTTTCCATCATCTGATGTCATTTTTTATTTTGTTTTTATTTTTTTATTTATAATAGTATATTTTTTTATTTTTACCTTGTTGCTACATTTATATTTATATTTATTTTTAATAGACTGACCCGTTTTTTTTATCGGCATACGTTTACGGCTTCCACCTGGTCGTTTTTTTATTTTTCTACATGCAAAAATAACTATACAATCATCCCCGCTAATAGTTCCATTACGAAATCCAGTATCTAATAACGTGGATAGTAATGAATACGAAGGTTGTACCCTGGACGTTGACGATGAATTTCGCACTAAGTTCAGTGAGGCATTATACGCATTAATACCAAGATTAAGCGTGTGCTTACTTCGAGGAGACATGTCAAAAGCGTTAGTCGTCTTTAATTGTTTGACTTTTTGACCCAATAAATTTATTTCATGAACCGTACTACTGGGTAATGTAACTGGAAACTTTGGATTTGATGAGGGATAGAATTGCCGTTCATTTTCGCCAACAACTGTCAATCCAAAATATGAACTGGCATCTATCATAGAGTACGACCCCGAACCATCCTCTTTAGGGTAGATACAATGAACACCTTCAGCCATTGTCGGGCCGTTGCAAAATAATTCCATCTCCTCTACCGAAGAACCTGTTTCATGTAGTTCAGGTTTACTTTGTGTTATGTTTTGTTTCGCCATTTCAGTTACTGTTGCTAGAGCCAAGTCACTTACAGTACCTTGTTTGTTCAGCAGTTCTTGCAATGTATCTCGGAAACTTATACAAATATGTGGAGCCAATTCACCAGTTGACTGACTCAATAGCGTTCGAAGATGAGGACATCCTAATGTAGCAGTAGTTATTATATTAACCGGAATTTTATGTATCTTGGGTATTGTGTGTGCGGTACCATCTTTACTTGGACATAATCCGTGTGAGTTAAAAACAAATAGTCTTGGTCCATCTGGTAATGGAAAAATGGTTTTTGGTAAAAAAAGCGGCTGTATCTCTGTTGGCGAAGGTGTACGTTTTCGTTTCGATGAAGAAGACATAGTTTATAATTGTCTAATTACTTAGTGGACATATTTTATTTTTATTTTATTTTATTTTATTTGTATCACACGGTTGCGATAGTACAACTATTTGATACATTTTTTCTAGTTTTTCTAGTTTTTTTATATTTTCTATACTTTCTGTACTTTCTTTGAGTTCTTTGATTCCGATGTTTTGGTTTAATGCTACATTTTTTATGTTTATATGTTGTGTGTCCGCCTTTTAACCAGTCGTCGTCCGACTCACTAAGAACAGTCTCTTTATCATCAGAGCCTTCATCGTTTTCAAATCCGCGACACGTTAATAACATAATCGCTGTATCTTTAGGATCATATTTTTTATCTTTTAACTTATTAGCAATATCGTCATACGTGACTGTACTTCCGTCAAAATTTTTCCAGGAATAATATTTAATAGCTCGACGACGTTGTCCATGTCGATCTAGGCTGGGATAAACCATATATCGTGATACTTTTGGCGGCATATCATCTGAATCTCGTTTATCATATTGAAGTACTTCTTGAAACAATTCGTGGGTGGTGTTGGTGTTTTTAAAATCAGTTAAGTTACATACATATACTCCATCAGGATTTCCTCTTGGACTAGAATCCATGTTTGTTTGATTACGCACTCCTGGACAAAATAATTCTATGTTTTGAACTTTGTTACCCGGGAATTTTATTTTAATTGGCGTGCCTACATCGAATATTGCATACGGGGTTGATATTCCAGTACGGGTTTTACGAACCGCTTGTCTTTCTAAGACTGACTTTAAATCGGTGAGTGATATTCCAGAGCCGCCCGTATCATAGATATGATTTGTTACTATAGAACAAATTTGATCTGACAGTCCGTCCATATGCCCACAAATATTTGTTAAACGTCCAAGATTTGCAGTGAGGATTGTTGGATACACAACATCTACCTTATTGGCAATAGCATGAGGACTAGACCTCGTAGTTGTCGTAACTCCATGACCTTCAACAATAACCAAATTTTTTATAATAGGGGCGGTTGGACTACGTGACCGACTGCGGGGCATGTGGTGTCTTAAAACAAATAACTATATACAATAATAATATAGACAAATAATATTATAATATTAAAAATAGTAGTGTTAATATTATATAGTATCATATGTCAAAAAACAGATATAGTACTCCAGAACCTCAGACCCCGGACTGCCAAGATTGGACTCCGGTAATTATGAATAATACGCGTAAACCACAAACACAATCGCGTACTAGTTCACATACGTCATCTTCAGCTACATCAGCATCAGCATCAGCATCGGCTTCAGCAGTAGTTGCAGCAATTTCAAAACCAGTTGAAGATGATACAAAAAAAACAAAATATATTGCAAAAGTTACGTCAGATGCAGTTAGGGTAGCACGGTGTGAAAAAAAATTAACTCAAAAAGAACTTGCTCAAAAGTGTAACATGGATGTATCAATCGTTTCAGAAATCGAACGTGGAACATGCGTGTATAATGCAACCCATGTAAATAAACTTCAAACTATTCTAGGAGTAAAGATTCCGAGATCCTAGATCCTATACCTTCTTCATCTAACAAAAACTGTACACGAGGGGGATTGCGACGCAAGACCCTAAAATAAATCCCGCCATGTACCGGTGTTTCATGCTCTTATACATCTCAAGCCATGCTCTAGATTCTTCTCCGTTTGTAACGTGGTTCAACATGTAGTCGCTTTTAGGAGATATGCAATAATATGCCGACGAAGTCAGTACTACAATTGCGATTGACAATGTTACACGATGAAACATGTTTGTAATCTGTTTCAGAGGAGAAACGCGGAAAAGAAGAAGATATGAAACAACTAACCCAAGAATCAGTCCTTGAAAATAAATTGTACTTCTTTCCTTTACAATTCGATCATATGCATCGAGAGAATTTTGTTTAAGTTTAGAGCGATATTCATTTGCGGTGGGTTGGGCAGTCATAGTATAAACCGTGGCGCCAATAAGCCCAATTCCTATTGTTCCTGCTAAATAACAATTCATCAGATAAGATTTGAAATATTTTTCTTTATATATCTAATACTTTATTTTTTTCGATTTGCATAACATGTGCCGCCTATTGCAACTCCGAAAATTCCAAATATAACTTCTAATATTAACGGCATTGTAATTGTAATTGAGTTTGGAGTTTGAGTATATTTTATTACTATTCCCTTTTAATTTATTTTTTTTCAAAATTTCGGAGGAATGCGAAGTACATAATTTCTCGCAATTTCGTCATGAATCTGTCCAAGTGAAATCGTAAAATTAAAATTCGTATCTTTAAAGTCAACAAGACGACCGTCGTGGTATCGCATAGTTATTTTTAAACGACGTAACTTGTCAATAACAGGGTTAAACTGTGCAATGTTGTACAAATACATATAACTGTTTGAAGCAGAAAATCCGGTACCTTCCGCATTCAGAGTTAACGGTATTTTTGCAAAATATGAATTCACAGTTCCATTATAGTCATTTATTAACCTATTCGTTCCCGTACGATAAGGAGAAATTTCATCACATGTGTTCATTTTTTCAAGTTCCATATAAATAGCGGTGTTTCCGTAAATATCCAAAATATTCGGAGACTTCACATAATGAAGCTTTCCTCCTTTTGCAGTCGCCGCAGTTATCCATAGCGTTGGACGCATTGTTCCAAAATGTATTTCATTTTCATCTACCTGAGTTGAATGATAGTTGTCTTTACTAAACCCTAAATAAAACGGGAGACCCCAGTTCATACCATAATTCCATACCAATGGTTGGTCACATCTTGTATTTCGAACCGATCCATCAATAGGAGTGTTATCCACATAATCCTGTTTTTCAGAAAATCGTAACTCAAATCGATCATGCGTATTTGCAAACCATATCTGTTGTGTTACCGAATCGTACTTAACTTTGAAATACGAGTATATTTGGTCTTTAGGTACAGTTCGAAATATGCTAGATAACGGCGCCGGCGGAGATGTATCATTCGGATCAACATATTCATCTCTAGCAATCAAGTAGTTAGCGACTGCCCGATTCATTTGAAATTCAAGCTCATTTACGAGCTGCTCAGGTCGATAAAACCCTTCGGAAATCTCGCCGTAATATGTGTTTCCTCTGCCAGTAGATGGGGGGTCCCCATTGTTCATATAGTAGTATGCAAGCGTTTCTATTTCGCTTGGATTTGTAACTACGTTAGGGAAAACTTTGAATGAAAATTTCGTATTTTGATACTCGCGGCTAAATGTGAAAGTTGTTGTTGTGATATTGCATTCCACCAGTTGTATTGTAGAAACACTGGTATATGTGGTTGGTAGTTGAACTTCAAACATGTTTGGATTTGGCCATTGTCGAGTATCTCTGTCCTCCGAATGAATTGTTATGAGTTTTCTATCAAGAACAAACGTTTGTTCTCGCGGAATAAGTTGATGCGAATTATTTAAGTTAACATTTAACTGACTGGTTGAAAATTTGGTTGCATAGCTCGTGGATGTTTTATTTTCCATGCTGACTGTATCTTAATATATCTGTAGCTTTGTTTTACTATAGATATATTTTATGTTATTTTTATCTAATTATTACCGCTTAACTAAATTAAATTAGTCTTTACCGACTCCGCCGCCTCCGCGTCCTCCACGAGATCCGCCTCTAGTTCGCCCGCGAGATTCTCGATCTTGTCCACTAACTCCTGCAAATCGACGGGTGCTTTCTGGTTTAACGCCGCTACCACTACCGCTACCGCTACCGCTATCATAATGTGAAGCTTGAACATCCTGGTCTGACCCCGAGCCTAGAGATGCCTTGTATTTTAACCTAGTTTCATTTCGAGTTTCACAAATGAGTTGTCCTCCATACATACCCTTTACATTGGCACATTGATATTCGTGGTCCCCACTTGTTGTTTTAATCACATCAAATGTGACATACTCTCCTTGCACCAAATAACGATACTGATCGTTCGCAACTCGAATCTCACTATGATGAGCAAATACATCAGTTCCATTTGAAACACTCGATGTTTCGGGCCCTTTAACAACAGTAATAAATCCATACCCATACTTGTTATTGAACCATTTTACACGACCGCTGTACTCGTGAGGTGATCCATTCGATGATGCAGCTGTATTAGAAGGTTGGCTGGTCATTTTATTGTATATATTTGATTGCGCGTTAGTATACCCGTCTGATTGTAAACGTCTACTTTATTAAAAGACTTGGTTAATCTTTAAACTGTTTTGAATTTAAATAATTTAAAGTTAATATAGAGTGTCGTATAATGTAGATCTAAAAATATAAATGACAACTACTCCCGCGATCTTACGGAATTCAATTGTTGGTCAACTTAATAGCACCGACAACAAGGCGCTGTTGTGGTCCATATTAGCTGAAGAAAATATTTTTGCAGGACTGAGTGAAAACTCACTCCAGCCAATGATAACTCTATTTGAAACTGCAATACATACAACAATGAACTCATACGCACAAGACTCTGCCTCAATACGAGGTGAATCAAACGATACCGTTTTGTCAGAAATGAATAAATATGTTATAAAACGTATTATACATGATGTCGCAGTATATAAATCTCAGTCGTCACTTCAATCTGTTCACTCTGCCCCAGTGACAACTTCAAATACCAGTACTCCATTATACAAATCGGCTGATATTCAAGAAGCTAGGATAAAAGACATTACATCAAAAGTAAAAGTTCTTGAAAATGATATGAACTCCTTTTTAGTACTTAAAAAACCGCCCGAAATAGACTTTTCTGACAAAAACGTAAAAGACGATCTTCCTATCGGAGACAATATGGATCAGTTAATAAAAGACGCGCTTGCTGCTAGAGAACGTGAACTTGAAGTTATTCAATTTGATATACCGCCGACCCCTCCGCAACAACAGCAACAACAACAGACTCGTATACAAACAACTGACACGAACATAAGCATTGCTACCAAAAAAACGGTATCATTTGAAGAACCAAGTGATGCTGAACTTGAAATTGGCAACATATTCAGTAAACTCAAAAAGCCTGCACTAGCAAAACCTCCAGAAAACGTTGAATTAGATACAATTACAAATGTATCAAAAGTATCAAAATCATATGAACAAGGTCAATTCACTGATATTAACAACAAATTAGAGACAATCATGAATACAATTCGAGAACTTCAAATTAGCGTATCTTCAGTTGCTCTTGAAGTACAGTTTATTAAAACCAATATGTTCAATTATGACGAAACTCTGGATTCTAACTTGCCGGAATAAAAATAAAAATATATTTTTATACTAAATACAATAAAATATAAAAATATTTCATTATACACCACACCAGAAGAAAAAATATTTCCTATTCCGTCGATAGATCCGCGCGTACCGCCAGATGTTACTACTAAGCATAAAAGTAAACTCGATCTAAATAAGTTTTATAAAAAGAATGAAATTACATCAAGACACAAAGGTACCGGCGGTAGACGTCTTCTAAAAAAAAGAATTTCTTATCGGTCTAATAGTCATCGTTATCGGATCCGTATCTGTAAAACAAAAAAACAAAAAAGATGAACCGAAAAATACAATATATAGTACGTTCGTTGAAACTTTATATACGGTTATACTAACTGTATCTAAAACGTTTTAGGAATTATTCAAACTCGTTATTATAAAATAAATTGAATTATTAATATAACATAATTAATTCTACATTCATATATTAGGAGTATTACACAAATTAATGGCAAGTGAAGAAGGCAAAATTACCGCGAAGTCGGAATTTGACGGGAGTATAAAAATTTTTGCAATGTTGATCGGAGTCGCATTGATCATAAAGGTTATAGTTCAACTTGTACAGTCAAACAAACCATTGGATCCAAGTATTCCAACTGTCGATAATCCAACCGGTACGAATACAAGTAAAATAAATGGACAAGCCGACGCAGCACTCGCAACATATGGTTGGTCATTATTCTGGATTATCTGTTTTTGGGTTACGGTCGTGTCCGTATTGACAAGACGATTTGTTACAAATAGACTAGAAGCTTCAAAAGATCAACTGAGTGTACTGTTTTTTTCTACACCATTCATTTTCGTAATTGTTCTTGTCATATGGAACATTATTCAGACGCATACTTTCAGTAAAAAAATTAACACAAACCAAGTGCCTTCTACATATGCAGGGTTTTCAATTGGGTCAACCTTTTTCTTAGGTATTACTATTGGACTTTTATATGTATTAGCGACTAAATTATTAGCTTGTAAAAATGAAGACATAAAAATATTGATAATGATTGCCTGGATTGCAATAACGTGTTGCATAATTACTGGCGGAATGATAACGTGGACTGAAGTTTTGTTAACAAGTTTCACAACGGATGGGTAAAACATTTCCATTTTTTATCCAGTTATAATCAAGTCCAAACGCATCATCATTCTCCCATACGCCAATAATATATAAAACATCATGCGGCGTACATGCATTATTGATAATATCTTGTTTTATACTGTCATTACATCGTTTATCACGACAACTTGTGTTTACAGTATGATACAACTTCAGTACCATGCGTTCGATTTCAATTGCTTGTTTTTTCGTTTCGGATAGTATTTCTTTATCGCGCTTGTCTATATAAATTGTAAGACCAGCCATAATAAGCGTGTCTGTAATATATATCACTGGAGTAAATGTATAGTCGTTCACGACTTTTTTATACGCGTTGTATGTATGGTCAACATTTTTACTTGGATCATGTTTACAATAAATACTATCCTTGAAAAATATGTTAGATATACTATAATCGCAAGCAAAATTTCTACTATTTCTAGTACTTGGTATTATTAAAGTACTAGCATTGGAGTTCATTTCTGTAAAAAAAATCTCTTGTTCCATTATTATTCATTAGTTTGTAATTAACGTTTAAATCTAAATAAAATCAACATACCAATACATATATTATTACAATATTATTACATGAAGTTTTTAGAAACACACTTTGATGACTATTTACGGTCAAACAAACTTTATAATTTACATCCAAGTTTAACACGGTTATACGACCGATATCCAGAAAACGTAATGCCGAATACAATTTTTTATGGACCTCCCGGAACTGGAAAGTATACTCAGTCTTTGGTTCTTATACAAAGGTATAGTCCAAGCCATTTAAAATATGAGAAACGAATGCTTATTACGTATGAGAATGTGCCTCTCTATATAAAAGTAAGTGATATACATTTTGAAATAAATATGGCAATGCTTGGCTGCAATTCAAAGGTTTTATGGAATGAAATATATAGTCAAATTATCGACGTTGTGTCAACGCGACCAAGTGGAAACGGCATTATAATGTGTAAAAACTTCCATTCAATACACAGTGAGCTACTAGATGTGTTTTATAGCTACTTCAGATGTACAAACCCTAAAATTCATATATCATTTGTAATTATAACTGATAACTTGAGTTTTATAAACTCAAGTATACTAAGTGCATGTGAAAAAATACACTTGAAACGTCCAACATTGCAACAATATAATCGACTACTGTCAATGTCGGTATCAGAGTCTCAGTCAAATAATAAACGAATAGTTTTGACACCAAATAACGTAAACAAAATAACAAATATAAAAAGTATTAAAACTACTAATGGTGATGGTAATGGTACAAATGAACCTACTTATGTAGATGAAGTGATTGGTGGGGACGAAAGTGGAACCATCGTCAGCATATATGAATCATATATTAAGCGCATAGAAAAATGTGATGCATTCAAGTTGCCGCATACAATGACGTGTATCAAAATATTTAAATTTATAATACATCCTGAAACGATTCAACTTCTCGACTTTAGAGACACTTTATATGACATTTTAATATGTGATTTGGACATTCACAGCTGTATATGGTTCATATTAAACCACATAATTCATTACTTCAACGAAGAAGGTATTACAATTCCTACAAATGTTATGAGTGACATTCTTATAAACACTCACTCATTTTTACACATGTTCAATAACAACTATAGACCAATATATCATTTAGAGCGTTTTGCATTTATGTTAATTAACAATATACAAAGTGTTATCGCGCATCATAAAAGTGTAGAAAAAGGTGTATGCGTAAATTAGAAGCATTGACTATTCTTGGTATAAACCCCGACTCTGAATATGATATACCGCAAATAACAAAGGCTTACAGAATCGCATCGCTTAAACATCATCCTGATAAAAATGAAAACTCAAATGAATCTACATGTAAGTTCCAAGAAATAAACGAAGCATACCATTATCTTATCAACACATTACCTGACGAATCAAGTTATAACACAGACTATACAAAAATGACATCATACCAGGACATATTTATTTTTTTTATCAGATCCATATTTGTAAAAAATGGAATATCTACTGTAAATTCAGACTGCATAGAAACCGCGCTTATAGACATCATAACTTCAAATTATGATAAGCTATTAAAAACGCTTGATAAACAAACTGCAATTACAGTCTACGAATTTATGCACGAGTACGCGGATATTCTTCATTTACCACCAGAAACACTCGAACGTATGTTAGGTATAGTTTCCGATAAAATGAAAAGTGATAATGTAATAATTTTAAATCCAACTCTCAGCGATGCATTAAATAAAAAAATATATGAATTGGAATATAATGGAAAACGCTTTACAGTTCCGTTATGGCATAATGAAACCTATTATACCCTAAGTGACAGCAGTGAGTTAATAGTTAGGTGTAATATATGCGATATACCAGATTACATGTATATTGATGAAAATAACCACATCATACTAAGTATACGAACATCAATACAAAAAATACTAGACGCAGCTTCCATAAGTGTTTCGGTTCCGGTCTCTGAAACTGAAACAATAAACTTAACGGTTCCGGCACACGAACTGCGAGTAACAAAAACACCTCAACTCTATAATTGCCGTGACTCAGTCGGTCTTCCAAAAATAAATACTCGTAATCTTCTTGATAGTTCTGCAACTGCAGGAATTAGCATACAAATTGAATTATACTAACTAGATAATCTGTCACATATTCTAGATAATCTACTTAATCAATCAACCAACAAATAACCAATATAACCCACAAAATACAAAATACAAAAAATCATTTTTTTGGAAAAGTTTTTGCGAAAGTTGAAAATGGACATTTTTTTTCCAATAAAAATGTCCAAAATCGAAAACCCAAAAAAAGTTTTGCAAAAAAAAAAATTTTTTTTATCGTAACAAACTGAAAAACTTTTTTATGAAAATTAGAGCGTTTTCTAGGAAAATCACTTTTTTTGCATTTTTTGAAAAAATTCGAAAATTCTCGAAAAAAGTGATGCGCGTCTGAAAAAAAAACCCAAAATGCGTTTTTTTTTTGTATTTTGAAATTTGTTAAAAACTGAAGTAATAATGTAATATCATTTTTGGTCTCATAATAACTTCAGTTTTTTATAAAAATGAGACTGAAACAAAAAAATACAAAAAAAAATATTTTGACAAAATCATGAAAACAGTATAACATGAGATGTCGTAACAATGTATATATTTGAACACCTTTTTTTTCCCTTGACACAAAAAAACCCCTACGGGCTATTTTGGAAAATAAAACAATCATAATTTTAGATCATTTATGATGACAATACCCCAAAAGCTCGCCTGACGCATTTTTCATTCAACAAAATCTATCGTAACAAAAAAATAAAAAAAACCCCAAATCCGTGTCTTGGATAACCTAGTAAATAATTTTAATAACGATATTGTTATTAAAATCATATTTATTATATGGTAAGATGTTTTTTTTAAAAAACCCCAAAACAACGCCTTGATAATAGATATAAAAATAAATTTATTTTACGTATACTTTATTACACATATTATTTATATAGTAGCCAAATTCGCTCACTCAATAATAACTGGATTAACTGCGAGGTTCCCCTGCTGAACAACCTCTTCGATCTCTTCGTTTTGGCCATAGTCGACTTCTTCGTTGTCGTTTTCATCTTCGCCTTCTTCGCCTTCTTCACGGGCTCTGCAAAGAACATGCATTCCAAGACTGAAACATAGGTTTCGTATTTCTTCCTCGTAGAAGTCATGCAGTTCCTCATAGTTTTCTCTGATGTTGTTGTTTGCAGCCGAGCAGACCAAATGTGAGATTTTTTCATAAAGGTCTGTTTGATTAGCACTTTGCGTAAGAAGCTGAAACGCGGTATGGTCAAGAACTCGCCGAGCTTCGAGTACTTGACGTTGACTTTGTTGAATTGACCGTAACTCTAGTAAAATTAGCCCTTCCAACATACGACGTCTTTCAAGTTGTGCAGTCAAGTGCTCGGTTTCTCGAACCAATCGGTCATTCATTCGCTCTATGCTAACATCGTCACTGCAAACGCTGTACCCTTCCATGACAGGCGTTCTGCAGAGAGGACAGTTATTCTGCATTGAAGAAGTCGATGACATGTTTTTCATGATACAATTGAAATGAAACTTGTGACAACATGAGAGTGCTACAGCGTTTTGAGACATGTCAATTGCGTCTAAACAAATAGTACATAGTTCTGGTTCTGGTTCTGGTTCTTGTTCTTCGCAAACAATAACTCCTGGATCCTGACATGTGGTACAAGGAACGCACCTAGAAACATCTAGTTCAGATTGTGAAAGAATAGAGTTTCGTATAATGGAAACGGCCTGTCTCAGAGTTGGAAAATTTTCATTTTCTTGATTTGTGTCATGATTGCCTTCATTGTGTTCAGTGCCTTCGATGCATTCATCGTGTTCGGGGTCGATGTCGTCTTCGTTGCCGCCTTCGTTGTCTAAAATTTCAAGACCGTAAATATTAGCCAGTCGAAATAGATTGTATGTTCCATTGCTGAAAACAAGTATTGTTTCCTCGCCATTCAGTAACACTGACTGCTGAACAACTCCGGTGAACATTTCGTCAGTCATGTGAGCCCAAAATGATACTGTTTTTCCAACAAGCGTTTCGGTTGTCATATTGAATATAAATTGAATGATTTGACCTGTATATAATTATAATAATATGTAAAATAAAAATCAATTTATTTTACAAACTATGATTGGCAATCTTTATCTAATGCAGTTTCTTTTGAAATACTTTTTATTATTTTTCTAGCGTCTTTTTCTCTAGGATCTGCAAGTACTTTCAATAAAACTGTATTATACTCTGTTTGTAAGTTTTCATCAGTAAGTATATTTGGATGACTTTGTCTCCAGTCGTCAACTGTTATAATTTGTTTATACGTTAACTGGTCAATTGCGCTTTTAATCTTGTTATTTTGTTCGTCACGTTCCCATACTTCTTTGTCTTTTACATACATGGTGTCGCGCTTCAAATCTGTACAATGAATTGGTCGTTTGTAAACATCTAGCGTACTTAGCCCCTGCACTAGAATACGCCCAATGCTTTCTCCTATTCCGCGTTCACGGGTTACCATCAAGTCATCTATTGTCACTTTAAGAGAGTCAATAAAGTCGCTCATATTCCACGCATCTTTGCATTTTTCGTTTAAAAATATATTTAAGTTGAATGTATTTTGTGTATTATTGTGTGTATGATGAATTGTAGTTGTGTTATGCGTGGTAGTCGGCACAACAAGCTGATGATGGTTTACGCTGCTTAGTTTTGGAATCAAATCTGTAAATGCTTGTGTGTGCTCCATGATGATTTTGTTTTGAGCAATGATTACATTTCGTAATTCCTGATTGTCATTTACAATATTCATTACCAGTTCAGGTGTTATAATATTACACTTCTTTTTATGATATTTTAGTCCATGTGAATTTTTGTATCGTTTACCGCATAAACATAAAAATGATTCTTGTGGTTTGACATATGTGAACGTAGGAGGCGAATCATTATCATTATCATTACCATTATCATTATCATTATCATTATTGCGGTCAACATCTTTGACAACATTATATATATTATCGCGACTGTCAAAGTATTTAGATGCAGATGCAATATAGTTTGAGTGAGTTGAATTATTTGAGAGTAACATATTATTTGGGCACTTTTCGCGTTTTAAATGTTTATTTGTTTGACAATGTTTTTCAAAGTCTTTTTTATTGTTTGTATGAAACCCGCATGAGCTACAGTTGTACATTTTATATGAAAATGATAAACATGGACTGTTATATAAAGAGTCCTTTTTTGTAGCAGTTCTCATATCGACCGACCTTAAATTAGACAAACATATAAACTATGTTTATATAATTTTATTTTTATACTGTTGCACTTACAAAAAGTTAGCCAACGCCTCAACGCTTGTTCGAAATTTGTACATCTCATTGATATCGCTCATCATTTTTGTAATTTCGCTCATATCCGTTTTAGTACTGAGTTTGTGTGATAAAATTTTGGTCTGATCAAGCATTTTTGCAGTTGTCCATAATGTCAAATTGGCAATAATTTCATTATAGTGCTTACCATGTTCTTTTCTGTTTAAACTATCAACTGCCGTCTTTGTTATTTCGGCCTGATTTTTTGCTATAGTAACAATGTCGACAATACTATTGTCTTCATTTTTACTTTTTTCTTTGTTTACCATTCCTTCTAATACATTAAATGAATGTTTTGTAGCATTGAACCCGATCAAAACCACAATCAAAATTACGGTTATTATAAATAGATCAGACAACATACTAAATGTGTTATATATTATAGTAAATTATTATTTATTTGTATATACTACCCAATTAAATATTTGAATAAATTATCAACGCATAGTTTGCTTATTTTCCGAGTTCCAGATGGGGTTGTCAATGTTATATGATTCAAACATAGCCGATCTTTTTTCATAGCAGACATCAAGTTGTCCATTGTTTTATATTCATGCATAATAGCGGATGCGGTTTTAGAACTTACGAATGGAATAGCACTAATCATGATTTCGCCAATATTATCAGGTGTAATTTGAGATGACCGCTCTTTATGTTTAAAAACGCTGCTATATGAATCATTCGCATCAGAAACGATAGATTCATTTGTTTGTTCGACATTGTTTAATACATGCTTGTCAGAATAATGAGGTACGCGATCTTGAACGGAAGTAGCGTCGTATTTGTCAGCAAAGTATAGAATAAGGTCGGCAGTTTCTCTTATACACGTTGTTCTAAAAATCGAAAACCCTTTCATGTACCACATACTAAACATGGCGCTGTAAAGCGTCTTTTTTGTAATTGGGTTATGTGACTTTGGTTTCAATCTATCCGCAGCATACTTCGTCATATCACCTTCAATAATATAAATAACATTATGGTTTGATAAACTACAATGTTGATTTATTCTAAATGATTGTTCTTTATATCGACCATCTTGAATGCTTGATGCTAAGTCGTTGAGTGTTTTTCTCTCAAAAAGAATGATATCTGTTTCGATGTTCGAGGTTCGAAGCGCAATGTCTCCGATAACAAGCCTTTTTTTTTCAAGAGTGTGTTTTTCGTGTTTGCATGTAGCGGTAACAACTGTTTGTTGTGTAATTAGATCGGAACCTGTAACAGGAGTATTATTATTGTTATTATTGTTATTATTATCATATTCATCGTCGAGATGAATCCCGCACATTCTAGATGCTGCATTTTCAGTATACTCTCTTACAGTTTTCGGTGGGTTATATTTTAGTTCGTCAAACAAATGCCGTTCGCGACTATCTACAACGATTCGCATAGCTGTAAATTTAACACTATTATTGAATGTATCTCCATGTATTATAGTTCAATATTTATACTATTTTTACAAGTGTTTATCTACCCATTGTATTAATAAGTCGGCATCACATTCAGTATAAGCATATGGAAACCCTTTTAGTGTTATAAATTTTGGTTTTTTCATACTAGAGGTCTTGTAATACACATATGATCCATATTGTCCTTCGCGTATAGTTGTATTTTTGTCAAGAGTACGTATTATACCTCCCGATCCTGATCCTGATCCTGATCCTGATCCCGATGTATCATTTGAAACTGCGGTTGATACTGAAAATATAGGATTTTTTTTTAACATGTTCAATTCAGTAAACGTATTTTTGCAAACGTCGGTCCATAAACTTGTTCCATTTGCTATACTGTCAAGACAATCTTCCATTTGTTTTGTATATTCATATGAAAATAAGGATTCACACGAAGGAAACAGTGCAGATATTACAGCTTGACCAGTTGGACTGATATGAATATTGTTTTTATTGTTATGACTGCTTGATAAAGATGAGCTATTTGATACAGTTGTTGTAACTTCTGTCAAAAACCGAGATGGTCCGCCATATGTTATAGTATACTCTTTATACGGCGTATCCTTTAATCTCGCATCAACCTCAACATGCGGCGACTCAGTTTGAATATATTCTCTCTTTTTTAATGTATGAACAATAGATGCAAATGTTGAAGGTCTGCCAATTCCAATTTTTTCTAACTGGTTTATGAGTGTTGTGTAAGTATAAGATGTAAATTTATTTGTTACTACTGGAATGCAATGAAGTGTATTATATGGAAGTTTAGTTCCGGGTACAATTGACTGCAAGTATGTAAAATGGTCGGATGAATATTGCGGTGACTGGAAGTTGATCGCCGAAACCGAATCCGAATTTTCATAGGTGTTGTGGGGGTCATGATTTTCACCGTGATCATTCTTATCTGCGTATGACTGTTGAGCTTGTATTGTTTTCATCCCATAACGTGCAACACATGCTCTCCATCCTGATATTTTTTGTCGATATGCGCAATATTGATATATATATTCGTCTAATTCACCTTTAAATGTTATGGTAGATCGTATCATTTCATAGATAGAGTCTCGCATACAGCTGCATACGGCTCTTACCCATATAAATGTATACAACAATTGTTCATTTTTACTAAAATGAGTTTCTGGGAGTTTTGTAAGAAGTATATTTACTGGACGTATTGCCTCATGTGCATAGTCGTATGATATGTTATTATGTAGAGGCGTGGTTGAGTGGGTGGAAACGTAAGAGTCATTCCAATTTGTTCGAATAAATCCAACTGCTTGTGTTTTAAATTCGGAACTAAGGACAGTTGAATTTGTTCGATGATATGTAATATATCCTTTTTCGTATAAATTCTGAGCCATCGCCATTGTTTCGATCGGTGTAAGTTTTATATATGAGTTACCAATTTGCTGCAAAGTTGTTGTTTTCAATGGAAGTGGTGCTTTATAAGAAACCGTTTGTATAGGGCATATTTCAAAAATATGCGACGATGCAACTTCGTGTCTAGTATCAGAATCAGTATAAATGTGTAAAAATGCATCGACATCGTCTGTAGCCAATTTTTTTGTAAGTGTGAATGGTATATTGTATTTTGTGAATTCTCCAATACATTTGTATTTGAAATTTGGATGTATCATTGTATTTTGCATTTTACAGTAGACGTCGTACATGATACGAAGTGCAGGAGTTTGACATCTTCCAGCCGACTGAACAATTTTTTTGGGTGCATTTGTTTTGACTTGTGGCGATTGTTTCAGTGCGTTCCAAAGGATTGGTGTAACGCCATATCCAATAATAAAGTCAATAACTTGACGCGCTTGTTGGGCACGTACTAAATTCATATTAATCTTAGTAGGATTTTTTATAGCATTTTGAATAGCAGTTGCAGTTATTTCTTTGAAAATGATTCTAGGAGTAGTTTGAACCGACAGTTGTAATAGTTCACACACGTGCCATGCGATTGATTCTCCCTCTCGGTCAGCATCTGTTGCCAAAATAACCTCGCCATTACATTTTTCGAATGCTGCTTGAATCATTCGTATTTGTCCCATTTTTTTAGGGGATTTAATGTATGGTATGTTCTGGGATTTCAAAATTTGTGGAATATTTGATAAGTCGTCCTCGATTGAGAGTTCTCGAATGTGTCCGCATGTTGCGACGCACATGTAGTTGATTCCCAGAATATCTTCAATTGTTTTACATTTAGATGGTGATTCGACAATTAGTAATGTTTTATATGGAATTGATTTTTGCATGTGTTCACTAGTTATATTCTTACATATTCACTCATTTTATAACTTTAGGCAATAATCAAATAATAAATATATTTTATTGATTATTAATTTTTATTGTAACATAGTATATACAACAAACAATAAACAACAAACAACAAACAATAATGCCAAAAAAATCAAGGTGTACTCGTGGCCACAGAAAATGCGGTTCAATGTGCGTAAAAAAAGAACAGTATAGAAAAATAAAAAAGTGCGCAAAAGGAAGTAAAAAATGTGCAGACCAATCGTGTCATAAGACAAAAACACGACGGCGTAGTTCGCCCGTAAAAAGTAATTACTCTCTTAGATCTAGAAAGTAATAAGCCATGTAATTAATAATTTTTAGGTATAGTTATTAATTATTTATTCAATAATATTTTCACGTCAACTCCATTTCTAATGTACATTTGTTAATCATTAAATTTATTTTATTCTTTGTGTATTTTTTTTGCAATAATCCATCTATGATTCGCTATTTGACTCCCATATGTACGAGTTCCGTTTTCTTTTTTTGGAATGAAATGTTGCAACCATCCATTAAAATCATATGCAGCATCTACACCAAATATCCTCGGAACTGACGAATAACATATGTGAATAAACAAATAAAAAGGACACGCGAATGACAACCATAAAGCACGCATAAGTGACGCTTCAGGAGAACTGTAGTAACATAACATCCATAAAAAAGACCAGTACGCGTAATGCATTGTTGCGTCTTTACATACTACCATTTTAAAACCGGAATGTTCTAAGGCATCTTTCGTAACTGTATCATATGGATAGTTTCCAGTGTTTCCAAGAAAAAGACTCCAAAAATTAAAGTCAGTTATTGGAATTTGGAATTTGTCATGCAGATGAATAAATGTTGTGCAAAATATACCATTCTCATTTAAATTTTGATTTATTATTTTGTATAATTCAGCATATTTTTCCGTCTCGGCATTATCAGATGAAAAAAGTGTATTAGCTGTTTTAGGTAGAGCATATTCAAATGTTCCATTCGCAAAAATTAAATCAAAGGGTTGTAACTTTAAATCGTTTAGTTCCCAATACGACTTACAGTATACTTCAAATCCATTTTTTAAAGCATGGTCGACTTGTTCCTGCGAGACATTTACTCCAATTATATTTTTAAACCCCCTATTTCTAGCATGTTGTAAAAACCCACCTTCTCCGAAGCCAAGTTCTAAAATTCTAACAGTTTCTTTATTTTTAGATGGTACGTGCGACAAAACCCAGTCAAATTTTTGTATTTGCGACTGGTGTTCAATGTCTACTACGTCCTTCATTTTTCCATCAGGTAGTTTTATATTTACATTACTTGTATAGAGATTATTTGCATTTAATTGATTTGAGTTTTCCGCTTTCATAAATTCAGAAACATGACTTTTGAATGTATCTTCAATGTAATCATACACTCGGTTTACATTTTCAGGTGATGTATCGTCTAGATTAAGTCCAATATCTTGAGGATTATACAACCCTTCAGTTAAAGATTTAAGTGTTAGACTTTTTTTTTCATTTTTACATTCTTTTATTATTTTTGGAAAATGAAAGTCGTACATATATGTAGCAGTTACATGGTCGTCTATAGGGTTAGTAAGTACTTTTGCCTCAATAATAGTAAGAATTATATGAATTAGTATAGAAACAATAAAAAATACTAATAACATTAAAATATTAAATCCATATTTTGTGATTGAATAGCTACACAATAATCCAATAATTATGTTTCTTATAACTGCTGATTTTGAAAATCGTTTTGACGGGCTTTCAAAAAATGTTATCTTAACTTGAATTAAGGTTAATATTGCAAAAATAGTAATAAATAATTTGCCAAAAAGTTGTTTATTAGGAATTATCGAAACTATTGAGTTCATTTGTATAAAAATTTAGTTTATTATTATGACAGTATATTTTTATTTAAACAACTGTATGTATAATTTGTATTTTAACATTATTAAATGGCAGTCATTTTAAATATTCTAGTGCGTCCAGTATGACCCACTCTTGTTCTGTTATTTTTTGAAAAAAAATATTTTCTTCAAAATTTAAGTTAAAAAAGATAACCTTTCCGTTTCGTACAACCTTGCAACGAAGACACGTTTTACATTCAAGCTCTTCTTCACTAGACTCTTCGTGTTCACCGACATCGTCATCATGATCGACAACTGAAATGTAGTCAATGTTGATATTACAAACATGAGCACCGTTTGTCAAGATTATACTTAAATCAGGGCGTTTGAGTGAGATCCAACGAACGTATCTGCCAACACAAATGTCGCGTATATTGTCTATGTATTTATACCCAATTAAAGTTGCATGCATTTTTTTCAAAGAGGATCCCTTTAGTTGCAGGGTTTGGAGAATGTCATTCTTTTTTTTTTTAATTTCAGAATGTGATGTTTTCATAACACTAGCATTTGTTTCATTTTCAAGTGCTTTCATCAAAGTATCCTCGTTTATATCTGACATTATGTTTTAGTAGTCCAGTTAATAATAAAAAAATGAATATTACGTCGCGAGTATATGAGACGTCATATTAAAAGTATATATTTTTGTTTAGTTTCTTTTCGTTATATTTTATGTTTTAAGTGGGGATTACCGTTGAAATCAGTTAACTGCTCGCGCTGGAGGACGAAACCTTACGAACAATCTTCTTCTTAGACGCAGGTTCATCTGATACGACTGGAGCGGACTGTTGAATGGATGCAGTCCGCTGAAGTGGTGTAGCATCTTCTTCGTCAGACTCATCTGAATGTGTCGCATTTGTTGCGACTGAAGAAGCAGGCGCAGCACTTGTAGTCAATGACACTGGGTCGTTCGGTAATTCAATTCCGCACATACCTCGATATGAAAGCTTAGGTTTGATAATACCTTGGATAAGATTCCAGGTAACTCCAAATTTACCGCCTGCAAACCAGATACCGCCGCATTGAATTCCTACTGCAATGTGAGATCCTTTCTGAATAAAGTCGCCTGGTGCGAGTGACGGATTTGTAGGCACTGGAAACACCAATCGGCGCTCCATGTCGTACAGATCGATATTTTTCCAAACGCCTTCCCAGCATGGAAGTTTGATCTTGAATGTTGGAGCACGACCATAGTCTGTCTCTAGTGAGACTTTGTCCTTGGGATACTTTAACATGGGAGTGAAGAGAGCATCAGTTGTCTCTGCAGACATCTTGGGCTTTCCAAACCATTCCTTTGAATTCGAAATGGCATCGTCTTTGATTTTTTGTTCAAAATCCCGAATGTTATTGAAGAATCGTCGAATCCCATCATCATACCTGTCTTCGTCTGGAAACTGTAACGACATATCGTATGAAATCTTTCCAGTCTTTTCATCCACGAATTGGTTCACTCCCCAAGTAAGCATCATAGGGGATGATATTTGAAGCACCGTGCTCGTGGCCGCGTTCAAAATTCCAATACTCTTCCCTCCAGATGGATTAACCTTGGGCTTAGCATATTTTACGCAGGTTGCAGGATTGAATACGGCTGGAGACAAAATATTCTGACTCTGGCTAGATGACATTGTTGATTGATATGCTTTGAGTGGTTGTTGTTGTAGTACTACTTTTCTACACGTATTACGTGTCAACTCTTTAAATCAATTTTATTATTATTCATTTTTTATTTTCATTTTCAATGATGATTAAATTTCATTTATTTAACTTAATTTAACATGTAAGGATAATTTGTAAGGATAATTAACATGTTTAAGTTGAATAAAAAATAGAATATAAATTTTATTACTTTTACAATATGGTTATAGTTGTTCACGGATTGTGTCTCACATATTCTCGTCTATATCCGTGTATGCCGCCAACAGATGCGAACAATTGAAGATGTCTCATTGTAAATCCGTAACTAGAACCGGAGTGCGAGACGTTCATTGATCCCATGATACGATTTGTAATAGGATGATCTGAAAACATGAACCCGCGACCTTCAGGCGGATCATAGGTTGATATAAATTTCCAAACGTCATATTCCTTTTCTAACATGTCAGGTGAACGTTCGACGCGTACGACTGCACGAATGGCGTCGCGTAACATCTCAGCATTCCAAGCATCTTTAATAAACGACATGTCCAATCCATCTACATCGGCTTCAGTACGCGGGAACGCGTTGTATACGAATGATGACATTGTATTGAGTATTGAGTATTGACGAAGTTATAATACTTGGTAGTATTTACTGTAACTGCAACTGTACAAACTATTTATACAATATTCAATTTTTATTTTATTTATTTTTAGTTTTATTTGAAAGATTGTGATACGCTTGTAGGCAATCCATGTCCAAATACTACCATATAAACTAAAACTACTCCTGCAATTGCAACCGATCGGTCTTCTGCGACACGTTGAGGCTGTTTCAATATTTCCGTCATAATAAAATAAAGAACAATTCCAATGATTGCCGAATGGGCGACCATTTCAAGTCCTCGTTCTTGTGTCATCAAAACAATAGTGAATAAGTAGTAATAAAACTTTAATGTTATTAAATTTATTATATATATGTTATTTTATTTTTATTTAGCTTTAAACTACACAGTTAAATAATTAAAATATATATGTATTAATTATACATACATATATATCTTTTTCAATATGTCAACGTCAAAGTCAAAGCGTTTAAAAAATAAAAACTATCGTAAACATAAAAAAAATAAAACGTTACGCGGCGGAAAAAACACAATTACTGGACCTAAAATAAAGTATGCGAATAACTCCCTTGAACACAAACTTTCATGTATGAAATGTAACAAAGACACATTTACTATAAAAACACTTACAATGGGTACAAAGTTGAAAACTCTTTTAGGTTTTCAAATTTTAGATAACCGTTTCAAGGTTTTTACGTGTAATAGTTGTGGGTTTGTTCAGCTATACAGTAACAATATTACATGTGACGGAAAACAGTGCGATCCTATATATAAAGTGTAACATATGTTATCATCGCATCCATCGTATCTTACAATTCACTCCGTCTTGAATGTTGACGGAAGCTCGGTGATAACCGTAGAATAAAATGTTTCAATTTCCTTAAGCTGTTTTGTATCTCTAGGAGTTACAAAACTGATACCCATTCCTTTTCTACCCCATCTACCTGATCTACCGATACGATGTAAATAGGTGTGAACACTTCTTGGCAAGTCAAAGTTAATGACAATACTAACTTGTTGAATATCAATTCCTCGTGCAGTTACATCGGATGATATAAGAACTCTATATTTTCCGCATTTAAAATTAGCATACGCATCGTCTCTAGATGATTTGTCCATACCGCTATGAATGCAACATGCTGGATAACCTTTAAGAACCATTGCTTCTGTCAGATCAGAAACACGTTTTACACTGTTACAATAAATGATCGATTGTGACATTGATATCGTTTTATACAAGTCCTGAAGCGTGGCAAATTTACCATCATCGTCATCTAATGCAACATAATGCTGACAAATGCCCTCCAACGTGAGTTGTTCTGCTTGCACGAGTATTTTTATAGGATTTCTCATAAATTTTTCTGTAAGTTTATGTAATTCTACTGGCATTGTTGCGCTGAATAAACATACCTGCACGTCATTATGCAAATATTGAAATATATTGTATATCTGATCCTTAAATCCTTCCGATAACATTTCATCTGCCTCATCAAGGACTAACATTTTGATTTGTTTTGCGTTAATATGTTTTCGTCGAATCATATCATAAACTCTACCTGGACATCCAACAACAATTTGAGGCATATCATTTTTCAGCATTTTTGCATCTTCATCAGTGGAAGTTCCCCCAATTAGCAGTTGAACTTTCAAAGAAGGCATTTGGCTTCCAAGTCCAGTTACAACTTCCATGATTTGTTTTGCAAGTTCTCTCGTTGGTGCCAAAATAAGAGCTTGTACATCTTTTTTTACATCAACTTCAATTCGCTGTAAGGTTGCAACCCCGAAGGCTCCGGTTTTTCCGGTACCTGACTGTGCTTGAGCGATCACGTCTCTGCCTCTGAGAATAGAAATAATCGATTTTTGTTGAATATAGCTTGGTTTTTCAAAATTGTATGCATAGATTCCTCTAAGTAATTGAGTATTCATTTCATCCAGGTCTTCCCATACTGAAAATTCGTTTGGTACTTCAGCATTTCCGTTTGTTACATGGCTACTTTCATCGGAGTTCATTGTAGCCGGATTTCTTGATAACTGGTTTTGTTTTTTCGTATAATATGTAAATACTTCAGTAAATTAAATTTATATGTTTAAATAGTTTAATGCATTTTAAACATAAATATACTAGATCTAGACTAGACACTATGATTTTTAACAATATATGAAAGTCCTTGTAAAAAAGAATCAGCAAGATCGTCTTTTTTAGAATGATTTTCAAACGAATCTAACCAGTTGTGTTTGCTTACAACCGCGTCTCCAATGTTTGGATTATATGGATTGTATATTGTAAATAATTTGGGAGTGGACGGACTTGTTGGCGTGTGTGGCGACATCGGATTGCTGGAAAATCGTTTTGTTCTTGATAAAATCTTACGAACGCATGCAACTCCTGCTTTTTTTCGTTCATCATATGTTTGAATATCGTCTATTTCATCGGCATCTTCTTTTTTGTAACAAATAAAATGGTACGGAGCAATTTTTAATTTTTGTACGGCAGAGAAATATATGATTTTATTTTTATCAACTCCTTTCATTAAAAAATATTGCGTAATCATACCTTGAATGGTTTTCATTCTGTTTGCTATTGGACTAATTTGATTTTCAATTACAACGCAGTCAATCGAACATGCATCCGTGTGATAAAATATTTTATCAAAATGGTTCATTATATTAAATCCGACCAACACTAGAGATACTGTGGATGCAGTTTCGGATACGGATGCAGATGCTGGCAATCTCTTATTTACAGGTTTATTATTGTTATCATTATTATTACTGCCATCAACCTCCTTTTCTGAAATTCCAGGTAGAAATGCATGAATACATTCACTAGCTACTGTTATAGGGTAAATGTATTTATTATTCAGTATTTCAACTATTTGTTTTTTTAATTCACTTTTATGTTTGAGTTTGTCAATTTCAATTTCATCTTTCTTATCTGATGAATGTTGTTTGCAAAAATCTCTCATTTTTTCTATCGTCGATTTATTCAACACCTTTAAAATATCTTTCGGTTTTTGTTCAAATATGCGTCGGTCTTTCATGGAAGAAGTTAATTTGAAATGGCGCTTACACGTATATTTTATATTTCCCGTTTGATTAGAATTTATATCGGATACGTACGCATACGCAGCCTTCAATTTGCATCCATGCTTTAATGTACACATGTGTGTTTTTTCATCATTTGAGGGTATAGTACTAGCTTCATTTGATATAGGATTACTGACATTAATGACGTCCCACTTTACGATTTCAATTGTATGATCATGTAAAGACTCAACCACTCGTAATAAACAAAATGAGAGATTTTTTATCCCGACATCAATACTTAATATATTTACCATATTAAATCAATCAATCAATCAATCAAACCCTCGCTAACAATAATATGTTTAATTTTACTTTATTTGTTTTTATTTATATGTTATACTTATTTAATTTACACATTATACCATACCACGTAGACAGATTTCACTCATTTGTTCGCTGTATTGGTATTTCTTTTATAAATGAGTTATCCGACGGACACTTGACTTCAACTGGATCATATTCGAAACAATTATGGGTACCGTCCTTAAACTGAAATTCTTTACTATTGTCAGGAGTTGGATACACAACAACTACATGCGGTGAAGGCGATACTACGTATACGTAAAACAAGCCTATTGCAAGACTTATTAAAAAAACAGGAAATGATATGTATTCGAACATAATATTGATTATAGTTATTGTTTACTAATAATTAATTACTATTATATTTAGAATGGATATAAAAATAATTTATAATATATATTATAAAAACTTTGACCCCCCACCCAACCCACTCTCTCTCTCTCAATGCAAACAATTCGTATTCCCAATCCCAATCCCCGACAATCTCCGGCGGGGTTTTCAGGATCGTTTGACGCTAACAACCATGGCTACAGTGGAAGCGGTCGCGTAACTGTAGGCGGTCCCAATAGAAGCGTATTTGCCGAAGGTCAAATTGGCGGCGGATGGTCTGGACGACCAAGCTTTGGCGGAATGGTCGGAGGCACCATTCGATTTTAAAAAATATTAAATTAATGAACCGAAGTTGTATATCTATAATTTATACAAGTTATAGACATATAATACTTTCATGTGCAATTAGAGTGATATTATCAAATCATTCAGTGTTGTATGCGATCGATTAACTCTTTTTCGCCATATCTTATCACCATAATCTTCGTCGTGAGTAACTTCACTGCTTGCATATTTCAATTTTTCTTGTGATTGAAGAAGAAATCCCATCAGTTGTTTATGATATATTTTTACTACATCTCTGACAACTTCGTCAGTTACTCCACTAGATCCGGCAGGAGAAAGATTTGTTTTAATTTGTGTTACTGTTTCAGATATAGCTGACTCAATATCTCGTAACTGTGATATACGATCATTATTATAAATGATGTCATAATACCTCATTCGAAGATTGTCATATTGCTTAAAGACCTTTTCCATATGTAACTGTAATTTTGTAAAAGCGTCTCGGGTTTCATCACTGGATGCATATCCAAATAGTAAGTTGAGTTTTAAATGAATGATTTCTTCTTTTACAGTATCCACATTTTTCCTTGCTTCTGTCATAAGAGTTTCAATGTTTTCAAATACCGGTTTAATAATAATTTGATTTGCTACACATTTAGAATCTGAGTTGCATTCAATACGAAGTTCCGTTTTTGAAGTTGTAAATGTCATTCCCGGGGAACCGCATTTCGTGCAGCGTCCCATTTTTATTGCTTTACGTTCTTCAGACGTTATTTCATTCCCTCTCAGCCTCCGGTTTTCTAATTTATTCAATATATCTTGTTCGAATTGATGTTTTGTTTCATAATACTCGGTTACCTTTATATTGAAGTTTTCTATTACACGATGACCGTGTTTTACTGATGACGCCATAATAAGTGTATCTTTGAGATATTACAATGTTTATAATACTATTACTAGTATACGTGTATTATTTATTTTATACTTATTTTATTTTAAAATAGAATAAATAATATTAAATATATAAATATTTCCAACTCAGTGTTTACGTTTATAATTTCTAGTGCGTTTTCTTTTTCCACCATTAAGGCCAGAACTTTTTCTACTTTTAATCGGTCGAGAAAGTATACCATTCACTTTAGTCATCCCTTCTTGAATTTTTTGCAACTCTTTATTAGTTTCTGCAGCTTGTCTGTCATTTTCGGATTGCAATGTTTGTAACGTAGCTCGATACTTTTCGAGTTCGGGATCATCTTCTTCTGCACTTCCTGGTTCACTGTCAGACGATGATATGCCATAGTCTCTTCTGATTGCATCGAGATCTAGGTCTAAACTATTATCTACTGCAGCAGCACCGTTGCCAAATCCGTAATCTTCATCACTACTACTGCTGTTACTCATTCGCATGTCATCAAAATCAGGTTGTTCTGGCTCCGGTAAAGAAACTGGTGGTGGACTAGATGGCTTTACACGTCTTACTGTTGCAGGTTTTCTTAATTTTGGTTTGCCAACGTTATCTAGTTGTACCCGTAGAGCAGTAACATTTTTGTTATATTTTTCAATTTCTTTTTCTAAACTTTTAATGTCATTTCCCAAACGAGTCCAAGTTTTTAAATCAAAATCAGTTTTGTTTTTTGGAGGAATCGGAGTTTTATTTGTCATATGATTGACCCAAAATGGCTTTTGGTTTAATCGTGCTAGTGCATCGGCACGGTCTTGTTGTTTTTTAGCTAGAGTAGTGGTTCTAGTTGAAATAAGTGAATCATTAAAATTAATCTTGGCTTGAATTAATTGTTTTTGTATATCAGTTGACTCAGTTAATAGGCTGCTTCTAATTTCTGGCGGTAGGGTATTTATTTCTGCAGGTGACATTTTTTTTACATCGGCAAGGGTTGGACGATGGATTGGAAGTGGAGGTAGAGGTAAGGGTAAGGGATGAGGTTGAGGTTGGACAGGACCTCCAACTACAGGGACTGGGACACCTGGTACGTTAGTCGGCGAGTTACTTCTACTTCTAGGAAAACATCTTGGAAAACATTTTCTGAGAAATTTTACACCACCTTTTTTATGTGTACGATTTAGACCAAATTTATGACCTTTATATTTTTTACTACGCATGCGACGAACCATTTAAACAGAAGGAGATGATACAATTTTTATTTGTCTTAATTATAATATATGAAAATACAATATAATTCTTATTCAAAATGTTATTTTCGTATAAACCAACTAAAGTAATACGAACCCACACCAATATTAACAGTACAAATATTCAATTGAAAATAAACTATTCGTATCCAAATCAAATTCAGGGCAACCGTGTAGAAAATGTTCAAGATACATATCCTGTTATAAATAACAGTAATAATCAACCGAAAATAAAATTTCGTAATAATACAATAAAAATTTTTGATGGGATAAAACATACAAATGAATTAATTCGCATGAAAAATCCATGTTTCACATGCGGGTAGACCCAATCACATACTATTTATTATTTAAAAGACATTACATATAAACTTTTATTTAATGCTGCTACTATCTCATCTCGTATGTTCAATAATGAGCTATCTGTTTTATTATTGAATTTTGAAGTGAATCCCATTAACGTATTTTTGTATCCATCGATTTTACGTTTAAATTCTTGAGGCGACGAACAGTCGTGTAATTTTACATTTGTTCTTGGAAGATTTATTCTTATACCGTCCTTGTGTCCAATAAGAACTTCTACAAACTCGTCTACATATTTATTGAGATCTTCGTATAATTCATCAGTTGCTTTATGTGTTGCGTAGCTAAGTGTTTTCCAATGATATAATTTTACAGTAGTTAACATATCTATAAAAAACAAAATAATGTCACCGTTAGTATTAACGCGTCCCATTGAAAAAGAGTTGAGGTTAGATTTACTGTCTCGAGATGCACTGACATACGTATACCTATATGGAGTAGGAGTACGCATTTGAATTTTTCGAGTTTTTTTATTGGATGTAAATGTATTACGGTCACTTCTGTTACTAAATATTACTGGCGTAAAAGAATCTGTTCTGACAGTTTTAACTGTACGAGAGTTAGAGTTAGAGTTAGAGTTAGAAATGCTATCATCAGTCGGTGTATCTATTTCTTCAACTTTAAATTTGATGTTGCTGTTGTTACTGGTGTTGTATTTTTTTTTATATTTTGTACTATTACGATTTTTTTTACGATTACGGTTATTATTGCGTTTTCGGTTGCGATTACGTAATTTTCTTGAAAATCCAAAAAACATTTTCTTGACGATTTATTTTTATTATTTTACTATTGTTATATAATCTATCGAATATTTTAAATTTAACTTTGAGTAAATAATAAATAATAAATAATGTTGTAAAAAAATGATTAAGCTGAACACAGTTCGCACTCTATTACGTCTTGATCCTTTTCAACGCCATCGGCTGATTCTGGTTTTGATGTAACTGCTACTGTAAATTGTTGTGCTTGATGTTTGGCTTTTCGCCTCAAGTAATATATACCAGTTTTTAGTCCCCTTTTCCACGCATAAAAATGCATTGAAGTTAGTAAGTTGTAATTTGGATCTTCTACCCATAAGTTTAAACTTTGACTCTGACATACAAATGGCGCGCGGTCTACTGACATGTCAATCAACTGTTTCATAGGAATTTCCCATACCGTTCGGTATTTGTTTTTGAAGTGATCATCAATACCTTGTATCGTTAAATGTTGAATACTTCCTTTGTTTTTTATAATTGACTGTTTTACAGATTCATTCCAGCATCCAAGGTTTACAAGTTCATTCATTAAATATTTGTTTACTACAATGAATTCTCCTGCAAGAGTACGGCGAGTATAAATGTTGCTAGTAATAGGCTCAAAACACTCATTGTTTCCCAATATTTGCGAGGTACTGGCAGTAGGCATTAACGCCACTAGTAAAGAATTACGCAGCCCATATTTACAAATAGTATCCTTCAAAGTGTTCCAGTCGTACCTGCCTGTAGGAACAATATTCCACATATCAAATTGTAAAATACCATTTGACGCAGGAGAACCTTCAAAACTTTCATATGCCCCACACGTTTCGCGCAAGTCTGTTAAGAATCCTTCAGAATGAACCATTTCCTCATAACGTTCTTTTGCAAGGTTCATAGAAGTTTCAAGTGCCGAAAAATATATTGTTTCAAATATTAACTTATTAATTTCAATTGCTTTTTCACTATTGAATGCAACGTCTAGCATTAAAAATGTATCGGCCAAACCTTGCACTCCAATTCCAATAGGTCGATGTTTTAAATTACTTGTTTTCGTTTTTGGTGTAGGATAAAAATTAATGTCAATTACTCGATTAAGGTTTCGAGTAACTGTGGATACAACTTTACTCAAATAGTCATAGTCAAAAAATGGAACTCCTGTTTCAAAGTCAGCAGTTACAAATCGATTTAACGCGATACTGGCTAAATTACATACTGCTGTTTCATTTTTATCCGAATACTCTATGATCTCTGCGCATAAATTGCTACTACATATCGTTCCTAAATTTTTTTGATTCGATTTTGTATTTGCAGCATCCTTGTACAACAAATATGGAGTACCTGTTTCCATTTGACTATCAAGAACTTTTAACCAAATGTCTCTAGCCTGAAGTCGTTTACGTTCTTTGCCGAGTGATTCATACATGGTGTATAATTTTGTAAACTCGTCTCCATATGTTTCATAAAGTCCAGGACATTCATCTGGGCAAAACAAGCACCATGATTCATTAGCCATAACACGTTGCATAAACAAATCAGGTATCCATAGTGCATAAAATAAGTCTCTTGCCTTACTTTCCTCGTCTCCGTGATTTTTTTTCATTTCTAAAAATCCTTCAATATCTGGATGCCACGGTTCAACGTAAATAGCAAAACTACCGTTACGTTTCCCGCCTTGGTCTATATACCTAGCGGTATTGTTGAACACACGTAACATTGGAACTAGCCCATTCGATACTCCTGCTGTACCACGAATGAAACTTCCAGTGGATCTAATATTGTGAACATGAAGTCCAACGCCTCCTGCATATTTTGATATAATCGCACACTCTTTTAATGTATCGAATATTCCCTCGATACTATCTTGTTCCATGGCAACAAGATAACATGAACTCAGTTGCGACCTAGGTGTTCCGGCATTAAATAATGTAGGTGTAGCATGGGTGAAATATTTCAGCGACATTAAATAGTATGTATCGTGAATTCGGTCCAACCACTGCCGGATGGGCTCCCCGTCGTAATCCAGTGTTGATTTGGGAACATGTATTCCGAGTGCAACTCGCATCCACATGTGTTGAGGTCGTTCTAAAATAAGTCCATTTGCACCCTTCATCAAGTATGCGCGTTCTAGTGTTTTGAAACCAAAGTAATCTATTTCAAAGTCGCGCTCATATTGAATCATCGCATTCAATTCGTCTCCATATTCGCATACAAAATTATAAACTTCATTGGATATTAGCGGCGTAGATATTCCGTTACTGTCAGTATACTTGTACAACAGTTCAATAACATGTTTAAAGTTAGAACTAGTAAGTTTTTGATGGTTTGATACAATAACCCTTCCAGCGAGCGTTAAATAGTCGGGGTGGGTGGCTGCCATAGTCGCGCATTGTTCGGCGGTAAGTTCGTCTATTTTTGTTGTTTTTATACGATCGTGTAGTTGATCAATAACTTTCATTCCAAGTAATGTATAATTGACTCCATTGAGTTTTGTTTTTTTAGGATCGAGTACACCGATATTTTTGATACGATTTAAAATTTTATCAAATGACACCGCTTGAAGCGTTTCATCGCGTTTTATAACCCACATGTCTTGGTCCATTTTAGCGGGTCAATATATATTCAATATAGGGTAGTATTGTTTCCTTATAAATATATGGTTTTATTTATCTTGTTTTGTTTATAAATAAATAAAACAAAAATTGTTAATTGGACTTACTTTTTATATTTATAGATTCACATGTCAATTTCAAAATACAAATGCGACCTCTTCAGCTCGTTGCACCAGTAAACCTTGTACCTGGAAAAACATATCTTATTGCAGAAAAACGTCTTGAATATAAGCATCTTAAATTTAAAGGAGTGTTTGTAAAAAACAAATACCCGAGCAAAACGTATGAATGCACCATGACACGTTTTACAGACGTGGTAGGTACGTTGAATAAAAAAATATCCGACCTTGAACTTCAAGATACATATTGGAATTATTATGAAGCAGATGCTACTGTTATCGCGTATACAAATTATATTCTTAGACAAATTACAGGTGATCCATCGTTTGTTTATAAATAACCACACACACACACACACACACACACACACACACACACACACAAACACACACTGTTTTTCAAATCATTGTGAACCCGGCAGGTAAAAGGGATGTTTTCCCTATTATGCGGCCTGACCGTAGGGTTGTAAGCGTAGCGGTAGTGAGGTTAGTGGAAGCGTTGACGGTAGCGCCGAAAAGGTTGGCGGAAGTTAAGATTGTCGAATTAGAAAAAGTGGAGTTGGTTAAGTTTGCGTTTGTTAAGTTGGCGGAAGTTAAGTTACAATTTGAAAACACGGAACTGGACAAGTTTAGTCCAGTCAAGTCAAACGAAGCCGGAAATGTTTCAGACGAGTAAGTTATTCCGCTCCCGACAATGATGATGGTAATAAGCTGATTGGTTGTGATTGCGGTGTAGTTCGTTGTTGCTGGTTGCGTAACATTGATATATATTTTTCCCGGAGCTACGATAGTCCCGGAAGGATTGGAAGACGTAGGAATAGAAAAAATAGAAGTGTTGCTGGATTCATGGGTTCTAGTGACGGTGCCGGCATTAGAAGTGATAACATCGAAAGAAATGGAAGCGCCGGAAACGAATTTTCGGTAAAAGATATTTGGTGATGCACTAAGGGTAGCGGCTAGCTGGTTGATTTGTATAGTAGCGTCTTTAGTAGCTGAAGTGTAAATACCCGAAGCCGCCTGGGTTGCCCGGACGGTTGCAGTTCCAGCCGTAAGAATAGTGATGGTTGTTCCACTCATACTGATGACGCTGGTTCCGGAAATAACGGAATAAGTGAATTCTCCTGGACTGTCGGACGTGGGTTCGGTTATAGTAAACGGAGGGTCACCAAATGTCTTTGTCACGTTGTCAAATCCTGTTAATATTGTAGTAATTCCTGGTGGATCCGATTTTATAAGAGTCATTCGGTTGTCAGCATTTCCTATAGACAACTTAGGAACTGGCGGGTCATTTGCAGATAAAGTAATAGTACTATACCCGGTTCCAAACGTTAAATATGTATTTGTACACAAAAAAACCTCACTTCCCTTGTATGATCTACCTAAAAACGTTGTATTCCATGGTATGTTTAATACTCTAAACGCATCATCTAAGTCTGTATCATCTACTGTATGGCTAAGACTTGATGCGGCGGCTGGAGAAGTATATGTTATATTTGAAACAGTACATGTATCAACTCCAGTAGATGTTATTCTGTAGCTATTTCCAGCGTTATATGTCTGTGAGTCAATACGAGTGTCTTTTGAAAATACGCCGCTTGTTCCGCCTGGAAGTCGAACATGACTTTCAATATGAACATCTATTATAGTAGGACTGTCTTTATAAAATGAAAACCCTACAATGATATTTTTAACATTTATAGTATCCTCCGTTACGTTGTATCGTCTACCTTCGGTTCTAACTCTAAATACTGACATGTTTTTTTTACCCAAAAATCAAACAAAAACCCAAAATCAAACAAAGCCTCTTCTAAATTAACAATACAAAACAAATTGAAAGACAAATACAAATCGAAATACAAATACAATCAACAAACAACTAAGAATGCACGTTATTGTAATTGACACGGAGACGAACGGACTGTTTTCCAAGACGCACACGCCGCACGCGGTTCAGATATCGTATGCTATTATCAACACGTCCTCCCCTTTCTTCCCGATTGTGGAGGACTATGATGCTGTTATCCGGATTTCTAAAGAGACGCCGCTATCTGAAGAGAGTGTCGCCATCCACGGGATTACGCGGGACATTATCCGAACGAAAGGGGTCCCGATTGAGCACGCGCTGCGAATGGTGCAGGCTGCTGTTATGACGTACAAGGTTGAGGTGATTGCAGGGCACAATGTTGATTTTGATTTGCGGGTACTGGATGCGGAGTGTAAGCGGTGTGGTCTTGCAGGGTTGTTTTCACCCCCCTCCTCCTCCCCGGACCCCACCTCCACCCCCCCAGTCACCCCTGCCGCCCCAGTCACCCCTGTCCCTGTCCCCGCAACAACGACACGGAGTCAGAAGGCGAAGGAGGAGAAGAAGAATGAGAAGGAGGAGAAGGATGCGAAGCGGGGGTTGATTGGGGAGCGAGGGGTAGAGCATTGGGGGTATTGTACTGCGCGGGAGAGTGTTGGGGTGTGTAATTTTCGTCGGGAGCGGGAGTGGGGGTATGGTGGGGTGTATTTGAAGTATGGTAAGTTGGGTGAGGTGTTTGATGTGTTGTTTAAAGAGCGGGATGAGAAGCGGGGGGTTGAACTTAAAGTCTTTGAGAAGTACATGCACAATTCGCGGGTTGATGTATTGATGTGTGTTCGGGTGTATGTGTGGCTGTGTTATAGTGTAGATGTATTTGACGCGTGGTATCGGGAGATGGAGATGTATTGTGCTGAGGAGCGTGGGGAGTTTGTGAATGTGGATGACGGTGGTAGCGTATGGGATAGCGAGAGTGGGAGTAAGAAGGGAGTTGGGGGGTGGAAGAAAGATGCGGAGGGGACGGATGTAACGTCGTGGTTTTCGTGCCGCCTATGTGAAATGAAAAGCGAGAGCGAGAGCGAGAGGGAAGGTATGGGGTACGAAGAAGAAAAAAAAGAGAGAATTGCGGATGTGGTGAAAGGGAAAGGGAAAGGAGAGAGCCCGCGCCGGTCGGAGCGGCTTCGGTTGAAGCGGATGGTTGCTGCGATGTGACGCCGGATCCGAATCCGAATATGCATGCGAATGCGAATGCGAATGTAAATAGTAATTAAATAATAATAGTAATTTATAAAAAGAGGGGTTTGCACGTAAATCTCTCATTTTTTCTTTTCGAGATGTTTCGAGATGATGATGAAAGAAAATGTAAAAAAAGGTTGATGGTTGAGGGTTGAGGGTTGAGGGTTGAGGGTTTAGAGGGAGGTTAGGGTTGAGGGTTGAGGGGTTAGAGGGAGGTTAAGGTTGCGAGCATTTCGTTGTGTTTTGTTTTTGCTATGGCTCGCGCGGTTGGGTTGCGTATGAATTCGGATGCGAGTCTGAAGAGTTTTTCTTGCGCGTGTTTTTTGACGTCGGCGATTACCTGGTCGCGGGAATATGCGGGGTTTGCTTGGGTTGTGTATTCGATTGCGCGATGCACTCCTGTTGCGCCCAGGGCTTCAAGTTTGTCTGCGTCGCTGACGATGTCGCGGATCTGGGCATAGTATGCGCCGAGGATTTGGGGGTAGTCGAGGGGGGTTCCTGCGAGCAGTGCCCTGTTTTCCGAGCTGTATGAAATGTATTTGATTACCTGTTTTATTTCTGGGTAGTTCCATATGTGTTTGTTGCCGAAGGTGTCGAGGAGTGCCTGCAAGGATCCGTCGCTGTCGTATTTGTGGTCTGCGATGTCGTGGAGCCATGCTGCGGTGATTGCGTCGAGGGTTAAATTTCCGGTGTCGTCGATGTGGTCTTGTTGGATGATGGTTCGGGCTTGTTGCGCCACGGCCTGCATGTGCGCGTGCCCGTGCGAGTCGTCGCGGCCGTGTATGGCGCACGTTTCGCGAACGAATTCGGACAGGATGTCCCAGCGGGCTTGAATGGTATTCTCGGAAGCGTATGTCGCGTGACAAAAGCTCGACGAGCGATACATCCGTTCTGTTTCGTTTGTGAATGTGAAGTCTTCGGAGGCGGGGGTCGCGGTCGTGTTCATGTGTATGTATGTTCTTGCTTGTTGATCTGTGGAAATAAGTAATTGAAAACGAATCAATTTTATTTGACGATGCACGGATGCATGCATGGCATGGACGTGGGCCGTTCCACGGTATCCTACTCATTTCCCCGTATGTCACTCATTTCCCGTTTCGCGATAACGGAAGGATGTAGACAATAAGTATTTTAATTTTACAATACGTGCACGGATGGTACGATTTATGTATGAAGTTAATAGTTAACTGGTAGATAATTAACTAGTGTATACGGATGTGCCATGCAATGAGATATGAGTAGTAAAACTGCGAAAAAAAATTGATTCGGATATTGTATTGATAAGTATACATAATGCAAGGCTAATATAATATGAAGACAATCAAGTAGCGAAGAGTCAAGCTGGACGATAAACGGAGCAACCAACCCCTTATAAACCGGCATGGCGCAGAGGCAGCGCGCGGGGCTCATAACTCCGAGGTCACTCGATCGAAACGAGTTGCCGGTATGTAAACATTTGCCAGTTTTACAGAAACTGGTCGTCTAGATGCTGATGTTAAACGTATTCATAGTCGGATGGATGGATGGATGGATGGTCATAGCTCGAGGGACCCTAAACATGAGCGACAAACAAACCGTGTTACCGGAGTGGCGCAGAAGGAAGCGCGCGGGGCTCATAACTCCGAGGTCACCCGATCGAAGCGGGTCTCCGGTATATATCATCACATCGCAATGGTGCATCGAGGCACTGGAGCAACAAACCTTTAACCGGCATGGCGCAGCGGGAGCGCGCGGGGCTCATAACTCCGAGGGCACAGGATCAAAACCTGTTGCCGGTATTTTCAATTCGCAGTTTTACAGAAGCTGTCACGCTGTCAATACAGCAACACACCGCCGGCGTAGCTCAGCGGAAGAGCGCCTAAACACCGTCTCCTACTACCTTGACTGGAAACAGTCTGAATTGGGGATGGTTATCCGCTCATAACGGGGAGGACGTAGGATCGAAACCTACCGCCGGCATAAGGTCTGCTCGGCCATAATAGAGCGCAACATTACGTTTTACCGGGATGGCGCAGCGGGAGCGCGCGGGGCTCATAACTCCGAGGTCGTTGGTTCGAGTCCAACTTCCGGTATATTCACATTTGCCAGTTTTATAGAAACTGGTCGTCAAGCTGGACGTAAAACGGAGTAAACCCCTTTTCACCGGTGTGGCGCAGTGGAAGCGCGCTGTAAACACCGTCTCCTATCAATTCGACTCGAAATAGTCTGAATGGGGATGGTTATGGATCACAACCCAGAGGACGTAGGATCGAAACCTACCACCGGTATCAACCAACGTTTTTTTTACTTTAATTTGTTAAATGAATGAATGAATGAATGAATGAAAATTCAAGTAAAAATAAGTAAAAAAGTGTTAGAAATAAACACACTTATTTACTCTTACCAGCGTTCATCCCGAGAACGAAAATCGGGTATACTGAGGTCGATCAAGTCCCAACACTTGCCAGTTCACAGCCTCGTGCAATGCAGCCTCGCCAAAACATTTCCGAAAACAGGCGTCGCACGTATAGCACTCGCACTGCTTTTCTCGTCGGTCAACTAGAAACTGGGACTCATCGTCAAGACCGACGCCGCAGTCCATACATAGTCCCCACTCGTGTTGTTGTGCGCGCATATTGTACTCGTCCCACTTTTGACGGTACGCTTCGACGAAACACTCTTCGCAACTGCAGTCGTCACCATGAAAGGTCGCATCCGCATCGTGGAACCAAACAGCAGAGTAGATAGCATCGATACCACTGTAGCCGCTCATCTTTGTATACTTCGTTCTACTTCGTTTATAATCGCTGCATACGACTATGAAAAGGAATTGAAAAACAAATCAATTTTTTATTATAAAAATCAAATACTTATTCGGACAGTTGTCATCAAAAAATTGATTTGTTTTTTGAAATACATTCAATTGAGTGCAGTGTTTCACCGTAGAGTTAATACGTTAATACATACCATACCAATGTCGTCATCAGCATCAGAATTCGGTCAAGTTAATCCCAAACTCGCAACCCTTATGCGTGTAATTGAAGACAACCAAGATAAAATGACCGAAGGAGAATACTTGGAAGCCATGAACGCGCTATGCGCACTTCACCGCGATTCACTCAATCCGCTCCTCACGCAACTCGCTGCAGTCGAGGAACACAACCGTGTACAGCCACAGCCATCACAGCCCTTTTCACTCTTTGCGGAGCAGCCGGAGATCGCGCCAGGAATGTCCCAGGGAGAAAAAGTAGCATGGATGCGCGTTACAAAGTGTCACCCTGATCCTCATTGCAACCGAATCACATCGCAAGCATGGTTAGACACGGAGTATCGTGTCAGATACAGAATGCTTCGCGAGGCAACTGAGCACCTTATCGCAAAACGCGAAGAACTTTTAACAAATCCAGAACCAAGTACATGCTCGTTCATTGCAAGGCATGCAGTGGGGCATTGGTCCATGGCAACCGACGACGACTTGTGGGTCTGCGTATGCGGATACAGTGGAAAAACAAAACACTGGAAAAAACATGCCGAAAGCGAACGTCATCAAAACTGGGCAACACATCGTACAGTAAGTCGACGACAAGTTGAAAAAATGAAATGCTACATCAGAGATGATGAAGCAGGAAACCTTGTCAGGTTTGCACCATACCCAGGCTACGCAAGCAGTTATGCATCATATCCAGGCGGAATTCGTTTCTACACAGTGACACAGGAGAAAAACGAATGGACTCATCCTGAACTATACGTAGGAATCCATACACAACCAATCCCTACTCAAGACAGAACAGAACGCTGGTTCGTGTATCGCCGCAATACCCACGCGCGCGAATATGTACAGTAAGTAGTACCCTTTCCCCATGTGACTATAACTAAAAGTAAACGTAAAATGAAATAAAAAATAAAAAAATGAGGCACCCCTCGCCTCTTTTTTTACTTACTTACTTGCTTGCTTGCTTGCTTACTTTATTTCCACGCTTCAGGATCCGCTTCGCGGCAGCGCACAGAGACAGAGGCAGCTCGTCGTCGTCATCGACATTGACATACCGTCCGACAAACAAGTCCTCGAGTTTCTTCGCATCCGCATTCATTTTGAATACAAACCTTTCCGGCGTAATCCTGAAATTGCCAGTATACGACTTTGGCTTGTCGCACTCCGTTTTGCACCGTTCAAGGAATCGCCCGTTTTCACTGAAATGTGCCTTGAACGTCTCACCCTTCTTGTTCGTATAGTCGTCGATCTTCGAAAATATTCCGACGTCGCCAGATGAAACATTCTCCTTCCACAATACAAGCCTTGACACAACGCTCCACACTTGCTCGGATCCGATCACTCCAGCAACAGCAAGCTTGCACATTTCGTTGCCGAGTATCGAGAACTCACGTTCCCAAATTTCGCTGCTGTTTCGGTACCGGATAATCTGTCTCTTGAGTCCGCACTCAATAATGTCACGCCTGTCATTTGATTGTTCGCATTCGCTCATTGTTTCGTTGTCTACGTATGAATCACTGCTATTTGAATTAAAAGTAATTGAAAAAACAAATCAATTTTTCATTACTTTGACAACCTCATTTCACGTTGTCCGTTAGCATAAAAAAGTGTTAGAAATAGAATAATTACTTACCTTTTCACTCTACATTTTCCCTACCGACGGACACACTCCATTTACCAAATGTCTACTGCTTCTCACACATCCATACTCTTCCATTCTTCCTTCAATCTTCTTCACATGTCTCTGATCAAACCACATCTTCACATACACACGACCACACATATACCCCACCAACCTTCCAATCCCAAACATCACATCACTCACCTCATCCTTAAATTCTTCCCAACTTCCAGCCTGACACACCTCTACTACTTCATCCCAAATCTCCTTCATTCTCAATCCAAATTCACCTTCATCATTCTTTAAACAACCACAATATTTCATCTATCTAATTTTTCTCAACACTGTAAATATAAAAGTAATTGAAAAAAACAAATCAATTTATTTTATTGTTTCTGTGGATTATGTAATTAACTCATTTTATTGTATCATACTCATTACCCCGTATCCTACTCATTTCCCCGTATATCACTCATTTCCCATTTCAGGGTTTTACCAGGGTTTAGGGTTTAGGGTTTAGGGTTTAGGGTTTAGGGTTTAGGGTTTAGGGTTTAGGGTTTAGGGTTTAGGGTTTAGGGTTTAGGGTTTAGGGTTTAGGGTCCACTATAAAATATTGACACATGTTGCCCTGCGCCAAAAAAAACGAAAAGTAAAAAACCAAAAATAAAAAGTACTTACCTTACCTTACCTTACCTTCCCTTGCCATAGTTACTACTGGCAGCGCGGCTCAAAAGTTGACGTATCGACGATATATGGTTATGAAGATCTCCTTCTCGACGTAGAGGGAAGTCTCTCCGGTCGCGGTGTTCTCGGCAACATCCACCTGCGACGCCATTGTCGACGCCCCATTGCATTCAAGAACAAATTCCCTCTCTTCGTCCAGTTGCTCTTTGTATTTTTCCAAAGCTGCGTCGCGTGCAGCTTCGTACGAAGCGTAAAGCTCCGGGTAGACTTCTTGATTTTCAATAACGATGTAAACTGTCTTTGTCTCTGACATTGGTATGAACGCTAATACCCACTCTATAGATAAATAAAAATTCAAATCAATTTTTTTTTGAATTTTTAATAACTTTTAAAAGTAATATAAGCTAGGATAAGATAAGATAAGATGCAGAAACCGGGTATTGTAGTTATTGCAGCGGGTATTATTGTCGCACTTGTGGCGATAAACCTTGCTTTTACTAAAAATGCGAGGTACTATTGGTGGTATCCCGCAATTATGTCGCCGTATCCAGATAATCGGGAAGAAGCGGTCGTTGTAGTAAATGAATACGTTGCAAAACGAACGCAGCGCGATGTCGAGTTCGCGATGATGGTCGACGAAGCACCGGAAAAGGCGTTTCAGCACGTGATATCAGAGTCCGAAATGCCGGCATCTGAAATGCGTGAAATTATGATGCACCCCCTTGTAGTGATGCGTGTTAAGGCGTACAAAGCTCTTTACAACCGGGCGCGGCCGCATCAAGTGTTACCCGATCGAATTAATTTAGAGTCGGGTAGTATGCTGCCGCTTAAAACGGCAGACACGCCGTCGTATCCGGCGGGGCATGCGTATCAAGCCTACCTTATGGCATCAATTCTTTGCGCCAAGTTCCCGTATAAAAAGCGCGAAATAGAAGAAGCCGCGGACCGCCTAGCCGAGTCCCGCATTTACGCTGGAGTGCATTATCCGAGCGACAATGCGTTTTCCAAATCGCTTGTCAAAAATCATATGTCTGGACTGGTATCATCGCCGGAAAGTACCGCCTCGTCCAAGGGGGCTACGGGTGCACCGTTGATGAATTCGCCATGAAGGGTTGGGCCTGGCACACCCGGAGCCGGACTCGGAGCCGTGACCTCGCCCGTCAATTTATCATTGGACCAAATGCCTTCTTGTACGGACCCATTTTGGGCTGTTAGTTTTCCTTGTCCATACCGTTTATCGTTTTTGAACTGGCCTTCGTAAACATCGCCGTTCGCATATACGAGTTTTCCATTCCCGTGTTTTAATGTACCGTGTGCGAGTCTAGACGTTTTAAGGTCGCCCGTATATGTTCCTGATACTAAAGTTATTGTTCCTTTCCCGCTAAGAAAGCGGTCTTTCGAATAAACCCCACTGTGAGACATGGTATCAGATTCGTATATACCGTATCCTTCTTTAACGCCACCTTTGTATTCGCATTTGGTAACACCGCCCGTCGTAGTAATATGTAAATAAAGACCGTACCCATCAAATTCATCATCGAGATGATGGCCTTTGTAGACGTCTCCGCCGCCAGAAAATACGCACACGCCGTAACCCGTCATGCTGCCGCGTTTGAATTCGCCTTCATACCGGTAGCCACTAAATCCAGGTGTAGGCCACACCTCTAAAACTCCAAACCCGTGTTCTTTATCATTCTTCCACTCACCTTGATACGTTCTATCATCCATTTCAAGCTGACCGAACCCATGTCGTACGCTGCTGTATCGATGACCTTTAACTTCGCCCACGTAGTCACCGCGTCTGTATTGCAAAGTCCTTATAAACTTTCTTCCCTGACCACTTGTGGCATCTTTATCGGAATCGGAGTCGTCGTCGGAACTACCAGATCTACTCTCTAGTTCATGTACTATGGCCATTGCTTTTGAAGCCGCGCCTCTTGCGAAAGCTGCTTCACGTTCTGCAAGTTTTGCAGCCGCGTCTACCTTGAGCGCTACTTCTTTTCCCTTTTTTGCTGCTTCTTCAGCCTCCTTTGACACGGCCGACGGACTTAGTCGACTGATACTAGATCGTTTTGTATGAGCGTGCGAACCGCCCTTTCTTCTGCGGATAGAATACCGTGGTTTTAATGGCATGCTGGTATAAAATAGAATTATTACTCTTATATATATATATACTACTATAAAATAGTATTATATACAACAATACAACAATATAATGTTTCTAAATATAGTTATCACTATGTGTCGTCGTGTCGTCTAGTTTATATCAACAACATTGTCGAATGTGGAATACTTCCAGTCGGTGCTGCGGAGAACGTAAAGTTGGTCGCGCAAGTCGTGGCGAGTTACGCGTAACTCGTTGTATCCGTACAGCTCGGTCTTTTTGCCGTATGGTTTCATAGAACACAAGTCGGCCACAGCAAGTTTATCCACGGTGTCGCAGCACATGGCATACATTACCAAATCGCATACAGGCCGCACATTCATGCACCATGACAAATAATCGAGCACTTCGCTGGATCGACGAAACGCGAGACGTACGTCAGGATAACTCGTGGGTTTAGAAGCGTCAGACTTGGGTCGAATGGATCGACGGCTTCCTTTCACGATGTAGCGACGTTTTCCTTCGTCATAGTAAATGAACATTCGCCAATCAGGGTTACCGGGTTCGCTGGTTTGTTCTTCCAAATATAGTACACCTTGACAGCAGACGACTGGTAAAGGCACTTGAGTCAACTGAGTCGAATGAGTTAACGAGTCAAGAGTTTTCAATTCTACGCCCCCGACAACGACCCCTGAAGTGCCAGTTGCAGTTGCAGCCGCGGCATTGGAATTGGCCACCTCGGGAACATGATATTCCTGATCCCATGACCAGCCCTTATCGTACCAGCCGTAGTTATGATAATCGTCATATTCTCTGATCCAGTCCAATCCACTCCATGTTTCAGAAGGGTTAGGATTTGAAGAGGTAAGTTGGGATACGGGTTCTGGTTTTACGGCGCCGTTTGTTGAAAAAGCGGTAGAGTTTACATAGTCGTATGCACAGTCTTCGGGATCGTGGAATACGGCGCCTGCAGACGCAGAAGCAGACGCAGAAACGGCAACATCGGCTTCTTCTTCTTCGATGCGCTCCACCCAAATGAGTTTTGCCTGTTTTTCACCTTCACTCTCAAACCGTTTTCCGTTCGAAACGTGCCTCCATTCGCGCTTTCTCCAGTTGTAAACAGCGTCCCATTCGCGACTCCAGAACTCGCGAATTGCGGCATCTTCTTCAATCCCATAATCTGTCGAAAACCCGCCACCCTCCTCGTAAAATTCAACCGTTGCGTCCTCCATTTCGATCATAGTATTTGAAAAGTCTCGTTCGGAAAGTTCATACCAAGGAGTTTCTCGATTAAGGCGCTCAAGTTTCCTACTTGTGCGTTCAGCGCGTTTACCTGAATTTTGATGGTCAGGGCAAGTGCTGGCAGACGTGCCATGTACTCTTCGTATGAAGGGAGTGCCTCTTGATCTTACAGTTACCATGATGATAAAGCAATAAAACAATAGGTAAAGTAATAAACAGAATAATAAAAGTAATAAAGGATTGTTGGGAATTTATATTCTCTCTATTTATAATTTTATTTTATCTTTAAATCGTAATTAATAATCTGTATAAGATATATATGCACATACCGCCGAACAATGCCCAACGCTAAAACAAAAATAAAACGCAGTAAAATCAACGTGAAACGTAAAACGAAAACGTTGAAAGGTCGGGTTAAGCGATCCAAAGTATACAAAATATACAAAATATACAAAAAACGAGGAGGAGAACTGCGAACAAGTCATTCATCTTTACCGAACTCCTTTCTACAACTACCCCAACAATCCGTAGGAAAATCGAATGTACAAGTACCGTTACCGATGACGCTCGTGCCGTGTTTTGTTGCACAATTTTTTGGTCAGAATTTGGAAAAAAACATTGATTTTGAAGAGATCTACGAAAGCAATTTTTTTAAAAAACTATACGGGTGGTTCAAATACGAATACAAGTTAAATGACGACAATGCTAAAGAAAAATTTGCAGTGATTTTGATGGCATATCTTGGAACTTTACAATATATTGATATTAATAATAGCAATTTACCAGAGGACGACTTAAAAGTAAAATTTGTCGCAAAAGTATTTGGCAATATTGATATTAAACGTACTGATAGCCACTCTCGTGCCCATACGCCGCACCCTTCACCTGTAGCGAAAAAGTCATCACCGAACAAAAGGCGGCACACACGTGGAGGTGTTGGACCTCGCGAAGTTATCACGTTTTCGGCGCTTATTACGTATTTAACAAGGTTTCTTCCTGAACGCTTTCAAGGCGATGCGCGTTTAGTAGCTTCATTTCTCTTCATGTTATGGGGGATTGTTCTTATGTATAACTCAATAGACGCGTTGTTTAATATAGACGATTATGTAACTGATGTGACCGATGCCGCAACGGATGAGTTTACAAGATACGCAAACCGGGTTGCTATAAGCGTTGGTGCTGAAGTAGGACATTTCGAACAACCTCGACTCCAAGTAACAATATCTAGACCCACTCTAACTCTTGACGACTTTTTCAATCCTGCGAGCCACATTCGACATATAGCCGAAATCACTGCAAGGTTTTCAGAAGCGATGGCTAGGGTAATGGTTTCGAGTGAGTATCAGACTTTTCAATCACAGATTCAAACTGCGATGACTAATGTTGTTAGTGCAGTGGATGCATCCACTGCTCAAGTACATATACCAAATGATGCAGACGCCGGATTTTTTACAAGTGCGTTTAATAGTTTAAGAAATGCAGTTGGACGACTTTCGGCTTTAAGATATAATGCTGAACATGCAGAACAAATACTTAATGTCGGCGTTGCTGCAAGTGAACGAGAACTTGTCGCACTACTTGCACAACTAACCCATACATTTACTAGAGTAAGTACAAGGTTTGCAACACAACTGAGAACACACTTAGGGTTTAATTTTTCCAATCTGTTAATGGGAAGCTATATGACCCTGATATACTTTTTACACATAGTGTATATTTTGTACCAGAGACGAAGCCGCGGACAACAAAGTAATCATAGACAGATAGGGAACTCGTAAAACAAAACTTCGAATTTTTATTAAAAAAATAAAAAATAAAAATATATTAATAAAAATTTAAACTTCAACCGATATAACCAGTAGGCAACGCTCCGGCCGCCTGAGCCTGTTGCCACGTGTAGTAGTTGGTATCGCACCCGTTATGCACGAGGGTGAACGGAAAATGTTTTTTAGTTGCAGGAGTAGGCAGGCACTCGCGCCGTCCAATTCTACCGCCGGATAAGTATTCTCCCTGGGAAACGGTACGCACTGCAGGATTGGGTTTTATGATAACGAGAATGCGTTTGGACGGAATGGATCCGCGAGACAAAGCAATGCGCTGAATACACTCGCATTGGGCGGACCCGCTTACGGGAGGCGTGGGTATCGTAGACTTTCCGCACTTGTCGACTAGTGCGTTTGGCGGTTTAAATACGGCGGTAGTCTCGCTCAACTTTTTGATACGTTCGGACTGGGTGCGACGAACAACGTGCGCGGTTCCCATATCCTTTACCCAAATGCGGGGATACGTACCGCCGTCAATCCAACGGTACCGTAATGTGCGCATTGTGGCGTCAGAAACGGACGATGGCTTTATGATAGTAGGGTCGTTTATTCCAACTGCCGAACCCGAGTTTGAAACCAGCGAGGTATTATATCGACCCTGTGTAGTGCCGTACCCGCGAGGCAGTTCTCCACGAAACGGGGTTCGTGTAGTCCCTGAAAGCAGTCTAAATCCGGTAGTATTTCTGAGGGTTCCATTTAAAGAAAATCCCAACCCAAGACGCCGTTCAACGGAGTTCGCTGGCATAGACGATGCTGCACTTATTTTCGAGTTTCGAAACCGGTCAGATTTTCGTTTAAGAGCTACAATTGACATTGGCTATATTATGTGTATATCTATATATAATATGTATAATATTAATATGTATATAATATATGTATATAATCCGCGGTATAAAATAAAATATAAATATCAAAGAGATAAAACAAAATTTAAAACATTTAAAACATATGCCGCCACCCGCGCGTATCGGGACGCGTAACCGCCACTTGAAACATTCGGGCCTATTACATTAGAAGAGCATGTAGCAAAAAAAGAAAGAAGCCATACAAGAAAAAGAGAAAGATTAAACCACCAAAGAGTTGAAATACTTTGTCGCCCGTTTCTCCTTGAACGACGCGCTGTAATGGCACGCATAGAAACCCTCCACCGCGAGGTGAACAGAATAACAAATACAATAACAACTTTGGAGTCGTTAAGACTTCGGGTACGTAAAGACAATAAAAAAAATACGTCGACCGACTACATGACACATACATGTTGGAGCGTCTACAAAAACAAGAAGAAATAATGCGTTTAAGAGACCGGTTGATAGAGTTAAGTGCTATAGTTGAGAATATACACAGGCAATATGAAGTACCATACGTTGAACGATCCAGCGCATTCGGTTTTGGAGGAGGAAGATCAAATAAATGGTCACTTAAATACAAACGCAAACGCATAATTGACTGCAACCACCCAAAAGGTGTCTCACAACGACGACACTGCAAACCTGGTCGAAAGAATGTAACCAAAAAACACTAATAACAATAATACATACAAAATACATACAAAATACATACAAATTAAATAAACAAATAAAAATAAAAAATAATATTGTTATTTTATCTATTTTAACTGTACAGACGTGCGCCGTTTTCTTTGACAGCAGCAGCTGCACGATAAACATGACAGGAACCATGTTTTAAACCGGGTCCATTTATTTGCAGGCGAAGGTTGTGCGCTGGTGGCAGTGGTAGTAGCTGCGTCGACGCCGACCCCGACCCCGACCCCGACAACATTATTGACAACGTCATCGACTATTTTGGCAACAACAGCTGTAGAGGTTGTTACGCCCGTATATTCTATAGTATTGGCATCGTTAGTAGTAGCGGTAGCAGTAGCGGTAGCAGTAGCAGTAGAACCGTTTGACAAGGTGGCGGCCGTTTCAATGCAGTCAGGACAGACCTCTGTGTTGTGAGTTCCTGTTTTGTCAGGTGCGTCAACTACGTCGCGATTGTTACAGTCGGCTGGTGGAAGAGGGTCAGCTTCTTCAAGTTCATGAATGACGACTGGACCGGCTGGAACAATCGGAACAATCGGAACAATCGGATTAAAGTGGGTATGAGCAGTAGGACTGACATCAACAATAACATTTCCCTCGTCGTCACTATGGGATACTGGCACGTGCCGTGTAGCTGTTCCACTGCTAGAAGAAGGCGCAGACGTCGCGGAAGGCCCTACTGTTGATACAACAATAGACGGCTGAGGTGTAGAGTCATCTTGAGAATAAGGGTCTCCAAGTATGGAGTCGTCTCGCTGTGGACGATATTTTTTCCGAGTCATTTTATTATTTACGTTTACGTTTACTTAATTATAACAAAATAATAAAACATATTTAAATTCATTCATGAACAACAATATTATAGAACAATAAATAGTATGCATAATAAGTATAAAACATAAAACAGCCGTTTAAACTTACTGCCATATAATGTCAATGTCTACAATCACGAATGGAAGTGCAAACAAATGGTTTGAAAATACCGTTCACCATACCACATCAAACGCAAGTGACCGAATAAAAAAAATCGGAAATCGTGCAATTTATCAAAACACCATGAACATCGCATCGCAAGGCGGGATGAAACGTGGGTATTCGACGAGACCTGCGATGTACACTCCTGCCACCCTTCTAAACAGCAAATGTGTAACGAACGACTGCGTATCATTTTTCATTCGGTCAGCCCCGAGCTATGAAAATTTATTGAGAACCACACAAGGGGTTTATGAAGGTCGGGCGCGTCAAATGGCTCAAGGCACGATTCCTCGCACGTATAAACCGCCTACGACGCAGACAAATGGCGACATTGTGCGTAGGATTACCAGTTCCAATCCGTTATCGGAAACAAGTCAATATAATTATTTAAATTTGAATACGTCAAATGGCGGTGCAACTGATCTATTGATTTTAAGTAAAGCCGACTCGCAAAATGCGGCGTATGATGCGTCACGTAAAATGGCGATCGATCCCGCCGCGTGCATGCAGTACCCACCAAATCCATCGCTGAGTATTACGTACGGAGGGGGCGGATGCCTTGCTTCTACATAATATTGAATGAATTATATAAGTTGCATCGTGTGCATTATCTAGCGCTAGTGTAAGTCAAATGGTTCAAATAATTTTGTAATTACTTGGTAAAAGTGTTGTAATACCGGTAATCCGCCCTGACCGTAACGATTGAAGTGTCGCATTTCGTAAATCAGTAGATGCATTTATCGTGGCTCCATAGAGGTTGCTACTTGTTAAGTTGGAACCATTAAACGATGCATTATTTAAATTTGTATTTGTGAAGTTACAATATGTTATTGTAGCGTTATTGAATATAACATTTGCGAACGTCGAACCTGTAAAGTTGACTGTAGTAAAGGTTTTGGATGTAAAGTCTATACCCGTAAAATTGCCATTTGTTGCACTTGATCCGGATGATATAAAGTATCCACCTCCAAACACAATCGTGGACGGGAGTCCTGTAGGTACTGGATTTGCGATTATGCCGCCGCTTACAATCCCGAAAAATGATGCTGCGGTCGTACCTTCAAATGATGCTCCAGATAATGTTGAATTTGTAAGCGTTGCTCCCGACAAGTCAACCGAATTGAATTTTACATTTGATAAATTTATATTAGCCAAGTTTGAACTTCGTAGATTAGCACCAGTTACGTCTACGCCAGCTCCAATAATGTACCCATTTCGCATTTGGTATCCACTAGGTAATGTTAGTCCCTCAGTTGTTGTAATTCCACCTGATTTTACGCCAGTCATTGTCGCACCGGTAAAATTAGTATAGTATAGATACGCATTTGTAAACGTACAGTTGGTAAGATTAGAGGATGAAAAATTAACATTTCCCAAACTGCTGCTGGTGAAATTACATTGTGAAAAGTTGCTGGATGTCATATTGTTGTTAGTAAGTGTTGAACTTGAAAAATTAATTCCAGTTAGTGTTTTTGACATGAAGTCCGATGTATTTATATATGACCTTGATGAAAAGTTTATATTGGGCCCTAAAATATATCCATTAGCTGATGATATGGTATAACCAGTAGGTAAATATGTATTCGCATTTGTTGCTACACTTGAACTATATAGGTTTGTCAAAGTTGAGTTCCTCAAGTCTGAACCAGTAATGTCAGTAGACTGGAAAGTACAACCTGTAAAATTTACATTTGTAAGAGTTGCCGATGACATATTGGTTTGAATAAATGATGATGCGGAAAAGTTTGCATGAGTGCATGTAGTTTGTACCATACTTGCATAATTGAAATTAGAACTAGTAATACTTGCCGAATTGAAAGTCGAATAATTTAACGTCGAACTGCTCAAGTTAACGGAACTCCCATTAGTAGAATCAAACTTACATGTGTATAAGTATTTGCTTGTAAAATTGGCATTAGATAATGCCGCTCCGTAAAAGTCACAATACTCCATACCAGACCCTCCTCTAAAGTCAACACTTTCAAGTGACCGACTTTGAAAATTTGTATACGTCATATCTCCAAAATGAGTGCCATTTAATGTAAATGTTGTACCGCTTGAGTTGTATCCAGTTATAAGACCTCCACTGAATATTAGTAACCCGATATTTGGCAACGTGATTGTTGTATTTTTCCAATTTTCTTTGTCGTATTCACTAATAGCTAAGCTGTTATCATACGGGTCATATAGTTGTGTTGTTTTAGTTCCAGTACCTTGTTCATATATTATTGCGTTAAATGTAATTCCGGCGGTATCCGTACTCACTCGATTTCTACCCATTCTTATCTCGCTTTGGCTTTTTACACGCCCCTTGTATATACGCAAGTCAAATAAATAAACACCCGATTTTAATTTATTGCACGAACATGAAACAGGAGATTGCATTCCAACTGCGAATGTTGCAGTGGCAGCGCCTGCCGTGCCTTCATTTGAGGTATTTGTAAACTGATCAGTCAAACTTCCATTAATATATATTTTGTATTGATTAGTTGTAATACTCTTATTACGCACAACTGCAATATGTGTCCATTTCCCCGTGGGTACAATCGAATTATTTGCTATAATTTCAAAACTTGCAGATCCGGGAGCAATTCCAATTCCTTTTTGATTTGTCGTATACTCGTTATGTACCTGTATCGTATATTCATATTCACCACGATCAATAATTGTACAATTCGTGGAAAATGCTTCTTCATAATACCAAAATTCAACCGTGTAGCTACTATTTCGTAAATCAACATAGCTGCCCGACGTGGTTGACGTTGTTGTCGATTTTGACGCGTATGCATTGTTCCACCTATAAAAATAAAACCGGTTGTCTATATACATGTTAAGAATATACTTCCATTTATGAATTTCACTCGTAAAGTATACAGTTGTTAGGTCAGTGTCTGAGGTTTCCATTATCCAGTTTCCACCAAGGGTTGACGCGCCAGTATTATCATTCGATGCCCGTATTTTTATTGTTACGTTGTTGTTAGTGTTATCACATATAACTTTACTGCCGAGATTATCAATAACGTATTTCCAGTTTGGATTCGAATACAGTGCGCATGCCATCAAATCAACTACGGTTGTATGATATGTTGCATATAAGGCGCGTATAAAATCAATAAAAAATGACCAAGACTTCAAATCGGGATCACACGTTTCAACATTAGCAAGGATACCAAAGACGTCATCTGGTAGAGTGTTTACTAATTTAAATCGAGACATTGCAGGTTCTGAATGTTGCATGATTCCGATGCTTGCGATTAGTGGAACATCCACATCCGAAATTTCTCCGAATCGAATACCAATATTATAGAATTCATCCAAATCGGAAACCAAAACGGACCCTGCATTCGAACGTCTCTGGAAAAAGACACGAGGGCACGAACATTCTGTTTGGGATTCGGGTATCAATAGATCCGAATAAACATCCGACGGAAGTAGCCGAATCGTTGACATGTCGAAATTATCGCATGGAGTGCAGTGTACAGTAGTAGTACTTATACTGGGATCCGTGTTCAACGATATTTGAGTTGGAATATTTTCATTTACCTCTGACTCACTTGAATAAAATCTATATAACATGACTCTGTTCTTATCATTCAAAAAACGAGCCTTTGACAAAATGCTTTCCATGGTATCTCTTTCTGAATTGAACACCATACAATACGTGTTTTTATTTATAGAACGGATAATTGTATCAATATCATTCAGTCCTTCATCTATCAATAATAAGTGTCTTGTTCTTGGTATTGTTATTAAATCTTCATGTTCCATTTTTTACGTTTGTAGTTTGAACTTGAACTTGAATAGTTAATTTACTAGTATTTAATTTTATTTTATTAAATTTAAAAATAAAATCCAATCAATCCGATTTGAATTTTTGGTACATACATATATATAACTATAAATCCATAGAAAGTATTATTTATAAAATTATAAAAAAAATAACAAAAGTATAACGTATACCAAGTTATAAATATGGCTACAACGAGAAAAGCGCCATCAAAAAGTGCTACATTATTTGAAAGTGGTACAATTAAGAAAGGTAATGATGGTAATAGGTGGATAATTGTAACAAATAAGCGAGGTATTCATAGATGGCAAAAGATGATGATAAGCAATAAAGGTAATGTGACAAAAAAGATTAAACATGATCGTACGCATAAAAATAAGTCGAAGCGTGTATTAGAAATGGAAGCAGACCCCAATACGGTATGGGGTAAAAATAAACCATTGGAAAAACTTTGGGAAAGTTTAGCCGATGGAAAAAAAGTGGTATTGATTGAGAAAGGTGGTAAGCATAAAATATTTGACATGCCTACAGGAAAAATGATGATCCGAAAAATGTATAATACGTTTGATGATGATCCGAATATCGTTGCAGTATTATCTGCTCCTTTATCTCAGGATGCGTATGAAGTGTACTTGTATCCGAAAGCGAAAAATCAGACGGTGGAGTATGTTATTAAAAATTATAAAAAATATTTTAAATCCTCGGGACCCATGCCGAAAGATCTTGTAGAAAAAGGAATACCAGCACAAGTGAAAGTGTTTTTTCCGGCGTAGGCCTGGTTGGGGATTGGGTATTAAATTTTATTAACTAATAATAAAATTTATTATATATATATGATATTCGATCTTTTCAAACTTCCAAACTTCTTCAAGTTACGTACAGAAGTGAAGTACAGACATGTTATTCGATATGACAGCGTGTCCCATGGCGGCGGTTATTATGATATTAGTGATTGTAACAATACTACTTGATGCATTTATGTTATTTGGTCCGGTTTTTGTAATACGGTTTGACATTAGAGTTTTAGGAGTAATCTTTTTTTTATTCACAATTGTATATGTGTTATTTACTTTATGGTTGGCGAATAAGACCTGCTATAATTTCATTTGGGTATCATGGGTAATCGTGTTTTATTTACTTTTTGCTATCATGAACACAATAGGTAATATTATTGATCCTTCAAGAAAAGAACAGATTCAAAAAGATATTGATGCTGCAATAAATGAATCGGTGCTATAAAAAATTAAAAAATTAAAATAATCACAGTAATAAAATAAAATAAAATAATCAAACTAACTTAACCCAAAATAAAATAAATGGAAACGAAGTTAAAAGACGCACTGGGACGCCCCAAAGAAGGTGTGCATTCATTGCGGATTTTTGATATTGCAGTTGTCGACGTGGTATTAACCGTGGTTGCCGCGTGGTGTATTGCGAGGTACATGGATGTGCCGCTGTGGAAACCGATTATAGGACTGTTTGTATTGGGGATTGTTGCGCATCGAGCAGTAGGAGTACGAACAACTGTGGATAAGTGGCTTTTTCCAGCAAGCGTGTTACAAAAAAAAGTTAGGTTTGATGTGTAGTAGTAGTTGTAGTAGTAGCTACCTTCTTTTTGAAGTCGGCGTATTTAATGTTAACGTACGCGGCTTCGGACGCTTCGTCTCCACTCGCGCTAGATCCAGACGCTCGAGTACGAGGTTCGGACGCGCGTTTAAGCTGCCGGTAGTCTTCCATACTTCCCATGTAAACAAAGTGTGTGTCGACAACGGGAGGCGGAACAGAAGAAGTATCTGACGTTGACGTTGACGTTGACGTTGGCCCTTTCGAAGCATCCGAAACCGGTTTTCTGTTATATGACTTGAACAATGCGAATATTCCTCCTCCTTCTCCTCCTGCAGTGGCAACAGTATCAGCGTTAGAAGTAGAAGTAGCGGTAGAAGCAGCGGTAGAAGCAGCAGTAGAAGCAGTAGAATCAGAACTGGTGGGAGTTTCCTCAACACTGGCAATGGTCTTCTTCTTTCTCCGATCGACGTAGGCTAGCTTTGCCAAGTCGGGACGCGCGTTTTTCACCAAAAAGATGCGTGCAGCGGTTTCCAAATGAGTATACGGAAGCGAGTCTTTTCTATCAGTATAGTAACCAAATGCGCTTCTTGCGGGAACGTATGTGATTACTAGTTCGCAACGAGGAGTAATTACGTTAACTGCTGAAAATGCAGCGGCAGAAGCGGCAGAAGCGGCAGAAGCGGAAGGCAATCCATTGTTATCTACAAGAGACATCATGGTATCATATTCTTCGTAGAATACGCTTTCAAATTTCACGTCAGCGGTTTCTTCAGAGTCAGTCTGTTCTACAGATGATGATGATGATGATGATGATTCATTTTCCGATCCAGAACAAACTGGTGGACGCAGTAGAACAAATAATGCGCATCCTGATACGGCAGTCGATACTAGACCCATAACCACAACCGAGTGAAATGCGACCAGTTTATTGATAACTGCATGACTCACGACGTTCCACGCATGATGGGAATATTGTGGTAAATGAAGCAATCCGAGTGGAATGCAGCGAAGCATGGGTATAGAATATGAAGAATATGAATTATATGGTATTGTTGTTGGTAGGCTTGATGGTTGATGGGGAATTTCCATGCCGATGCGAATACCGATTCCAAGGGTCATCGCCATAATTACAGATATTGCCAACGGTGAAAATGATAAAACGCCATAGAATGACGATTTTGATTGTTGGTTATCTGCGACAGGTCTAAACCGAGATGAAATTGAAGTCCAAACGCTTTTTAAAAGCCTAGTAATGGTCGACATAGAAGTATAAGAAGAAGAAGAAGAAGAAGAAGAAGAAGAAGAAGAAGAAGCGCGTCGCTGAGCATCCAAAAAAAGTTGTCTTTGACGCATAATCGAAGTAAACTGTCCCTTAAATGACGGAGAAACTGTGAGTTTTGAAGTACTGGCGCCGGTACTGGTACTGGTACTGGTACTGGTACTATTATTAGTGTTTGAGGTATTCATTGTTATTATGATATGTTGAGGGATAAAAAAAACGAATAAAACAGAAGAAATGTTTAATACATGTAGTATGTATTAAATATTTAAGTTATTTCAAACTAAACAAACGTAAAATGTATCAAATTTTCTTGTCAGTACAAACGCCTAGACATGACCGAACTGAGTTGAAGCGCTGCATATAGCAACGCATGGCTTCAGACTGTGCTACGGTAAGAGTTTTTTGTTCTGCCGTTCCAACCAGTAGTCCCTTTACAAGTTTCATGTCCTCTGTACTGTAGCATGTTTTGACGTCATTCTTTTTTACGATCTCGTCGAGTGTTGCTTTTAGTTGAGGTTCGTTGGGCGTGGTATTGAACATAACTGAAAACCGCAACATCATTACATCGCCCAAAAACCGGTTAAGTAAAGTCTCAAGTTTCTCGCGTTCTTTCTCGTCCTTAGTATCCTTTGACCGAGACGCAAAAACGGCGTGTATTTTTTCCTGTTCAACTTGACTCATCATTGGATCAGAAGAAAGTTCGTATCCGAGTTGAATGATGTCGGGCACGCCGCATTTTGTATCTTTACGTGAAGGTCCGGGACATTTTAAATCTTCGTCTTCTTTTGGAACGCTTCCTGCGTTTTTTCCTCCGCCACCGGCCGAATTTCCTGCCGCTTGTGTTGCGAGACCTTCGATAGTTGATGCTGATCCTATAATTATCGGATATACGAATCTAGATATAAATACAACTACAGTTGCCGTAAATAAAACAATCAGCGCAGTTTTTACTATCGGGGTATGATAGGTTGATAAAATCATTTACTATAATCTATATAATATATAAGTATACGTATACTACTATACTATAATTATATTAAAAAAAGTGTTAGTTAATAGACACACACACACACACACAACACTTACCTTAACTTTATTCACATTTTCAGTCGAGTCGTGTCGAGCCAACAAACTCACTCACTCACTCAATCAATCAACTGCCTGAACCTGAACCTGGACCGGAGAAACAGCCGCCGACGTGTCGCGAAGGAGAAGGAACATGCGATTCTTGTACGTTTTTTTCAACTTCTCTTCAGCGCCTTTTTCGGTGAATGAAACACATGCCGCATTGTCTCGTCCCTCTAAGCAAATCAGACGAGCGATTTCACGCTGAAACGCACCGCCAAACTCTTGGCAAAACGACGAGTAGCACGTTGAAGGCTTTGTATTTTTTGCGATTGACGCCTTGATATGCAAGTCCATTTCTTGAAGAATTGACTTGTCCAGCGGGATGTATGGTCGGCGCTTTTTACCGGCGATGACCTGGTCGCCAGAGTCTGAAACAGTTGCGTCATCGTCGGCAACATCGGCATTGACATCATCGGCATCGGCAGCAGAAGAGGCAGAAGAGGCAGGAGATGTTTTTCGTTTTTCCTTCTTTGTGATGTAGTACTTGGCCGTTTTGAACATTTTGACAAGAACGTCCCCGATGTAACCCGAGTCGGCAAGACGAGCAGCTTCTTGTGAGATGAGTTCCGCATTCTCGGTTGCAAACGCTTCCCATGCGCTTTTGTATTCCTTTCTGGGCAGATGCATGTTTTGAAGCGAAAACTGCTTGAGAAGGGCGAAGCAATCTTGGGAAAACTCATGTCGAAACACTGAGCGGGTAGAACTCGCAGGCTCGTCGGGAATCACTTGAGGGATGGGATTGAACCTCAAACCGGACGCGATCGGAGTTTCTTCACCTTGGAGCCGAAGTTCTTCAAAATCCAAAGCATCATCATCGCCATCAGCTTCGGGCTCGTCTTCGTAGAATTCAATTGTGAGGAGTTCTTCGGGAGCACCAACAGGTTCAACGGCTTCAACGGCTTCAACGGTTTCAACGGCTTCAACGGCTTCAGGACCAGCAGAGTCAAATGCATGTTTCATTTCATTCACCATTTCAACAACCTGCGTTACAGCCTTTTCGGCCTTTTCGGCCTTTTTGACTTTTTTGACCTTTTCGGCCTTTTCGGCCTTTTCGACCTTTTCAGGATTTTCCTTCTTTTCAGACTTCTTTTCAGCCTTTCCAACTTTGACCGGTTTCTTCTGGATAACCTCGGCAACGGCAACCTCGGCAACAACCTTGGTAGCATCATTGATCAACGACGACGACGACGACATTATTTGACGATTTCACAAATCAGTAAACACTGCATATTGAAATGATTATTCTTGAAAATGTTTTCAATTTTTTTTTCCAAATACATTGAAATGAATAACTTCAAATAAATTTTGAATTTATTTATTGAGATTTACTTAATTACTTAATTTACTTGATTACTTAATTTTAATTAGTATTGGCTATATGAAAGAGACGATCCTCCGCTGTGGTTGCGACGACGGCGACGGCTACCGCTCTTATTCTTACGGCGTTTCCCGCCCCCGCTATGACTCTGACTCCTGCCCTTGCGAGTACCCTTCTTTCCACGACGACGATACTTACCACCCTGCTGCTGCTGCTGCAACGGTTTATCGGCAACTGCGCCTGCTTCAAACATAGCCTGTCCGCCGGCTTGAGGAGGAGGAGGAGTGCCGGCAGCTTGAGGAGGAAGATGATGAGTGCCGGCAGGAGAAGTAGGGGCGCCGGTACCTTGAGCGCTATGGTCACCGGCTGGTGGTTGCGTATTCTGATTTCCTTCTTGTTTTTGAGTAAATCCTTCAAGTGAAAAGGCCTGGTCTGCGACGCCACCACCGTGTTGGCCATTCCTGCGACTCCTCTTAAGAGCCTTCATGGCCTGCTTATAAGAGCAACCGTGTTTTGCGGCATAAGCCTTGCAATCGGATATCCATTTTCGTAAAGGGGAGGCTAAAGGCATTTCAGTATTTGAATATATGAAAGAAAAGTTTAAAAGTTTGCGATAAAGTTACGTACTTATAGTATAACTAAAGATTTTAATTCATAACATTATTTTTTGAAAAATATGGTATGAATAATACTTCCTAAAGTTTGGAACTAATCTCTCGGATCAATATAATTTCCGGCAATAAGTAGTGCGGTGGAAAACGCGTCGATCTGTTTTTGATACGGGTCTGTTTCAGAACTACGATATGCCTTCTGCATTTCTTGGATCATGTCTAAACATAAGGTTGCAACCGAATATATTTCCCATTTTTTCCATGCGTCGTCGTATATAAACTCTCGTATCACTTGAAGCGCGGGCCGATTCACGGCGCGTTTCGAATAAATCTTCATGGATCTCTCTAAAAATGCGCGCCTGAAAGGCTCAGGTTGTTCACGCAAATATTCGTGATTTGAGATAAACTCGGTAATAAGGTCAGTTAAAGCCTCTGTTGTTACCATTGGGACTTCGCTGCCGCTTCCCCCTGCGGTAGTAGATGTAGAAGAAGCCGACTCAGACGCGGACGTAGAAGAAGACGACTCAGAAGCAGAAGGTAATGCGGATATATTTGCCGCGGCCGAATGAGCGGAACTTACAATGTAAGAAATAATGTGTGTTTCAATTGACCATGGCGCGTAATCGGGGTGAAACCCGTAAAAAAATGTTTTTAGTTTTAAAATAATGTCCATGTCCGAAAGAGATTTGTCTTCTAAAACTGCGCGAACGTCCCGCATAGAAAACGACAGCCCGAAGTCTAAAATAATTGGATTTTTCGTGTACACGTGTAAAACCACGTTCTGTACTTTGAGGTCGTAATGCACGACTTCAACTTCGGCCTGCATACGCGCAACGGCCATAAGCAGCGTTTCGTAGCAATTGATTAAAGTATTCATAAATTTCGGAACCGAATATGCTACTTCTGAAATGTCGTTTAGGCCCCCTCGCCCGATATGTTGGAGTTGTGCGTCGTTCATAAAAATGCCTCGATTTTTCACAAAGTCAAGAAGCGTCACGTGGGGGACGTAGAGCTGTTTCAGTACCTGGAACTCGGGTTTAGAATCCGGATGTTTTTCAATGTAGCGTTTAATGACGTTGCATTTGCTCTGGGTATCAGACGAGAGGACCGACAGGTCGATAGGTTCAGTTGAGATAACCACGTTGAAGAATGCTTCATATCCCGGCATTTCATGAACAATTTTTCCAATTTCAGTTTCCTGGCTTTTTTCTAAAATTGCGATTTTGGTTACATATTGCGAGGGTAAAATGTCGCCTCTTGCGTCAAACCCGCGGTAGTACACACACCCAAAACCGCCTTGTCCGATCAGCTGAATGGGTTCAAAACGCGAGGCCCCCCTTGAAGCTCTAGTCGCAGTAGCCACTGCTTGTGCGGGCGCCGGTGCTGGCGCCGGTGAGGTCGATTCAGAACGATTACTCGAAGAGCTAGCAGAGCTAGCAGAGATAGAAGAGATAGAAGAGCTAGCAGAGATAGAACCGTCGCTTTCCATAATAACACCAAGTAATTAACCAAACAATGAATGAAGTAAATAACTAACGAAATAAATTAACTCTGGTATAATATATTTATATATAATATACTTTATACCAGTTCGTACGGTTAGGTTAGTTAGTTACATACTACTGAAATACAAATACAATGAGTTTACAGCCGCTTATACAAATTATTTTTATGAATTGATTTGAATTTTACTCCGTTTTTTCTTTTGCCCTTTCCGTTTTGCTGAGTTTTGGTGTAAAGAATTTCCTTGCGGTTTGAATTTTTCCCATAAAGGTCGGAGTTAACCTGCTGGCAAAACTACTTTTATTCGGAAGCGGTCTTAAAAATACTGGGGTTGAGTCAGGAAATGGGGGCAAGGCTGTCGGTATTTTGGGAATGGTAAGACCAATGAGTTCAATAAGTATAGAATTTAAATTACCAACCAAAATAACAATTTCGTACCGGTACCAGTCTGCAAACATCGTTAAGTTTGCAATGTCCATTGTTTTCCAATTTAGCCGAGGTACGTTTTCGTCATATTTGTAGATCTCGGCAAGCGCATCCACCTCCCGTCGAAAATCCGCCATTCGACCATTCATTTTCGCATACGCGATTCCAAAGATTCGGATGATGAATCCGGAGTTATTTATCGTCATGAGCATTTTGCCTAATGCGTCTCGGGCACTTATAAACCGTTGTTTTAGCTCCAAACTCGGAGCCGGTTTCATGTCACCGATTTCAATTGACATAGCGTACCGATAGAGATAGTACGCATTGCCAGCGTCCTTTACAAGGTCACCGGACGACCGAGCCAAATCTGGCAACTTGGATAAAAAAGTTACCCAAAGGGTAGTACTTATCATTGTATACCCCTCCATACAAAAACTCGAAATGCTTGAATATATTTTTTGAAAAGTATCAAAGATAATCGAATTCACAGTTGGATTCGGGCCTGCCGCTGAAGATGCCGCGGCTGCCGCTGCCGTTGCCGTTGCTGTTGCAGATGTCGCCAGTGCTCTGGACGCGGATGCAAAGGGTGCGAGAGCGGTTGATGCAGATGACAATGGTGATGCTAAAGAAGCGGCGGATGACGCGTTTACAAAAGACCCAACCCCGGGAGAATACGAATGAAACGACGACCCGGTTTCATTTACACCTCCCCTCTTCTGACGAGGCCGGCGACGCGCGCTTCCAGCCTGGTATCGAGAAGTCCGTTTAACTCTTGTTTTTTTAGACTTCATATTTCTTATACTATATTTATAAAATTATAAAAATTATAAAATTTATAATTTTATAAAGCTACAACGTTAATAAAGTTAAGTTATAACGGTAACGGTATACGTTATAAAAAATTGATTTCTATTTCGATTTATGATAAGCATAATAAGTAGTCATAACAGAACCCGTCGATCGCAAGAAAAATGATGAGAACCTTTACTGCTACTGCAACTGGAGTTACAGGAACCAAATATACGCGCGTTCACAACAATATACCGCGCTCAAACCCAAACTCAAGCCCAAACTCAAGCCCAAGCTCAAGCCCAATTCTCAAAGGTAACAAGTCGATACTGTCCATTTCAGTGAATGGGGTGAAAGAACTCAAAGCCTATGTTGACGAAACTACAAAAACGCTTGCAGAGATTCGAGCTACATTTGAATCAGATTTGAAACAGGACGCTGCTAGATGCGACGAAATTCCAATTTGTTTGGGAGACCATGAGTTTCGTGCAAAAATGTGTGCAATTTCTCACAGAGATGTGGTTTACGCCGCAACCTCATTACCGCAAATGAGTCCATTCTTGCAAAGCGAAGAAGCTGCTCTTGAAGCGCTGGCTCAAATCGAATGTATTCGAAAAATGCTGGTCAACAACAAGCGTCAGAAAAAAACAACAATTCGCAACATTCGAAAACTCATCACGGCCGAGTTGAAAAACATGCATCTTCTTCCGTCATTACTTGGTATTGGCTTTGACAAGAAAGCGTCGATTGTGGACGCGCACATTCGACTTCTTTCACTTGAAGATGAGCCAGCGTCTGTAAAGGGACTCAAAAAATTAATTGAGGAAGCCAAGCAGCAACATCTTACTGTTTCTCGAAACCTTTTGAAACACGTCAATTCTCAAATTGGCACGATGCGAAATCTGTACATTCCGGAATACATTGCTGCGGCACAGCATACTGCAGGCGCAGTTATTACTCACGCCAGCGCGTGTCGAGCATTTCTTCATCAAACGCTGCACCTTGCGGCGATTCAGTACTGCGCATCTCTGTGGTGGCATGCGCTTGATCTAAACGCGGAGAGGGAAAGCAGCAGCAACAGCAGCAACAGCAGCAACAGCAGTGAGTGCCACGTTATCGCAGAACTTGTCTCAGATTCCAAGACAAAGTCAAAGTCAAAGTCGCCAGTTCAGTCGGAAAAGATGTTTGACATTTCACGAACGGCAGCTTACATGGCGTTTGTCGATGATCGTGCGCCTATTCCACAAATCCGTATCTCCGTGTACGGCAACCCTGTGAAAAAAACCGGAGACGGAAACGATGACAATGAACAATACGAAGTTCCTGTTTTCTACACGTATGACCTTGACCAGTGTCTTGCAGAAACAATCTTCACGGATGAAGCAGTTGAATCGTTTGAAAACGCACAACGTGTGCACAAACACCGATTTAGTCAGTCAAGGTAACCCAAGGTAACCCAAGGTAACTCACGGTAAGTCAAGGTAAGTTTTTTTTATACGGGTGCGGATACATTGAATGCGTGAAGAACCTTGTTCGTACGCGAGTCTCTGAATTCACTAATCAAGTACCCGTCGTGTGTTATTGTGTGGAATATATATCCGGTAGACAGTTTACTCCACAGTCGTTTTGCTTTTATTCCACGTACTCCACGTACTCCACGTAATCCGCGATTGAGCACCATACTAGCTGCACCGCTTGTAACGTATTTAGCGTTGCCGTTGATCGAGTAATGCTCTAGTGAATGGACGTGCCCGTTGATATAAAGGTCGACGTCTGGTCGGTCCAATAGCGACTGGAAGGGAAACGTGTGAGCTGGAAACTCAAGTTCATCTGCACGATGATGACCCACTACAATTGTCCATTCAGATTTTGGTATTTTATCCAAAACGTTTTTAAGCCATTCCACTTGGGGTAAACATTCTTGTTCCAAAATATTGGCGTGAAACCGGCATTCTCCTGGTTGGGGGGCACACGTTGGAAACTCTTTACCGCAGGGGTCCCATTTTGCAGAATCGTTTTCCCGGTAGTCGTTTACGCACGGACTGGTATCCAACGCGATCAGATTTACGACCACGCCGCTTCTGGTTGTGTTTGGTGACACGATTCGTCGCCAATAATACCGCTGATCCATGACCCATTCGGGAATTACCTTGGGTAGTTCAATTTGCGCGTCTGGCGAAAACCCGTAGTCGTGGTTCCCGAGTACGCTGTACCACATCTGACCGGGCGATTGAAGCCGATTATGAAAAATTTGCATATAGTCTTCTTCAATTTGAGGGTCGGATACGTTTTGGATTCCGCAGTAGTAGAAGCTGTCCCCAGTGTTAATGATGAAATCAGAGTCGGTCTGGGACATAGCAAGTGCGGTTTGTTGCACGTTTTTTAAGTGATACCCTCCGAGGGATGCGCCGCCCCAGTCTCCAATTGATACAAACTTTATATCGTCTGCAGCAGATAGAAATGGTAATAACAGTAACAGTAACAGTAACAGTAAGGTCGATGACATACTTATTTTTTAGTTTTTGTTTTAATTTTGGTTTTATTTTTATTTTTATTTTTATTTTTATTTTTTAAAATTGAATTAAAAAATAAATTTGATCTATGATACACTAAGCAAGAGTAAGATGGACTTGGACGTAGTTGCATACTTGGAATATGTTGCGTCGAACCCGTTGGAGCGAAAAGCCATGGAAATTGCAAAAGACCATTTAGGGTCGTCGTTTGATTTGACCCGAAGTAACGGATTCCGCGCATGGATTCAGAAAACGAAGAAAGTATGATTAGAGGTTACCTGCTGCGTAACCGGATACCTGAGTTATTGGTAGTAAATAAGTTTTTTTTCCTCCTCTTAATCCTCCTTCTCCACCGCGTTGTTTTCCATTATCAGTGAACAGCCGCATATAGGTTTGCATTGACCGATTTAATTGGATTGTACGCGTTTTTATCTTTTTCGTAATATTTTCATGGGTACTTTGACCTCGACGCCCTCCCCCTTTTGCGCCCCTGCCGGTGTCATCTGGTCCTTTTGCATCTCCATGGGCCTTAACAAGTGTATCTGCCCCAACGGCTTCTCCAAATGCATTTTGAACCGTATTCGCACCAGCTTGGCTGGATAATGTAGCGCCCATAATCACGAGTAAATTTTGAAACATTCTCCACACTAAAATTGTGGTCCCCAATCCTGGAATCATAGAGAATGCATTCATTACCATTTCAACAGATGCGGTGGCCGCGCCACTGATCCCCTTGATTGCCGTTGTTTGAAGGGCTTCTAACGGCCCTTTTATCTTATCATTCATTTCTGTAATCGCTGCACCAGTGCCTTCAGCAGAACCCCTGTTTACCATAGTCAGTAAATTGGTAACGCTAAAGAAAGCCAATGCTTCTTCTAGTTTTTTATCCAATGCGTTTCCAAAAAGGCCTTTAAAGAACTTCCATATTCCGATAAGACACTCTTTGAACCATAAAAACATACGATTCCTTGTTAAATACATTGAACTATCGTCGGGTCCTGCTGTTTGTGTTGATACCGACGGGTTGGGTGTTTGTGATCCCGCATCAACTTTACCCCCTCCAGACTGGCGTCTTGGTCGTTTAGATGATGCATGAGGATGAGTTTCAAGTTCTTTTAATAATGGATCAGCCTTTTTAAACAACTCGTTAAAATGATCATCAACTGTTTTCTGAACTTTATTGTAAATTTGCTGCTCTCTTGGCGTTAAATCACGAGAATCTTTCACTTTATTCATTTTGTCATATTCTACGAGAAGCTTCTCAAAACTGTTCGAAGGCGGTTTGGTAACTCCGTCCAACACCTGCGATGTAATTTTTACCATTACATTGTCAGAATATTTCCCTCCGGTTTGCTCATTTGGCATTATTGAGTGTATTACTGTTACTATTATTACTAACTATTATTTATTTAATGTAACTATTATATTATAATAATAATAATCTTTATGAATTTGGCATTCTATACGTATTTTTACGGAAGCGACAAAAATTCCGCATTCAAAATACCCGTTATTCCGTCTTTAAAATACAAGTGTTTCTATTATACAAATAATTTAAATTTGATATCACTGCTACAACAAACAAAATGGATTCCGGTTTATGATAATAAGCCATCCGACGATGACGTAATAGAAAGCAATATGATCGGTAAATACATTAAAACGTGCCCTCACGAGTTTCCACATCTAAAAGACTACGACTACTTGTGTTACTTGGATAGCAAACTTGAACACGTGAGTGAAAAGTTCGTAGAAGCATATATCCGTAAATACTTTGAGACGAATACGAAGAAGTACGCCATCATTTTACGCAATCATACCTTTATTAAACCCGACGTATGGAAAGAGTATGAAGTTTCTATGAACCAGCATCGGTATAAAATACAGAGTGATGCATATAAACAGTATATCAAGTCACAAATTGACGCTGGTCTGAAATCCGAAACCCCCTATCACTGCCAATGCGGATTTATGATAAGAAACATGAAACATCCTGAAGTAAATAATATAGGCGAGATGTGGTTGAAGCATATACAAATGTGTGGTATTCAAGATCAAATATCGTTCTTCTTTGTGAAACAGTTGTTTAGTGACCATATTTTACCATTTCGAGAAATACCGTTTGTCGAACCCCCTGTTGAAAAGTTTATGGTAAAAAACATCATGCTATCAAAAAAATATAACCCCAGCGCTGCGTCTATGAAACTACACATATAACATGCGCCGATCGACCGGATTAGAAGCGCAACACCTGCGAATAAACCAGTATAATTTAGTACCCTTGATTGGGTCGAGAATACCGTCTTTTATAAGCAGTAGCTTTTGAATGGTCGTATATTTCATAATGAGTTTAGGATTTAGCGTGGAGCAGTATGCGACCATCATTCCAAAACTGTAGTACGCGCATCGAGAGTTAACGGTATACGGAAGCGACAATATTTTACCGCCGCTGAGTTCTGGTGGAAAAAATGACCCATCCTCTCGTCCAATCGTGCGAGTTATGTCGATCGTTGGAATACCGGAATAAGTGGCACGGTCAGCGCTGTCGCTATCGCTATCGCTATCATGGAGCATCTCGTCATTCGGGGTCGAATTCGGTCCAGGATTGAGGTCAAATAACTTAGTGTCGTTTATAAAGAGGGCTACCTTGTCATCAAATATGATAACGTCATCCAAGCTGAAGTAAGGAAGTGACATGTGATGAGACGCGTCCAGTGCGTACACTTGCGAATATAATGTTTTCATAATGCTCAATAAGGTTTCGTGTTCAATGCACCGAATTTCAGGGCGGGATTCAATTCTTTCGCGCAATGTCTCACAAGTTGGCGATACTCGTATTTTTTCCGACGACGAAGAACCGGGAGAGATGGCGGCAGGTCCCATTGGCCGTAACTTTGATAACAAAATTAACCCTACCGAGTAAGTGGAAGTCGTGGTTTTATCTGGTGGTTGTAACACTGCTCTAAAATTGGTGTCGCTCAATAGAGCAGTTTGAATCGACCGAATTAGCGGTTTTGACTCTGAGTGAATAATATACTCGAATTCACTATCTTTGTTAGGAACGACTACTTTCGTGGTGCCGCACGATTTCACAGCGTGATGCTTTTTTTTTACCTCTTCTTTTACCTCTTCCTTTTTTTTATTAGGTTTATCTATTTTATCCATATGAATATGAAATGTCTTGGTTTATTACTGTACGCTAGATTAGTTTTTAAATACGTAGGGAAATAATAAATAATATAAATAATAATATCAATAATAATATCAATAATAATATCAATAATAATATAAACTAATATAAACTAATATGAATACTACACTGTAAACGGGGTATTTGTGAAATATTCATACAATGAAACAGTCCCAACAAGCTCAACAAGATCAAAGTCGATTTGGCGGACTATCTCAGTCATTGTCATCGTCGTCAGTATCATCGTCGTCAAAAAATAAATTTTTAAAATCGGCTACACATACACCATCAACCTCCGTGCCAACAACAATGTCAACGATGGACCCAATAACAACAAATGATGCTGTGAATACGAATACATTTTTTTCGTTACCGTCATACTTGCATCTGGATTTGAAGAACCCGGAACCGGAACAACAAACGGATGATTGCGCTTCTAACCTGCCGCCTTCACTGGCAGTGACATCGATTGACGACTTTCCGCCACTTTCATCAAAGTCATCAAATTCAACAAATGCGCGGTCAAAATCAAATGTTTTGATGTATAAAAATGCGTTGGTAACTACAATAGGACAGCGTGATTATGAAGATCAGGCGCGAATACGTAATGCCGTGCAGCGGGAAGTTGAACGTAAAGAAGAGAGAATGCGTCAACTTCAATTGGCGTCAAGACGTGAACGAGCTGTTGCCAGTTTAGTTGGGGATCGTCAGAATATGCCGTACGAATACGATGTTTATGACGACGCAGCTGACGCTGACAATTATAATGATACCGATGGTGATACTCGACATAGTCGCAGTACCGGATACAACTAGCAACTGACGACTAGTATATTACAACATTACAACATTACAACATTACAACATTACAAAATTACAAATTAAAAACTAGATTACAGTAGAATATAGTTTTAAATTTTTACTTCTCATGGATCTGCCATTCGAACTAGACGCATTGTCTAGTTCAACTCCAACTTCAACTTCAATTTCAACTTCAACTTCAAGTCTTTCAACTCCATATGACTCACCCAGATCCGATTCCGATTCCGATTCCGATTCCGATTCCGATTCCGATTCCGAATCTGAGTCTGAGTCTGACTCTGACTCTGACTCTTATTACAAGCCAGGTTCAGTCGTTATTGAAGAACCAACTGATGATTCGATACTAGGATTGGAAACATTACATGGCGATGGCGATAACGCTAGTGAAAATACTGCTGAAGACGTCGATGGAGATGCCGCATTCATTCGACGAATCGAGCGCGAACTTCAAGCTAGCGTATTCAGTATCGAACCTGTTACGCATATCACATATTATCTTATGTTTATCGATGAGTCGCGCGTACTGGAGGTAGTTGAGAGTCACGTTATGAAGTTAAGCCAGTCCAATATTATTGACCGATATGAGGTTGCTCGTATTATAAAAAATGCAAGGTATCGTAATAGTTCGCAGTCGCATACTCCGGATTATCGCCTAGACGCAATACTGATATATAACGTCGACCTTACTCTGAACGAATTGATTCAAAACAAACACATAAATGAGAGTAAATCGCGGTTTACTACGGCACTGCGATCCCTTTCGAATTTTACGCTTCGACCCACAATGGCATGTTTTCATTGTCAAAACTCAATACACATTATACTTTCTAGACGCCCTTTTGAGTATAATCCAGCTAATCCAGCTGGTGATAAACGGTATGTTTCTATTCAGCGATCTGCATTGACTCGTCGAAGACGACTTGAAACTCATTAACTCATTAAATATCATCAATATCAATTACATTTTCTTTTTTATTTTTATTTTCCTTTTCCTTTTCCTTTTCCTTTTCCTTTTCAACTGTGACAATGACGCGATCATTCTTATCCTCATCTTCGTCCTCGTCCTCCTCGTCCTCGTCGACATCATCCTCATCATCGTCAGAATCGACGGGTGGTAAATCTGTAAGCCAATCCGAGCCTGATATTACATTTGTACCGGGTGTACCTACCCCACTGTCGCCGCTTTTACCAAATTCAACAACTCCTTTACGGCGTGACTCGTCCTTCGCATATTTATTGAATATACCGGTTCCAGACGTGATAAATTGAATGCCGTCACCAGTTGAATCCAGTGGTACAGAGACGGATTGAGATGACGAATGTGGTTTTCCATTATTATCATCCAATCCGCTACTCAGTTTACTCAAGTCGCAAACTTTACGCAGTTTTTCTTTTTCTTGTTCGCCATAAACGTAAAGTAAATCGCACCTTTTTAACTCTCCTGCAGACTTACTGGGCTCGCTTGATGTACTGTAATCATGAAGACCAACCAATACTACACTACCGCTTGAAATATTGTTATCCGTTTTTCGCCGCCCCGTAAATTTTTTTCGTATAATACACAGTCGTTTATACCCGTCACTGCACATTACCGTGCACATGCAATTTCCTAAATGTTTCTGAACAACTGCGTACTGTTCCCCCTCTTCCTTTACGACTCTTACCGTTTTGCTGTTTCCGTTCGATTGGGATTGGACGACGAATTTACGAGCAAGTCCTTTACTTTTATTTCCGCCGCCGACATTGTATACCATTGTATGTATAAGTCGTTCGTTGTTTGTTACTTTATTATATATATCATTCTCTCTATTTTGTTTTTGTATATAAAATTGATTTTTAAAATTAGAAAAAATAGTCGTTTTGCATGAGCGGGTAATATTTCTATTCTTCCATTCTTCCATTTTAATGTCGGGGTCGTGTACAGCAGAATTAGATACTGCAAACTCAAAAACAGTGTATTACGGGTGGTACTGTCCGGCAATCCAGCAACTTCGAATTGATCATCCAACCATTCACACATTTCGAGGTCGAAAAATCGAAAGTCCGCCGTACACGTACTACAATACGCCTGACGGTCGAAAGGTTCTTGTGACCGAAATAACGGAGTCAAATCATCCTACTGATCGGCAAATAAAAAATGGAGACGTGCTTGTAGGTGAGGTGACCACCTGTTACCGTAGGTCGTACCGGCCAGAATGAAAACTAACTTATGGAGTCGATAAAAAAGTATTGCATTATAAGAGCCCCTCCAAATAAAGCCACTCCCAAACACGTATATACAATGTCAGTCCAATCCTTGGCGTCCGTCTTGGTATCCAGCTGTTTGTGAAGCAGCTTTCCAAATTCCCTGCGTACAAAATTAGGAAGACAAATTAACCAGCATGCAAATAATCCAATCCCCGCAATAATTAGTCGTTTCAGTATTTCACTTGGAATTAAAAAAAACGAAACAAGTGAAAGTGCTGTAGTAAGTAGGAATGTCACTAATGGAATGGATGAAAACTCAAGCATTTTGTTTAACACCTTTTGATTAGCCGCACGCATCAAAAAAAAGAGTATAATTGCTCCAAAAATTGATCCAATAATAATTAAAATAAGTATGGCAATACTGACTTCACGAATTAAGGATATTCCAATGACAAGAACAATTAGAGCAAGCATAAAAAGACAAGCGTACCAGTCAACTATGTCCATTATAACACTCTAATTCTGATCACGATTCTACTTTTATTTTTATTTTTTATAATTTGGGTATTAACATATCATAATATAATATAATAATATCAATAATTATTAATTTTAATAAATAAACCAATAAGCCAATACAATATAATATAATATGCCATTTCTTAGAACGCAACAAATCATTCGTGACGCTAGTGGATGTCTAGTGTTAAGCTGTCCCTCAGCCGTAAATCCAATCATCTATTATTCGGGTCGAAAATATGCTACCGAGCCAAATATTCCATCTACTCAAAAGCGTATTCAAAAAACAGTGCGCTTGGCAAGCTCAGACTACGTGCACAGTTTAGTTCCGCAGGTGGTGTATAATCCGCCAAACGTGTACGGACAAATTCCGTGGAACAATGCAAGTGACCGCGCAGTTGCAGGGGTTGTTCGGTCCATCGTTCCGTCGCACGGCGACTCAACTACTAGAAGTTTGACTCGCGCTAGACCTGGGGCATGCAGCGCTTCTGGAAAGGGAGTCGATATAAAACACGGGTCATATGCTCGGTACTTGGCCAAACTGAAAGGGCGTACAGTAGCCCGAACATGTGAAGAGACTCCAGTTCCCACTCCTGTGCGCGGAAACAAAACGAATTACTTTTCGATTTCGCATTCCAATTCGTGCAAGCCATCGACGCACCTTTGAAAAAAAATTGATTTACATTTTCATTCATGTAATATGTAAATCAGTAGCGCTATTTGTAACTTGTAACTCATCCGATGTCTTGGGCGAGTATTGTAAAGAATACATCTTCATCTTCATCTTCATCTTCATCTGCAGGAGCGCCTAATTCCATTAAACCAGTACCGTCAGCACCAATCCCAATCCCGGCAGCACCAGCAGCTTCTTCAGCGCATTTAAAATGCAACAACCCAGTTGATTATGACTGGTTGAAAACCTCATGGAAAATCGACAATGACGCATATGACCGTGGTCAGCGCGAACTAGAAGTTGAAATTCAAAAAGGATCCAGACCCGACAACATCCGTTTACGTCGTCCGGGTGCCGCCACTTCACTACCTATGACATTTGTCACAAATGAAGACTACTATACCTGGATATGCAGTGAAAAGAGCCAGAATCGGGTGTATTCGGACGATTTGTTCGCTGAACGGATGCGTGAATGGCGCGCGAAAATGAACTGGCATCTTCCACCCGAGAAAAAAAGTGTTAGTGACCAGGAACGTCGTCAAGGATTTTACATTGTCAGAACACGAGACTCAGTTTCAGGGGAACCAGTTTCTGTTGTAAAATATGTTACGCCATACAGTTCAAGCCGCGACCTTGGGAATGAAGAACTGGTTGAAATGATGTGGTGCCTAGTCCATTCTCGATCCGACGAACTAGTCGCTTGCAAAACGGTGGCCGAGTTCAATGCGCTCTTTAACCGAACATCGCATCTTTCACTTTCCATCTGGAAACTATCTAATCGCAAAAATTTAATGTCGAAAACATTGCTGTGGATGCTATCTCAAAAAGCCAACATATTTCCAGGTCGCAGTCGCCCAGGAACTGCAGTGTGGGAACGCGACCCATCAACTTTAAGTTACCAAGAAGTCGCAAGGGCCAAATCCAGCTATACCAATAGCATGGTATTCTTCAACGATATTCAATGCTGTACTGATAAAGTGGGACAACAGGGAGGTAGACCCGAGACCGGCATTTGTGTTGTCGAACAGATGTCGCGCGACGGCGAAAATGCAAAAATTCGTTGGTTGCTCACACCAAAACAGTTGCGCGAAATCGAACGCGTGGAATTTTCCCCGGATATTGACCCATTTCCAAGTTCATATTCGGGTTTTAGCAGCGACGATGAGTGGCTTGATTGGCCATGATGGTGTGTGTGTGACAACTAAATGCATGAATAAAATAAAATATTAAAATATATACAAAATATATACAATAAAATATATATTTTTTATATTAGTATTAGTATTAGTATTCGTATAGCGACTTCGCTGCGAATGTGAACGACCAATCATTTCCATTCAAGTTCACAACAAACCCATTATCATCAATCAGAGTTACTTTAAGTCGTTGAATCGTAACGGGTCCAAAATAGTCGCGCGTGAATGACGCCAAGCCGGGATTTGAATCTGTAATTGCCGATCCGATCGCAATTCCGTTTTTATTGAAGTTAATCATTGCAAATACGTTGGATGATGTAGGTTCGGCTACACGGTCGATCCTCGTCAAGTCCCGATTTCTTCGAATTTCATTCACGGTATACAGTTGGGCTTCCGTAAGGGTGCGTGGTTCAGAAGGAATGTTTACTGTGATTTTATCGGTTGGGCCGCCAAACGGATCGGGAATCGTTTCACACGGAATATCAGTGTCATAATAATATGGCGTATCCAATCGGGTTTCAGTATTTGTTACGCTAACGATTCCGCCATTGATGCGGTTGTTCTTATAGTCATCCAATACCAGCATAAAGTATTTTGGACCGTATGTGTCAATTACAGCTTCGCTCGTAAGTTCAAATCCATTTGTTGGTGAAACAAGAGTCTCGGGTATATCATAAACCATTCCATCAAGTGCAAAACTGTTATAAATAACACTGGTATGAACGCTGTTGCTTCGAAAGCCCAAAATCCATCCCAAACAGTTGTTGATTTTATTACTTTGTCGACAACTTGCTCCGCAATCCAGGATCCGCCTTGGGTCAAAAAAAGTTAGTTTGAATTTGACGGTACCGTTAGAAGTATTTTTGAACATGCACTTTCCGGTAGCTTCTACGTATGATACCGTCAAATTTGCACGAGCAGTGGTTCGAATCAATGAACTTTCATCGACCGCTGCTAGCCGGGCTCGAATTTCGGTAATCAGTGCAGTCGGGCTGTAGTTTCCAGTCGCCACAGTGATGGTTGTGGTAACGCTGTTTGCTGGTCCACCGCTTACAGAATTGATTTCAGTTGCAGTAATGTGAAAACAGTTGGTTCCAGTTGCTGCGTCAATCGCGTACCACGAATACGGCAGCGTAATTGACATCATTTGAAGCGACACAACATTTTTGAGTTCTTCGCTAAGTTGAACGTTGAAATTGGTACTAGATGACGCACCTAACGGATCGGTCGTATGCGGAAACAGGTTTGCGCGACGTTTACTATTGATCACCACAATTCGAGTATACATGTTACGCAGGGTTGGATTCATTGTACCCTGTGCTATTGGTACATTATACGCGCTAGGAATACTTAGTTGACGCTGTTTCATAATGTAATGCCCATTTTCATCAACTGCGAGTTCAAACTGATTTTGCCGATTCGTTGCAGCAATTTGAGCTTGCGCTGATCTGTAGCTGCGTTCAGGGGTAGCGCTCGATTGTACAGGTTGGTCATTTTCTAACACCCGTTTTACAGTTCCATAACAGCCGGGATTCGTACCTGCAAACAAGCTTCCGGTATTAATTACCCCAAGGGTAGAAACGGCAAGCTCATACTCTTTTTCAGAAGCAGCAGCAGATGCAGAAGCAGCAGATGCAGCAGAATCAGAAGAAGTGGCGGAAGGAGCCGCAGCACTCAGTTCCACGCTTTCAACTGTGGCAATTGTGTCATTGCCGAACTTCAAGAGTTGATCTACTTCCAAGGTACCACTTGATAACGTTACAACAATTCGAACAACGCTTTCGGTGTATTCAGGCTCCCATGGAAGGTACTGATTGCGTTCCCATCGAAGCTGTTCGTTCGGATTGGACATAACGCGCAAACGTGAGCGCGCATGAACATCAAACTGCGCGTACTCTTCTCCCTGGCGCGTGTATACTTCAGATGCGTCGCCTCCGCTCACAACGCCCGAGTCTAGTCGCTGGGATTCTCTCACCGCTTGTGCGGCAGATTGCGCGGCTTCTTCGCGAGCACGAGCTCGAATGGCCGCGCTTGCATCCGTATTTGCTTTTGCAATGTCCGGATCCCAGCTTGCATTTTCACCTTGAGCAGCTCGAGCTGCACGTATACGTTCTCGCGCGGCCCGGCTTTCAGTAGTGTCCGAGTTTATTGCCTTGGCTTCTCTTACCAGTTTTACTTGAATCTCTCTATAAAAAAGAGCAAGTTGGTTGTATTGCGCGGCGTCGCGAGGAGACGTCAACTGCTTGCTGGCGGCCTTATTTTTGTACTTTGTGATATTTGAGTTTGTTATGGTTAAAATATCATTTTCAGTAACATCTTCAATTTTCGACGGCAAATTCAACAACTGTAACAATTCTGGCACAGTGTAGTTGTCTGCGTTAAACTTTTCGGAGTCTGTCATATTTTGATAACTATTAGTATTACTATTACTATTACTATTACTATTTACTTATTATCTAGTTAGTTAGTTAATTATTTAATTTCTTAAGTATTTTAGATTATTTATCTCTGTATATCATCTAAAATAATTTGAAACATGCGGGTAAAGAAATATGAGAGATTATAATTGCATCGTCGTACTGCCACTTCCGTTATCCATTTTGGAATGCGTTGAATGCCTCTACCTCGTTTTGCATGTCGTGCGGTTTTGAACAGCATCCAGTCCAACTTTTTGAATATGGAAGACAATTTCGGGTGCGGGTCAATGTGGAGTTCGCGGTCGATCCGTTCTTTTCCAATAAACTTGTATCGGTTATAGTTACGGGTTTCATACACATTGAATTTACGCTGGGCTAAACGATTTCCGGATTCAGCACTTGCACCGGAAGCCGCGCCGCAAACAATTTTACCGACTCCCATGATCCTGTTTTGATCATTGTTCATTTCTAGAACAAACATGGTTGATCCTGCGCTCGTGGTAGTAACACTAATGTCGGTTGGCGAACAATAAATACATCCCTGATGGTTGTGACGACTTCTCCAGTCTACATTTTCTTTCCATGTTGCGTTGTTAAAAATGGTGCACGCAATGTTATGGTACATAGTACATCAATAGTATAGTTAGTTAATAGCCAACCAAAAGTCTTGTTTATAAATTATAGTTCTCAAATAGAAATACAGTAACAATTTTATGATAATTATTATTATATAAAACAATTATACACCTTTTTACATTTCAAATGCCGATTTTAAGCGTTAAAATAATAATATAATAATATAAATGTCATATGGAAAATATACATATGGAACTCCTATAATACATTGGGCGAACAATGATGCTAAATTAGTTGTAGGAAATTTTTGTTCTATAGCACAAAATGTAAATATATATTTAGGAGGTAATCATAGAACAGATTGGGTTACAACATATCCATTTGGTCATATAAATCAAAATATATTTAATAATTTTAATGGAAATGGTCATCCGTCAACGAAAGGAGATGTAATTATTGGTAATGATGTATGGATTGGAAATAATGTAACAATTATGTCAGGTGTTACTATCGGGGATGGGGTTGTAATCGCAAATAATAGCCATGTTGTTAAAAATGTAGAACCATATATTTTAGTGGGTGGGAATCCAGCAAAATTAATCAACTATAGATTTTCACAAGAACAAATAGAAAAACTATTAAAAATTAAATGGTGGTATTGGGATGATAATAAAATAAACAAATTTACACCATTATTATGTAATAATAATATTGATGAATTTATAAAATCGGCGTTTGAAATGTAAAAAGGTGTAAAATAATTCTGCTGCTTAAAATGATAAAATTTGTAACATCAACTATAAAACACTTACAACCTGAGCCACCGGAGCAAGGCTTGGTACAAATGTCGATACGACCGGAAGCACCTTCTTTATAACGGGTAAACTTTTCTTAATTGCAGGAACGACCTTTTTTTTAATAAAGTTTTTCTGGTCAGGGGCGCATTGAGAGAAATCAGCTGGTGAAGAGGATGATGAGAAATCCATGGTGTGTATTTATATATTTATATATATATTTTATTTCATTTATTTAACTTATTTCATTTATTTAACTTATTTCATTTATTTCATTTATTTAACTATCGTATTACTCCACGCCTGCACTCGGCTTTAGTCTTTGCAACAGCATCATTCACTGCACGATTTAATTCGGCTTGAGTAATTGTTGAACAACTTTTTATTTTCCATGCAATATCACCATACGCTTTAGAATCGCTTCGGTCGGCGTATGCGTTGCTCTCGGCGTATCCTACCAAGTCATCGGATGTTACATTCAGTCCGCCAATCATAGGTTCATGCATGTGATGGATCTGCAGCGTTTGGTGTGTTGACACAATTGCGCCGCATAAAATAATTGCCAGTAAAATTGCAACTATCCAAGCGGTGCGAGTATTCATTTTATACTTTTTTTTTATTTGTCTATATAATATTTAATTATATATTATAGTTGTAGTTGTATCTCAATCAAAAAATGGCAAGTTCAGCATCATCATCTCCGCCGCAGCAACCCCAGAAGGAATTAAAGTTTCCAACATTTATGACGGGAATTTGGACTACCGTTGTTACAATAGTTGTTGGAATAGTATTGGGTCTTATTTCGGTATTTATTTTGATGGCAATTCATGATGCTGAAAACACCCCAAAAATATTTATGGTGGTCGGAATCATTGTAGCGATTATATTTATATTAAGCATCAAACAGCGGCCTCCCGCATTTGGATATTCGGTTTTGTCGATTGTTTTATTGATGGGGGCAATGGCGTTTGGGTTTATTTTACCGTATGATATGATTTTTCGAATAGCAGCAGGAGGGTGTGCGCTTGCTGCCGGATTAATAAAAATATTCTTTTATTGAATACGAAACAGATTTAAAAACTTTTTATATGTAGTATTATATAAACGCTTTGAACCCCTCCCTCCTTCTCTCCTTCCCTTTTTCTCTCTCTTTCTCTCTTTCTCTTTCTTCATCAATGTCTCGCAGTATGTCTTCTTCTCGCCCCGGTTCAGGGGTACCATTTGGAGGCGCTAGCAACGGTGTCCGTGGTCCAACCTTTCAGTCCGGAGGTCATACCATCAGTTCAAATACCGGATTTTTAGCAAATCCCAGTCGCGCAGCACAGCATGCTGCAAATAACGCAGGCGCATTAACTCGGCACGAGGCAACCGCAATCGGTCTCCACCTGGCGGGCCGTCCAAGTGGCCCATTTAGCGGTCCAAGCCGAGCACTTCCTGGATTTCCACGATAAACGTGGTGATACTACAAAATTTTATTATATATAGTATTATAATATACATCATATACATAATAATATATATAATATAACATGGTAACTGAAGCAGTCTATAATGAGTGGGTAAGTTCTTTGTCGAAGCTGGTAATGGCAGCAATAAGTAATGACGAAGTAGGGTTACAAAAAATATTTGATGAGTTAATTGTTAAAATGTCCGGCGTATCCCCGGTATCCCCCGTATCTCCCAGTAAACCTTTTATCCCCCCAGAACTTACGGGAGGCCTAAAAGTAAAAAAGTATAACCGAAAAAACAGAACACTTAGACGCAGGCTGCTTCCCGGTCATGCGGTATATCGCCGCACGACCCAACAGAGAGTCTTTAGAGAAACTGTACAGTACTTCCTGGTTTTACCCTCGTTAATTTTTATAATATACATGGCGATCAACAATCCGCGTATGCCAAACGAAACTGCAAAAGATCCGCTACTTGAGTTTGCATTACTTAATTTTTTCATTCCATTTGTGGGAATGAATGGAATTGTTTTCCCGCTTTCTGAGATGATTTTGTTTCTTATCAACTTCCAAATCCCAATATCAATCATGCAGTCACTGGTGAACGTTTATAACTGGTTTGCCGATAATATAGATAGAGGAACCGTGGCCGCCAACGAAATTGTAGATGACCTGAGCGACCTTAGCGAACTAGCTGTAAGTGTATACCCAGACCGTAGATTCAGCTGGATGCGCCCCCCAAGTCAAACCCCTTCTGCGGAAAGTATGGTATCCGCTTATCGAAAAAAGAAAGCGCAACTACCATTACCAACATATGACGAACTGGTTGACAGGACGCGAGACTACCTTTTAAAAAAAAGTCTTGCATTGAATCACTCAAATCAGCGGCGCATAATGCTGTTAGCCATGACAGGAATGACCAGACGAGTTGCGTTACTGTTACTAACCCCTACATCTACATCAAGACCCGATCTCAGATTAAGCCGTCGGTTTAACCGTAACAGTCTTCAAACTACATTGCTAAGTAAAGTGAAAGGCGCCACCGCTTATAAGCTGACCCTTCCGCAGAAAAAGACGTTTTACACGGTATGTGACAGCTGTAACCGCACAGACGAATATTCCAAGGACGAAGATCCGAACGCGGTCACATTTTCAAGAGCGTGCGGCAGTTGTTCTTATGACATGTGCGATACATGCTATTCAAAATTACAAAGACGAAATCCGTATTCAAGTTCAGATACTATCTACAAAATATGTCCCAGGTGTAAGAATGATCTTTGATCCCGTTCCCGTTTTACTCGTACATGCATTCGAAAACAAGCGCCATACTCCAATCCATGTTATTCAAGTTAAGCACGCGTCCAAATTCGTCAAGTACCGTAATTCGCATTTTTTGAATGTCGACCGGACCAAAGTAGATGCGGGTTCTGAAATCCAGTTGCCCGCTTATCCCATCATCTTGTCCAATTCGATACACATTTTCAGACTGTCGAAGTTTATTCAAGTTTATTCGCGCCACCACATTCGGAGACGATACCGAATCTTTATATGCGGAAATAAAATAGTTGTTTACGTTATTATTATAATCATCTATGGCAATAAACGCGTATCTCGGCCCTTGAATGGAACATATTCCTTCTGAAATCACTGTCATAGCGGCAGTGGAAGTAGATGCTTGTGCTGCGCTTGCGGTGCCAGCCGAATTATAGGCTCCTGCTCTAAATCCTAGGTTCCACCCCAAAAACAACGGAAGCGCTGCGTTTTCGATGGTATTACCCGAACTGTCTACATTAAACGTCAACGTGAACGGACTCGGAGGAATAACGCTGTTGGAAAGCGAAATATCTTGTGCAAAAATACTACGCCCGCTTATGCGATCCACTGTAAACCGCAGCCTCAACATACCGTCGTCTCTTCCACTTGAACATGCGCGAAGTAGCGTGTTTATGGTTGTTTCGATTGTTGATAAATTTGCATCGGAACTTGAATCAATTGACGTTTCATAGTTTCCGTCGGGTAAAACAATTACGTCACTGCGTTTCCGTTGTTCTGCAGTAAGTCCCTCTGACAAATCATCCGTCCAGTCCACACGAAACGCATTATTTCCGAGCTCGGCACTGATTGCATAATACGTAATCGGCATTTCTACTGCGGCAACACGAAACCCTACCACCTTTTCAAACCGATACGGTAGAGTAAGTTGAATGTCGGTGCTTTTTGTCGATGCGTAACTTGGTCGAAATCGAGTGTCTATATTAAGTGCACGACGCACGGTACGGCGGTAAATCGGATTGATTACGCCGGAAGATGATCCGCTGAAATCTCCGGGACCGCCTCCCCCACCTGAACCAGAAGCAGGCGTTCCGGACGATGATGCTGCACCTACAGTTGAGTTATGTATTGAGCTTGGATTCTGGATTAAAAAATGCTGGCCTTGTTGAACGACGGTATTTTGCATGGTTGCAAATGCAGCCGACGCGGATTGAGGCGGTCGAACCGGGGGTAAAAACAAGTTATCATTTGGATTATATTGAGTAACTGAAACTGAATTTCCGCCACCTCCACCACCACCGCCACTGCCAGGAAGTCGCATACCGGAAACCCCTGACGCTGCCCCCCGTGTGTACGCGTTAATACGATCACTTGCCTGTTCTAAAAATGCCTTTATTTCTACTTTTAGTTCCAATGGTAATGCGGGGTCTCCCGTCAACTTTCTACAAAGCACGTCACGCTTGCGTTCAACAATTGTGGAGTCATAAATAGGAATACCTGATGAACGCCCCAGCATAAAAAAATCTTCCAGCTCATCAATTGTGTAGTTGTCAATGTTAAGATCGAAGTCCATATTTGGCAGGTTATCTGTGTTATATTATAGTGGTTTAATTTATCTATTTTATGTATTTAAATTTACGTATATTATTTTGTGGTTGTAGGTACGCGCGTATTATTTTACAGATATAGGTAGATATATAGAGTTTATAACAACTTTTAAATAATCGTTTAATGTTATAAACTAACTTTGATTGGATCGAGATTTAGATCTGGAATGGCTGTTCATTCTTCTATACTTATGTCTGGTTTTAGTTCGTTTACCTCCAGAGGTAGATGTATGGGGCGGAGAATGAGGCGAGCGTCTACGTCTACAAGACCTTGAAAAACAACCAAAATATCGTTTCCACCAAGGGACTGATGCTGGTTCTGATTCAGACGCACTTTGAGAATGAGAATGAGATAAAATATCCTTAACTATTGCTTTGGTGATTAAAAGCCTTCGCTCGGCACTATTAGTTGAAACACGCCGGGATTGAGACATTTCAAATTCCGTGGTATGTTATATATATTTATGTTTTATAAAAAATATTGATGACTACAGTTTATAAGTTATTTAGTTTTAGTTTTAACTTTAACCGAGTCTAGTATTATTTTTACTCGGACCAGTCTAGAATTTCTCCCATATCCAAGTGTTTATTGTATATCGCGATTGTTGTTCTCCTACGCTTGTTACTGAATGTGGATGGGTCCAATATGGCGGAAACATTATAGCTTCTCCCCTTTGAACTCGAAATTTGACGCCGTGGTTTGGAAAACAAAATACACCTCCGTCATAATCATCATTCAACACAATGATTAAAGATAAACACCTTACATAATCTTTTGATCCTTTATATTTAGATGTAATTCCATCTGTATGTAATTTTGTTTTTCCAATTATTTTACGTAATGTGTATCCATCATCATGCATGCCCTTAAATAAACATTGTATATCCCTTAACCTTACAAGTAACTTACCGACTGCATTGAATATAAACTTGTCTATAATAGTTGAATAAGGTATGTTCATAGTTCTCATTTCATCTAATACAATAAATTTACATTCTACGTTATTACCATATTCAATTGGTTTTTCTGTTAATAATCTTGAATTATTTTCAATATAGCTGATTAAAAAATCGCACTGCTGATTTGTAAAAATGTTGGCAGCCGTATATATACAACTACCCTTTTCACCGCGTTCTTGAAGTTCAATGATACGCGGTATCTCATTAAACGATATCGATAATTGCCCTATATTTTGTAATGCAAGTGGATAATGACTCTTATAGGTTCCAACTGACGTATCGCTGGTAAGTTCATCCACTTTTTCTGCTGGGAGTAAGTATCCGAATGATAATGATATTCTTGGTACGTCACTAGTATTTGGATCAGACCAATGTTCATCTATACCAGACCGACATAAAACGTAAGAACCGTTAACTGTCTCGACTACAACACCATTGTAATATGTTGTACCAGTATTATTCGGAGGAGTATTTATAAAAACATTAAATCTTACATGAAATAAATTATTTTCAAAATCATTTGGGTCAGTATGACAATGAATAACCCCGTTTAATGGAACAACTGCAAGAAAGTCTTTTACGTATAGTTCTGACTTAAATGATGACAAATTTTCTCGACATTCAATTCGTTTTTTTATATCAAAAACAAGCGGGATTACATCTTTATTGTCATGGTATAACTTTAATTCAAATCTATTGTCGACCAGTGGTCGTAATTTACCATCTGCATATAGTTTACTTGCCCAGTCATTAAGCTCGCGACACTCGTCCGTACTCATAATATGACCTCGATTATACATTTTTTTGGTACTGGTACTATCAATACCACTTGAAACACTGCAATCATAATCATCGTATACAAATGGCATATAGTCAAATTTATCCATATTAGTCATTTGTAGATAATTACATGATACAGTAAGCATTATATTTAAATATTATTAACTATGCATTCATCTGATGAAAGATATATCATAAATTTTCGATAACTTTAAGTTTCCAAGTAATTGAAATTCTAAGACCCTTGTTGTATCGGTTGAACGCAAGCCCCTTGTGAAAAATATTGGAAGGAAAAAATAATCCTTTATTGTATGTCGGTTCAATCATACAAACAGAACATACCTTATTCGACCTGTTAGGTGTTTTAAAAACAAATTCTCCTCCGATACTATCGGCCGTTTCACTTGTGATCTGTTTGTTTATGTAAACACAAAATGTATAGTATCCATCATCGACAGCATCTTGGTGATACGTCCCGTCCTGACCAAACGTTTGACCATTTGCATAAACACGTTCAAGTTTAAACAGTTTACCTGTTTTATATTGAATTTTTGAAAATAGATGCGTATTGAAAAATTCATCATCGTCAAGGACCATCATCCAAAAAGGTGTTGATATTGGAGACGACATAGAAATTTGGCCAAATGACCATTTAGGCCGTGATGTTGCGTTTTTACATTTTTCTAACTCTTCATATGTTAGAAAGTCATCAAATATTTTAATTTGGTCTTCTTCTGTCATTGCTTTTATACTAAATATAAAATTTTATTTTTAAGTTGAAATGCGCATAATAAATGCAAGGGCATAATATGGAGGTAAATTTCTATTAGTTCCATTAGTTACAGAACCGTCTGAACTAATTACATGCTTATGATCACTATCGTCCGATGTCACTTTTACCTGATGATTATGGTCCAAGGAGATTGCAAAGTTATATGGGGTTCGTGCTCCTCCCCTCGTAGGCTCGTGCCAATCACCACCGCTGCCATACCTTCCGGGCTGTTCCCAGTAACCGGCTTGTTTTTCTTGTACACCATGAGTATGTCCACCATCATTTGCGTTTGAATTTGTATAACCACTATGGTTATGTGATATAAGATGAGAATCCTTATCTCCTCCGCTTTTTTTGAAAGTTCCTTCTACTGTAGTCTTAGATACTGCATTTTCATCACTATGTGCCCCTATAACAAACTTATCTCGTAAATCAGGAGTCGAATTTAACCCATTACATAATGCCCACATAGAAGGTATGCTTGCAACTGAGCCACTCCACATAATAATACTTCCAATCGGGATTACACTATCTACATATCCCTTAGTAGCCCCATGTCCTGAAGCTGTTGGCGTACCTAGACTTTGAATCGTATAGTTATTCATAGTTAGTGGTCCATTCATACTAATGGCGTTTGCTGTAAGTGACGTTGATGAAAGTGACGTTGCTGAAAATGACGTTGCTGAAAGTGTATCTATATGTGCAGTTCCGCTCACATGAAACTTGTACGAAGGAGACCTTGTACCGATACCTACGTTACCGTCAGATTTTATTGTTAAACGATAAGTGTCATTTGTACCAAATTCTAAATCTTGCGAAGTTGTTGTTTTTACAAATGCTTCATTGCTTCCGCTCTTAGCACCTAAAGTCAACTGATTACTACCTCCCAAAAGTCTAATTTTAGCATTAGTTGTATCATATAAGTCAAGTCTGCTACTGTCTCCTAATGACGATTGAGAAATATTTCCAATAAGTATACCCATACTACTTTTAATCATCCCGTTTGTTCCATTCACCTCAAAACTCAGGTTTGTTGTTTCTGATCCGGATGCATTACTAAACGTCGAGTTGTACATTCTGAAAAACCGGCTATCATCAATACATACATTACTCGTAAAAAGTGCAGTTCCGTTGTTTCGGAAAAATGTCAAGTTGGGACTACTAAATGACGTGTCATTCTTAGTACATGCAAGCGTAAACGTGGATACGGATCCCGAATCCGACTCGGTGTACGCAATTCGAAATCCTCTAATGATTTCGCCAATCGAAGCTGCCCGTTGTAAACTGACTCCAGCGCGTCCTACTGCAATAATCGTGTTTCCATTTACACTTGTAGGGGATGTAATAAATGTCCTGACATAATTAGTTGAACCCGCATCGCCTCCTCCGCCCAATACAACTTGATTTCCGACGGTACTTTCAATGTGCAAGTTCGTGGTTGGAAACCCCTTTATTCCATTAGCATCTGCATATCCTAATCCAACATTTCCGCTAATGTCTAACACTAAATTTGGTTTTTCTGTCGGCGATTTTATATTTCTCAGTCCTACAATACTGGACTTTGGTTCCGTGGTAGACGTATTTACAAGGTTAACTACTGCCAATCCATTACCAGTAAGTGGACTAACCGTTTCATCGCCGGATTCTGTAAAAGTGGAGTACGGATGTATAGGAGGCACTATTTCCCATGAATAGCCTTGGTTGGCCGTATCCGTTCTAACCCACCCCATAGCCCTTGGTGCCGCGCCTACGTTGTTCAATCTTTCAATTTGAATACCTGAACCTTTATGCGTTGATGATAATGCAGTAGCTCCCTTGTTCAGGGTAATTAAACAATCAGACACATCCAAGTTTGTTGTATTAATGTAGGTAAGAGATCCAGCAACATTCACTTGATCTCCCGGCCCGCCGATATTTATTGTGCTTTTTCCGCCGTTGGTGGAAGTGCCGATATTTATAACCCCTGTACTCATGCCTGTACCAAGGTTAACCGTTCCAATTGAAATACCGGTCCCTAAATTCAAGTCTCCACTCATACTAAGCCCGACATTAATGGTTCCAGTCGTTTTCGTACCAATGTCAATTGTCGACGGCACGCTGTTGGTTCCGCTACCAATACTAATTGCAGAAATTTGCGACCCGTTTCCAATATTCACAAATGACGATTGTGCTCCAATATTGATCGTTCCACTCATGTCCGAATCCATGTTTACAGTTTGACCGGTCATGTTCATTCCCTTTAAAAATCGAACTGATCCCATAAACGCAATTTCGTCGTCTTTTATTTTCATCATTGCGCCGGTATTCCCATACGTGCTTGTACCACGATGCCCCGAAATCCATATTGGATATTCGTTATTATTATTCACGCGCGTGCTCAACATATAGCTACTACTAGAATTGTATACCGGCTCAGATATGTCAAAAATTGTTTCCGTTACGCCGTTGGTATTTCCGTCAGCCGCTGCGAATAAAAATCGGTCTGAATTCAAATTAAAGCGTGTTCCCTTCTGAAGAATTTCCATAACATTATACGCCGGTCCGCTATTTCTACGAGACAAACGATATGCGTATGACGCGTCGGGGCCTAGCGCTAACACTCCGGTTGAAGTTGATTGAAGACCGTATGTTGTTTGGAATCCAAAGTTCACTTCGGCGGATGTAGTTGGTTTTGTAACAGTTCCCACGCCAGATCCGGTATGTTTCAGCCCCACTGTCAAAAACCCATTTGTGTAATTTGTCGCTCCATACGCACCAGTGTTCAAATAAACTGGCGCTACTGTCGTGTCAATTGAATTATTAACATCAACCCGGTGAGGCGTAATGATAGACCCTTGTGGCGAGTCCTTCATGACAATGTTCGGAATTTGCATCGTTCCGTTATTGTCACTGGCATCAAATAAAAAATATTGTGTTCCGGCAAGAACTTCGGTAACCGGATGTTTATATTGAATGGCCTGTTTAGGGCCAGCCGCAGAGCCAGTCGGACCTTGAATTCCTGGAGCTCCTCGGTCTCCTGTATTTCCAGCTATCCCTTGAGGTCCAGCACTTCCAGTCATGCCTCTTGGACCGCTTGGTCCAGTGTTTCCTTGTTCGCCTTGCAAACCAGGCGCACCTTGAATACCGGCCGCGCCGAACGTGGTTCTTACATAAGAGTACGTTGATGCATATGACAGTCCGGTTGCTGGATCCGTGTATCCACCGTTTGTGTTTTGAAAATATAGTTTGCAGTAGTGGGTTTTATCCGTATCCAAATTTGTGGCATAAATTTGAACTTGCAAATATGTTGTGGGATCACTTACATCAGTGAAAGGCACATTAAGAGCCATTTGGTAGAGCGCGATTCCGTTAGAGTTAAGTCTAGCCCCCGTACTTACGGTCCCTACGCTGAGTACATTGGGTGGAAGATTTTCTGGCGGCATCTTAGTTCCAGATACGTCAAGAATAAATGATGTGGCCAGCGCCCGTGTTGTTCCGGTGACTCTAAACACTTTGAACTTTAGTTCAATGTTTTGAATGTCAGCAGAAGTTACCGGTTTTGCAAACAAGTTTAGAGTCCATACTTCACCTCCTGGTATGGAGGTTTGTGCTTGTGTGATATTGAACCTAGAGTTCCAGAAAAAAACCAAGGGTTTCGTCTCGTTTGCAGAGATTGTAAAATCCATTACGCGGGTACTAAAATTTACATTGGTGGTGGACATTAAGAAACTGTCTGGAATACCCGTATCCGTGATCGAATCACCGTCCGGGTTTAAATATACCAGCAACCCGCTTGATCCTTGGATCCCTTGTGCCCCTCTTTCACCAGTTGGGCCAATATCTCCTTGAGGACCTGCCGCGCCAGTTTGCCCAGTAGGTCCGGGCGGTCCGCCTGGTCCAGTATCGCCTTTTCCAGCATATGCGCCATCTTTTCCGGTGGGGCCGGCTTCGCCCGGTATACCTCTAGGTCCGATTGTTCCTGCTGGGCCGGTAGGACCACTTGGGCCAGCTACACCAGCCGGACCTCTAGGTCCTTCTGGCCCGGTAATTATCTGTTGAGAAGCTTCACCACTTCCCGACGAACGTCCTGCAAGTACGTCGTCAACATATTTTTTGGTTGCGACATCCTGTTGCCCACTTGGGTCACATACATTAATAATTCTATTTTTTATTGTTAACGCTCGAGTGTTGTTGGATGCATCCTCCCACTCTCCCAGATCAAGTTGTCCGCCTATAGTGTGCGTAACTGACGCGTTGTCGACTGTAGCATCAGGCGCGCGAATATAGTTGAACTTTGATCGCCTAGAAAACGATCCCACTTTTTTCCACGATGACATTTTTACCGTAAATTGTTAAATAATATACTAATTATTTTTATTAGTTTTACAATAATGGTAATTTAATATTTGTTTCTATTAGTATTTGATTTAAGAAACGTATAACTATGTATTTATATTTTTATTCATAGATCATAAAAAAATGATTTATAATCTATGATTGAAATGATTGATTGAAATATTTATTAAACCATTCTTTGATTTTCACACATAATTGACCACAACTTTACGCCAAACCTCGTAACTAGTGTAGACCAGTCCATACTACCTCCCAGTATTACGCTTCCATATCTCATGCTTGTTTCAATGAACTCGTCGCTGTTATCATTGCACTCTTCACGCCACGAGTGATATTCACTTAGTATTTGTCGATGAATTGCATTTACAGTCCATCGAAATGCATCACTGGTCATAATTCGCCATTCTCTTCCTTGTCCGCATTCTTCTTCTGCTTCTTCGGTATATTCGCCGCTGCACTGATCTCTTGAGAATGATAAGCTATCATAAGTAAAGAACCGTCCATTTTTATGGGGATCAGCATATATTGGAACACGTGAGGCATTGTTTGAGTTCACAATTACCCACTCTTTCATAAAGAGTTTACACATTGCATCAATCAAGTTCGGAGTTCGAAAAATACATTCGGTCAATGTTTCGCGGCTAATGCGCGTAACAACCCCGTTTGTAATCCAGCTACAAAATGTACGTTTTGGGTAAGGTCCTTTGTTCATTAACTCCAACTGTGTCTCCGGTTTGGGCTTTCGAATATACGCCAGTTGTTCTAAATGAGACACTTTTGCTTGAAGCTGAATTACTGTTTGAGCAAGATGTTGAACGACGGCGTAAAGTTGTCCCGTGCTTGGAGCCTGAGTTGAAATATCTTCTTTATCGCTAAACAAATTTGAATTAATATTGCTCTCTTGTATCGTTTTTGAGTTGATGAGTGAACATATTGCGACATGTCGATTATAGTTGGTAACTTGTTTATATTTTCGCTTACACTGCTCACATTGGAATTGCATGTTGTTGTTAAATTCGAATTCGACGTCACTGAGGTTCTTGTTTTTATATACTATATAGTAAATGACGTATGGTCAATTTTATATAAAAACACAAAAAAATATAAATAGTCTATAATAGTCTCAAATAATCTATAATCTATAAAATTGACTCACAAGTTACACTTACTGTTTGTCAAACCACAAAGATCTGTATATTTATCGTTTATTCGATCGCTCACTCTAACTCGCAAATATGAATATTGCCGACGAATCATCCACTACTCCTACTCGACTTAAGTTATTGAACCCGCATGAAAGAGATAAACGAATTGTGTTTCATCCAGGCCCGCATGTTTACACGGTTGACAATCATGATGCTCCGGATAAATCGGAGTATACGTCGGTTACGACATGGGTGCATTCACATTTCAAGGCGTTCGATAGCGATGCGACAATTGATAAAATGATGGCATCACCGTATTGGCCTAAAGCCGAACGGTATAAAAAGTATGCTGGAAAAACAAAGGATGAAATTAAATCAGAATGGGAAGCGAACCGCGAAACAGCAGCACAAGAAGGTACTCGCATGCATGCGGCGATTGAACTGTATTACAATGATGGAATCGACGCACTGGACTTGCCCTATGAATGTAAACGAGAAATTTTATATTTCAAACGATTCGATTCCACATTCAGAGACCTACTTCGACCGTATCGCACAGAATGGACTGTATTTCATGAAGAGTTTAAACTTTCTGGAACCATCGATATGGTGTTTGAGAACGTTGATCCGGTAACTGGTAAACCCGACGGTACATTTAGTATATATGACTGGAAACGGTGCAAGGAAATCGTACAAAATAACGCATTTAACCAGTGGGCATTGACACCAGGAATGGAAACTGTACCTGATACCAACTATTGGCACTACAGCCTTCAGTTGAATGTCTACAAGCTAATTCTAACTACAAAATATAAAATGACGATCACTGGAATGTATATTGTCTGTCTTCATCCGGACAATCCCAATCGAGACTACTTGAGGTTTGAAATAGGCGACATACAGCCACTGTTGTTGAAAGTGCTCAATCAATGAACCTGCAAACAAACTCCGCGATATACTTATATGTAAATTATTTAAATGCTAAATATCTCTCATTTGTAACATATTTAACTTTTAATTTTTAATCTACTCATTTCATTTTTACTTTTTACTTTTTACTTTTTACTTGTTTTATTTATTCTGACGGTCTGATGGATATTTACATATTACCGCCTGAAACCGATAAATGGACTCACGCTGTAGATAAGGTTACCCCGCCTATCCGAACTGCGTATGTAAATTACAAAGAACGCGAACATTACTATCGCGAATGTCCCTACATAACCGGCGAGTATATTGTTTATCGACCAGACAACGATCCATACCTAGGTACATACATTGCTCGTGTTGATGACATTGATCCTACTGCATTAGGGGATGGGCCTGATTCCGGAGTTGGGCCAGGCGACCATTTACGAGTTAGGCAAGAAATACACGACCGATTAACAACAAAAATGCCAATCATTGATATGTATGACATATACGCATTCATTATAGACCAGGCGTCGTCGCAAACGCGTCCAAACTGGATGGCGTGTAGAGAATATCAGGCGTGGGCATTTCGAGATTTTATGTATGATAAAAATAAAAGCATTAAAAAGTCATACATGTCTCCGTATTCTTCCTATCTCTCGTTTACAAATAACATTCTTTCGAATCAGATTGTTACAATCGATTTGCCCAGTTTACCTCCGAATATTGTATTCAACGTGGCTCGAAACCTAAACAACAGTATTTTTTTTGAGAGAAACGATTCGCAAAGATCGCGCGTCAGAATGTGTGACAATGAGTTTGCAAGAGCAGGGTATCTTGGATACTACACTAGACTTACAATGGACGTCGGACTAATTGTAATCCCGCCGGGCGTACAGTCATACAACACCAACAATAACAATGATGAACCATCAACGCCATTTTTATCTACAAGTCATTTGTCAGCAGTTGAATCGACTGATAACGAAACAGAACAGTGTATATTGTGCAATATGCATCGAATAAACGTTAAATTTTCTCCATGTGAACATACAGTTTGTTGTTCTGAATGTTACTATAAAATGCTAAAAAACAGTTGTCCAATTTGCAGAACTCCAATTACCCGTCTCCTTCATCCATAACTTCTCTCATCTTGTATGTTATGTCTTGTCGGGTTTACAAATACCAAGGCAGTTTCCTATTTCTTCGAATCGAGTTGCATATTTTTTAATTGTGGCTGCGTCATCGGCACTATAAGGCCCGCTATTAATATGTTTCATAAGGTTATTCATTTTACAGTCTGTTTCTTTTTTTGAAGCCATATCTGAAAATTGCTGCCGTATTTTCTGTTCGTCCGGTTTCGAACGCATCGTTGATGTGAATTTGGTCAATAATGAAAACATGAAGAACTGGTCCATTGACTTTTTAAGCTCTGGATATTTATCGAGAGAAATATTTAAACCCTTTCCTTCTGCTGGTTTCATGTTACTTATTAACGGATCTTGTGAAAGTTCATCTGCTAGTTTGATAATATCTTTGGGCTCGCAACCATTTGTCGCTCCCTCGATCAAAGTTTCACCTCCTCCGAAACGAAACACTTCGTGGGACTGGTTTCGAATATAATACACTGCTGTAACGCATATAACACAAACTGTAAATATTGCTGCAACAAACAATATAGTCTGATTTTTTTGTTGTACAATGCAATCCTTGGTACAAATCGACCTTGCTGTAATCTTTAGTAAGCTAATTACCTTATTCATTCAATACCCTTTTTCCTCTAGTTTATACTCTTATTAATATGGAATAACATTTTATTTGCCATATTAATTTTATTTTTGTGTAATATTTTATTTTTTTGTGTTAAAATCTCTCAAATTTGACGCAGTTGTTTCCATTACACAACCCCTGTTCTGTTTCACATTATCGAAATAACATGCTTCTGGATGTATATCCGCGTATGAAAACGTGCGAGTGTCTCCGTTATCTTGTTCAACAGTATACGTTATAACTTTTTCGTTTTTATTACTTGTTTCGACGTTTTTAATTGTAAACCGGTAAGGTTCAACGAATGTCCCTATTGGCAAAGTAAACCCCGATTTTGAATATATTTGAAACCTGAGGTCTTGATTAAGCCCGTGATCTTGCGTATTTGCGGCTTCAAGTTTAAATATTGTTTTTTTGAATCTCTCGATTTGAGAGATATAGAGTAGCATTTTATGAAGAAGTCCGTGCCCTCGATATGCATCCGAAACACATACGGTATGAATATACATACAATCGTCGTTGGTATTCGTGTTTATCGATTTGATTGGTGCCGGCGCAATTGTTGGTACGCTCCCAGGTATTTGGCACGTTTTTTTAAGAAATAAAGCGGAAATGATTTTTTTACCGAGCTTTGAAAATATACAATAGTTTGCACCGTCAATATGTGTTATACTAGAGTCACCGAACGCCTCTTTAATCAAGAGGTCGATCTGATGTGAATCGTAAGAATCAAGATCTGCAACGTGTTTCATTTTTACAACGACGTCATTTGATTTACGTCGCGCGCTAACTGTTGTTGCGTTTGAATGATGACTGTATCGATTTCTTTTTCGAATTGTTCCTCCACTTGAACCTTTCAGTGCATGCTTTCTATATTTACCACGCCTTGTGCTATGTTTCTTAATTCCTTTTCTATTGCCAAGGCGTATACTAGTTACGTTGCGAAACATGGCTACCTGTTACTTACTTTATTATATAATGTGTTATTATTTTATTTTTCATATCGGGTCGGGGGTTTATTCGTCGCCGGGCGACAGCGATTTATTTTTATGAAGTTTTCGATGCGATGCTAAGCTTCTCTTGTTTGTAAACGAGAGATTGCATATATCACATACAAATTGTTGATTCTGGATGGATGCATACTTGTCATTTAAAAACGCTGACAAGTCCGGCAGTCTCAATTCGTCCACTTGTGAAAGTAGTTTTTTATGAGATTCTCTCATTGCACACAGAAGCGTTTCCTTTTGGGCCATAAAAAATTGAAACTGTTCATTTATGCGATCAAGAACGTCCTTTCGAATTGTTATACCAGATTGTTCTTCATGTGAAGCTATTGTTTCAAGTTTTGCAGTAAGGTTGTCGATCACGTCTACTGCCATCTTTATTTTTTCAGGAGAATAGTCAACATTATGCAGATAGATAAGTACATTAGTGTCATGAACCTCAATAAATCCGTTTGGTTTAGATGCGATTCCTGAAAATTGAGACATCATAACACCACTACACTGAATATCAGTAACGTCTCTTAAAAATTTTTTTACTTCGTCCAAGTTTACATTTCTCTCATAATTTTTATTTTCGAACATTATTGTTGGTCGATCGTCTCGCTTCATGATAAAATCGCCTGATGCTTTTGTAGCCGTTGTGTTTGCGATGTCGGCTGTAGGATATAACTTATTTAACACCGTTTCTAACATATTTTCAGAGCACTGGCCCTTGAATTGAGATGAAGAACGGTATTTGCCCAAAAACTCGCCTAATTCCGAAAAGAGTTTATCGGATGCGGCTTGGCCTACCGCGGCAGATTCTTTAATTCCGGCAATGTGAGAAATGATTTGATCCTGATTGGCGGAAATGTACGAAAACAGTGGCTGCTGCTGTTTTACGAGTCTATTTTCTAATGCATCAAGTATTCCGCGGTCGTGCGTTTCGTCTTTCCCCTTCGTGGCGTCAAGTAATGATCGCAAGTCCTGTTGGAGAGAATGCTGGACCTCGTTAAGCAACTGTTGTATTCGCCGGTTGCTTTCGTCGTTCATTTTGGGAATACTGTTGTTTATTCTCTCGATAAAAGCATCCGTGTTTCTGTTTAGCAGCTGAGTTACCTTGTCTGTATTTTCGCTCGATGCCATTCCTATGACTAGTTTTGTAGTTTCAACGAATGACTTGTTGCTATCGTGAAGTTTTAATGCCAGGGTATCTCCAAGGCTTGCAACCCCGCTGTTAATCTCTCGAACGCATGCTAATATTTCAGCCGTAGCGGTTGCTGCGCTTACTTTGCTTATATCGTTATGCATTTGTTCGATTAGATCAAGCAATACCAAATTCATTGACTCGAAGCTTATATGCGGGTTTGCTGTATAAAAGTCATACACTCTTTTATTACTTAGCGTTAACGTTGGTTGATGGGAAGGCAATTGAGATGGCTTCATTTTTGGTAGACAAATGCTTTGAATTGTATAATAAATGTGGTTACTAAATACACCTAGATATAGTTCCTTTAAGTATATAATGTAATATATTCAAAATTTGATTTGATTTTGAATTCAAAATTTGAAATTATTCAAAATT